CCCACCCAAGGTTGATCGCCAGGTTGCGCAGGCTTAAGTTGGTCTGGTTTATGGGGATTTGAATCACGAATTGGTTGCCCTGGAGGGCGCCATAAATCGGAATCACGCCGTAAATTGTGCCTGTTGCGATCCAGTTGACAGGTGCGCTGCCGGCCACGGCGGCGCCGGCGGCACCACCCGCGTAGCCCGTGTAGTTGTAGACACCATCGACGGTGCCGCCCGCATCACCGGGCTGACCCCATGTGCCACCCTTGCCGCCTGGTGACGATGCGCGGCCACCCCAGCCCCAGTTCTGGGACGCTCCTGGGGTCTCGAAAATGCCGTCGCCCGTTGCATCAACCGATGGCGCGCCTTGTGTATTGGGGCCACCGCCACCACCGGCCGCAGCCAGCGTGCTCGACGCACCGCCCGACCCAGGTGTGGACCGGTTCAATCCGTTCCAGACCCAGTAAGCGCCAGCGCCACCACCACCGCCCCCACCTGCAATCGTGCCGGTGTTGTTGATGGTCACTGCTGTGAAGGCGCCGATTGCGGGACCGCCTGGATTGCCTACGGCCATTATGTTGCCGCCAGCGCCGCCCATGCCGACGATGAAGCCGCTGTTATTGAGCTGCACGCCATTCGGAAACGAGCCGCTGACGGTGAGTGCGTAGGCGCCTGTCGATGTTGACGTGATGACGCCTGTATTGGTGGCGATCACCTTGCTGGTTTGGTTCCAGCCTGCGTTGATCGCGGCCGTGCGCAGATCGACGTTGGTGCCGCCGGCGAACGAGAAGACGAACTGGCTGGACTTGCCGCGTCCGCTCGACATGCCGATCAAGCCGCTGGCCACGCCAAAGAGTTCACGCACCGCCGCCTCGTTCATGCTGATCGTGGCCGTCGCCGAGCGGGCCAACTCGACGTTGACCTGGGACAGCGAGATTGAGCCCGAAGCTGGAAGTGTCATGCGGCACCCTTGAGCGCGGTGACTTCAGCTTTCAGTGCAACAAGCTCCCGTGCCAGTGCGACGCAAGCAGCCAAGGCGGCATTTCCGTAAGCGACCGAGAGAATGCCGCTCTCATCTTGCTGAACCGCATTGGGCATGACCGTGCTCAGGCTTTGAGCGCCGACACCCACCTGGGTTGCGCCAATGTCGGTCCGGTCGTAGACGCCCATCTTCACGGTGGCGAGTTTTGCCACGAAGTCATCAACCAGACCACGCCAGTTGGACTTCAGGTTTTCGTCCGAATACGCGGTCACGTTGCCGCTGGCCGTGATGTCGCCAATGACGTTCAGCGTGCCTGCCGTTGTTGTGGCGCCCGTGGTATCGACTGACAGAAGAGTCTTAACCCAAGTGCCGCCGCCATCCGTTTGAACCAGCGCGACGCGGTTGTCGGACGTGATGGAGAGGGCATAAGCAACGGTGCCCGACTTGTGGAGCTCGTACATCGAGTCGTTGCTCGTTGTCGTGATCCTCATGCCGACTCGAGCAGTGGAGGTGATCGTCGAGGCGGTATTGACTGCGGCTGCCGTGGTGGCTGTCGCCGCGTTGCCGGTGACGTTGATGCTCCAGGTGCCCGAGGCGTTGGTGCCGGTGGTCGAAGGGGCTCCGACCGAGTTGTAGCTGATCGTGACGGCGGCCGAACCGTTGAAGGTCGAGCCCGAGGCGGCGCCTGCGCCACCGTTGTTGAAGGTCAGTGCGGCCGTCGTGTTGGCCGTGACTGTGATGTTGGCGCTGCCGTTAAAGGAGACACCGTTGATGGTTCGAGCCGTTTGCAGCGTGGTCGCCGTCGCGGCATTGCCCGTCCAGCCGGCGGACGAAAACTGGCCCACCGTCGCCGCATTGCATCGGACGTTCATGATGCCGTCGGACGCCCAGGTCATGCCTGTGTCCTTGGCGCCATCGTCGTTGAACATGAAGCCGCCGGCGGCCAGGTATATCACCGTGCCGAAGGTCTTGTTGCTGAGTGTCTGGGTCGAGTCGGTGTTGACTTGAACTTTGCTGCCGGTGGCGGTGCCGAGAATCAGCAGATCGTCATCGATGTCCCATTCGAGGCGCCCTTCGGCGGTCGGGGCGGCGGTGGTGGACTGAACCAACGTGATCGCGGTGCCTGAAATTGCACCACCCGTGATGGCCACGGCGTTCGCCGCTTGAGTGCCCATTGAGGCGATGCCCAGGTTTGTGCGTGCGGTTGCTGCGTCTGCGGCGCCCGTGCCGCCGTAGGCGACAGCGATGGCCGTGCCGTTCCAGACCGAGCCGGAGCCCATCGTCTTGCTGGTGAGCGTCTGGGTGTTGTCGGTGTTGACGACCGTCTTGGTGGCCGCACCCGTGCCGATCTTGATCACATCGTCGTCGGTGTCCCACTCCATCACACCCTCGCTCGTCGGGGCGGCGGTGGTGGATTGCTTCAGAGTCAGCGTGACGTTGCCGATGCTGCCGCCGGTGATGGCGACGGCGCCCGCGCCTTGTGTGGCCATCGTGCCGAGCGCGGCTGTCGAGACGCCGGTGATCAGACCCTTGGCGTTCACGGTCAGGATCGGAATGGCCGAAGTCGAGCCGAAGGTGCCCACGTTGCTGTTGACGGTGGGCAGGGTGGCGGCGATCGACAGGTTGGCCGAGCCGGTCCAGGCGGCCGAAGTGGCGGTCACATCACCCGTGAGCGAGACCGTGCGGCCGGTTGACCAGGCGTTGGCGGTCGCCACGTTGATGGCGTAGGTCGAAGCGAGGTCCGCCCATGCCGTGCCGTTGAACTTCTCCCACTTCGCACTTGCCGAGACCCAGCGAATCGTGCCGGTCGGCACGTTGGTGGCGGTCGTGAGAGCCGGGTCGAGCCCGAGGGCGAGGTCGTCCAGCCGAGCATCCAGCTCGGCGGTGTAGTTCACGTAGGTGGACGCGGTCGTCGGGAGTTGCCAGTTTGCCATTTGAAATCTCTTTGATGGGCGATGTTACGTCACGAATGACTTACGGTCAATAGCCCTTGGCCGACCACGAGAAGCTGCCGCTCACTCGCGCGCCAGCCGCGTCGTAGAGCATCACCTTGAAGCCCGCTGCGTTGGGCACGTCCACGAAATCGTAGAGCGCATAGCGAGCGGTAGAGCCTAGGGCAATCGACAGCTCGACCGCCACGATGTCGATGAAGGGCGAACCGAATCGGATCAGGGTGCCCGCACCATCAGGCACACGCACGCCGGAGGCGTTGTTCGGGTTGGCGTTGGTGATCGTCACGCCGTTGATCACGGCGCTGGTGCCGGTCACTGCATCGGTGGCGCCTGCGACGGCCATGCCAGCCTCGTTGCGCACCTTGGCGTCGAGCTTCACGTTCAGCTTGGTGAGACGGTACAGGGACAGGTTGTCGCCCGAGACCGTGAAGCGGACCTTGACGAACTGGAAGTTGTTGACGAACACCGACGAGATGCCGTTGTAGTCGGTCCAGGCGTCGCCTGCGTTCAGCTTGACGCTGATGTTGATCGTCACGGTGGGCGAGCCCGCCACGACGTTGCCGGTCGGTGTGACCGTGATCTTGGTGCCGCCGATCGGCGTGCCGTAGTCGATGACCTCTTCATAGAAGCCGGGGCTGTTGGCGGGCTGGATGAAGACGGGGTAGCCGGCTGCGATCTGGGCGGCCGGAGTCGTCCACGAGCGGCTCGTGAAGTGCTGCTCGAAGGTCTCCGTGGTGTTGACCGGCAGGATGTAGCTGCCGTCGGTGTCGAGCACCATGTTGGACTTGGTGCCGGCGAACGTCAGGTCGTTGTTGGCCTTGAGCGAGTAGTCGGGCGGCTGGCTGACGCTGGTCGTCACCTCGCCAGGTGTGCCCACGTTGCCCGCGCTGTCGATACCGGCCACCCAGTAGGTGTAGGTGCCCGCCACGGTCTCGAAGACGGTGGTGAACCCACCGGCTTTCTGGCCGATCGACGTGGCGGTGGCCCAGGTGGCACCTCGACGCAGCTCGTTGGAGACCACGGGCAGCGTGCCGGTGGGCTGAGTCCAGTAGAGCAGCACGTTGTTGTCCACGACCTGCTGAGTGATGTTGGGCTTGGACGGTGCGGAGATGTTGAGTGCGGCCGAACCGGCTGCGCCGACATTGCCGTTCACGTCGATGGCAGCCACCCACCACGTCCGCGAGCCGAGCCACTGGGCCTTGGTCGAGATGGTGGTGCCCTTGACGCGCCCCAGCACCGTGCCGGCTGCCCAGGAGCTGCCGTAGCGGATTTCGTATTCATCGATCGGGAGCGTTGCGGCAGGGTCCGTCCAGGTGAGCTTGAACTCATCGAGCACGAAGGTGCCGCTCACGGTCGGCGCCACTGGCGCGGTGATCGACACCAGCGTGGAGCCGGCCGTGCCCACGTTGCCGTTCACGTCTCGTGCGGCGATCCAGTAGGTCCGGTTGCCCAGCCACTCCACTGGTGCGCGGTAGGTGGTGGACAGCGTGGTGGCGACCACAGTGCCGGCAGCGAAGGAAGCGCCGTGACGAATCTCGTATTCTTTGATCGGCAGCGTGGAGCTCGGGGCGGTCCAGGTGAGTTCGGCCTTGGCCACAACCACAGTTGAGGAGACGCTCGGGGCGCCAGGTGCGCTCACGTTGACCGCAACCGACGCGGAGGCGCCGAACTGCTTGTTGGTATCGACTGCCGTCACCCACAGCGTGCGCGAGCCCAGCCAGGTGAGTGGCAGCGTGATCGTGGTGGTGTTGACCTTGCCGATGATCTCGCCCGTCGCCCAGTCGGCGCCAAAGCGGATGTCGTAGTAGGAGATGTCGAGCGAGCCGTTGATGGCCGACTGCCAGCTCAGAGTGGTGCTCGCCTGCGCGATCGAGGCGCTCAGGCTGGTCGGGGCGCTGTAAGCGGTGTAGGTGACGACACGCGAGCCGGAGGTGCCGTAGTTGCCTGCACTGTCGATCGCCGCGACATGGAAAGTCTTGCTGGAGGTCCAGTTGACCGGAATCGAGTAGAGACGATCGGAGGTGGTGCCCACGACCGTGCCGGTGGCCCAGGTCGCGCCCTCGCGAACCTCGTACAGACGGATCGGGAGTGAACCCAGTGCCGGTGCCGCCCAGGTCAGGATCGCGTTGCCGTCCTTGAACTGGTGCGCCACGCTCACCGCGCCGGGGCCGCTGATGCCGTTCACATAGGTGCCGATGGCGCCCACGTTGCCGTTCACGTCGGTGGCCCGAACGGTGAAGGTGGCTGACGTGGACCATGTCACGCCCAGCGTCAGGGTGGTCGTGTAGGCCTTGCCCACCAGAATGCCGGTCTCCCAGGTGGCGCCCCGGCGAATCTCGTAGAAGTCCACCGGCAGCGTCTGCGCGGCATCGGACCACGAGATCGTGGCCTGGTCCTGGTCGTAGGTGGCGGTGAAGCCGCTCGGTGCGATCGGCGCCACGACGGTGATCGCGTGCGAGCCTGCGGTGCCGACGTTGCCGTTCAAATCGATGGCGGCCACCCAGAAGGTGCGCGAACCGAGCCAGTTGATCGGGATGGTGAGCTGGTTGCCGCTGATGGAGCCGATCTCGACGCCGTTGGCGAAGGTCGAGCCGTAGCGCACCTCGTAGGAGGCGATCGGCAGGGTGCTCGACGGGGTGGACCAGTCGAACGTGAAGGTCGTGCCCTTCTTTGCGCTCGTCACCACGGTGGCGGCAGGAAGGTTGAACACGGCACTCACCGATGTGGGTGTGCCGACGCTGCCCGCTGTATCGACGGCCGCGACCCAGATCAGTTGGGTTGCAGTCCATGCAACGGGCGTCTTGTAGGACAGGTCGGTCGTGGTGCCGACAGTGACGGCGCCCGCCCAGGTCGAACCCCGCTTGATGATGTAGCCGCCCACGGGGAGCGAGCCTGCGGCAGCCGCCGTCCAGGTGAGGACGATGTCGGCGCGCGAGTAGGAGTAAGTGGGCGTGACGGCCCCAGGGGGTGCGATCGTGGCTGACACGCGAAGCGCCGTGGTGCTCTGGCTCAGGCGCGTATCGACGGCCTTGATCAGCCACTCGTAGACGCCTGCCGCTGCGGGCGGCGCCTGGTACAGGTTGCCAGTGGTCTGAGCGACCATTGTGGCGCTCTCCCAGGCCTGACCCGGCACGGAGCAGGCGCGCACCTCGTAGAACTTCACGTCCTCGTCCGGAACCGACAGCCAGCTCACTTCCACACCCAGCTCGTTGGGGATGGCAAAGGCGGTGGTGACGCTGCTTGGAGGAACGGTCTTGCCGACGAGCGTGTAGGTGCCGGTGGCGCTTTCGGAGCGCTTGCCCAGCGGGTTGATGCCGATGACCGACACCTCGTAGACGCCTTCGAGTACGCCAGGCACCTCATAGGACAGGCCGTCAGTCACTCGAACGGTCGTCCAGTTCGATGCGTTCGATGCGCTAATGCCTCGGTAGGCCACTTCGTACTGAGTGGAATTGCCGTACCAGAAGATCATCATCTTGTTGGAGAACACGCCAGGGGCGGCCTTGTAGCGAGCCTCCGTCACGTAGAGCTGTGTCGGGGTCTGGACGAAGCTGGCGTCGATGATCGAGGTCTTGCGGTCTTGCAGAGCCCAACCCTGTTCGATCGCGTTGAACTTGCTCGGGTTGTGCTCAAGCGCGGCGATGTCGAACTCGGAGGGGTTTTGGCCCTGGGTCACGCCGATGACTCGCGCCAGAATCGGCTCGAGGTTGGCGTCTGACATCATCCACACGGCGTTGGCCACCGGAACCTGAGTCAGTGGAGTCGTCCAGGTGACGGTCGAGTAGCTGCCGGCGGTCTGGAGAATCTGGCGATCTTCAAACGTGCCATCCGGCATCATGATCGAGATCGTGGTGGTGCCGAGGAGGTTGGTCGGAATGTCCAGCGTCGCGCTGGTCGAGGTCGAGCCCGTCAGACGCCCTGCGGCGCGCCGCCCTGCCCGGTTGGGGTCTTGAATCTTGATGATGTTGCCAGGCATCACGAAGGCGGAGTCCAGACCCACACGGAAGCTGATCAGGTCGGACTCGAACTTCTCGGTGTAGAGAATCCATTTGCCGACACGGGCGGCCTGGCCACGCGAGGTGCACCCGAAGGCGAGCGTGTCGATCTTGCGCACACCGTAAAGCGCCACGAGCTCGGCGTCTTCCACGTACTCCACGCGCTGCTTGTAGTTGTCGTCGGGGTCGTTCCAGGTGACATGGACCACGCTGTGGCGGTCCTTGCGGGCGCTACCCGAGTAGCTGAACTCGCCATCGATCACGTTGGAGGCCGAGTACAGCATCACCGGGTCTGCGGGTGCATCCTGAGTGAAGCTCACCATGCCGCCGTCCCAGAAGCCCATGCCCCGGAACACTGATGCGATGTCCGAGATCAGCTTGTAGGCCTCGAAAGCGTTGGCGATGACAGTGTTGAGCGTGAAGCGGGGTTCGACACCGCCAAACCCGTTGGGCACCGACTCGTCGCAGTACTTGCCGATCGTGTAGAGCATCGACTTGTCCACCTGGGCGTCTTCGATGAAGTTGCCCAACCCGTAGCGCTTGTGCGTGAGGACATCGAACATCACCCAGGCGGGGTTGTTCGAGACGGCGTACTTGAAAGTGCCGTTCCAGACGCCGGCGTAGGTGCGCGTCACCGGGTCGTAGTTGACCGGCACGCGGATGTAGAGCCCGTCGATCAGGTAGGCGCGATTCGGAATCGAGCTGCCGAACTGCTCGGAGTCCACGCGCAGGCCCAGAATGGCCGAGTTCGGGTACTCCATGTTGAGCGAGACGATCTCGCTGTACGAATCCAGGTAGGTGTCGTTCTGAAGGAGGGCCGAAGTCGAGTCCGCCGTCAGACGCTCCATGCGGACGCGCGTCTGCGTGCCAGGCGTGATCGGGATGACGTGGGAGCGCTGGTAGCGCGAGCGCGACTTGCCTTCGATGATGGCGGTCGGGCTCGGAGTGAGTGAGCTTGCGGTGCTCGGCGCAATGGCCAGCCACGCGCCGGACTGCTCCAGAACGACGAAGCGAATCTTGTTGCTTTCGGACTCGACCGAGTAGGTTTCGCCATTGGTGCGCCAGACCGTATAGGAGCTGTCGCCATACCCTTCGCTCGTGGCCACCCAGCTCACGTTCAGCACCTTGGGCGCGCCAAGGTTGAACCAGGCGGGGCCGACCAGGAACTGAGCCTGGACTGTGATCGTGCCTGGCGCGTAGATGCCGTTGTCGGTGCCGAATGCCTGGATCGCCGCACGAAGGACGGTCGAGCCGCCGGGTCGCGTTGCCGTGTGGTAGCCGTTCTCGACTGCCCACGTCGCACCCGCCAGGGCGCTGGAGATGTTCTGTGCCGTCCAGGTCACACCGTTATCGATGGACGTGCTGATCTTGTAGGACACCGAGGTGCCCGTGATGTCGCCGTTCTCGCCGTTCGTCTGAGACAGGCTCGGCACACTCACGATGACACGCACGGCGTCGGCATTGGAGTTGGCCACCGTGAAGGTGTAGGGCGTCGTGGTCTTGATCTGGATGCCGGCGCTGAAGGGCGACTCGATGTAGTTGCCATAGCCAGGCATCACGGGCTGAGTGTTGCCACCACCGCGAATGTCCCAGCTCAGACCTTGGAAGTTCTTCGTGCCGTTGGCGTTCTCGACGGGCGTGCCGTTCAGGTAGACGCCCTTCAGGTTGCCGACCAGCCCGCCAATAGGCCCCTCACCCAGGAGGTCCAGGATCGAGAGTGTGGCTTTGGACCGCAGCGAGTCTTTGGTTTCGTTCATGGGGCGATCTCGTCAACGGAAATGGACGCCGAGATGGGGTGTGAGCCCGTCAGCACGCGGCCGTAGATCAATGGAATGGGCCGGCCCTGCATTTCGGTGTTGACCGCGCCGTCGAAGTAGAAGGACTTCTTTTCATCCTCCTGGCCGTCGGTCTTTCGGGGGCGAGGGCTCAGAATCTCGATCACCCCGCTCATGGCCAGCGCGACACCGGCCTGGAACATGAACTTGCTGAAGACGGGTGGCACGTAGAACGAGCCCACGATGAGGAGCGCGCCGACCACCACCTTCACCAGTCCGCTCGAACCCGCAACGGTAGGGGTGAAGCGAATCGATTTCAGGTTGGTGCGGGTCGCAGCATAGAGGTCGTCATTGAGCGCCTCTTCGCGCCCATCTTCGTAGACGCAGACGACCCGGTAGGCGCTGTACTTCTCGCGGTTCTGAATGACCCAAGCCTTCAGACCGGGCGAGTTGGCTTCGATCATGCGAAGGGCTTCCGCAGGGCTGGAGATGTCGAACTCCCAGTCCTTGCCGAACTTCTTTCCCATGACGCCATCCAGGCGAACTTTTGTCAGCATTTTGTCCGATGTCTGAGGTGTAGCTTGACCCTGGAGAACCAGTACGGCCCGAACGTCTCGTGCCTGGAGAGGCGGTTGACGAGGTGATGCAAAATTATATCACCCGTGACATACAACGCAACGTGATTGGCGACCTCCGAGTCCATTGCAAGGCAGAGCACGTCGCCCTGCTGAAACTCGCCATTCTCGACTTTGTCGAACCCGAGTTCATCCCAGACGGGCTCGTGCAGGATGTCGAGGCCCTGTCGCCACCACTGGTTGATGCGCAGGTGCGGAAACTGCTTGAGGTGGATGCCGTACTCGCGCTCGTAGTAGTCCACCACCAGCGAATAGCAGTCGAACGTGCCAAAGACGTAGGGACGACCCACGTAGTCCACTCGAAAGCCGGATGGCTTGACCAGCCTGGTTCCTTCATGGACGAGGGCACCATCGACCATGTGCAGGCCCGAGATCAGCCAGGGAAGCTCGGACGCCTCGCAGCCCGCCAGGTCGGCTTCCGACGGCTCGTTCGAGCCAGTGGGGTGCGAGTGCCAGATGGCCAGGATGTCGCCGGTGTCTTCTGCGCGGGCGTAGTCGGTGTGGTGGATGAGAAAGTGAAGATGCGGCTGCTCGGCCGCGTTCGTGCAGGGCATGAACTGGGCCTTCTTGCCCGTGCCGATGATGAACCCGCACGCCTCCTGCGGGTAGCAGGCCTCGGCGTGGCGGCGCATCTGGCCCGTCAGGGCGTCGTCAAGTTGTTCCTCGAACTGCACCTGGGAAGCCTCCGAAGCGGATCGGTTGTGTGCCAAATCGCACCTTGCAGGCCGCCAGCGTCTTGGCGCACGCATCATTGGCCAGCGTCGAGGGTGCGTTGTTCTTGTCGTAGTTGGCGCCCGTCCACCCGCACTCGGTGCTGCGGTACTTCCACGAGCAACTGTTCTGGATGATCTGGCGGTTGGGGAGCTGCTGGCCCATCAGGTCGAACGCCGAGGACAGCTCGAACTCGATGATGTAGCGGTTCTCCGTGACCTTGCGCTCCACGTACCAGAGGTCATCGGGGATGAACTGGTTCGGGTCGGCGTCCGGGTTTCGGTTGAAGCTGGCCGCGATCTGCTGGTAGGTGGTTGCCACGGCGCCGGCTTCAGCCTGGGCTTCCGAGAGCTCCACTGTCATGGCGCCGCCCGAGGTGCCGAACAGACATACCGACGACGTGCCGCCACCGGGGTTGGCCAGGAAGACGGCCGTGATCCGACGCCAACCGGTTCCCGCGACCATTGGAAAGAGTCGAGTCTGAGCGTCGGCCGTTACACCATACCGGATGGCGAATGTGCCCGTGGTCAGTGGGTTGACCTCGACCGAGATCACGTAGGCGTTGCCTACGACGACACCGAAGTTCTTGTAGACGGTCGTGCCGGTGGTGGAGACCGTGTTGCCGTTCAGACCTGCGAAGCGCGTGGCGACGTTCGAGCCGCGTGGCCCAGTCACGTTCGCGGTCACGGCGGTCAGTCCATCACCATGCGTCCAGCCTCCTGCGATCTCGGGCAGCGAGTCGGTGTAGGCGAGCAGGTTGCGGGCCGGCGGGAAGTTGACCGCGTCCAGGTACTTGGCGAAGGTGCGCTTGCGCGTGACCTTGCAGCCCACGAAGTCGCCGAACGACTTGACCGACGCCGACAGAAAGCCTGCCGCGTTGGCCACCTTCAGCTTGGGGCGTGGGAGTGAGCCGCGTGCGGTGACATCGAACCCCGATGCCTCGATCGGCAAGGGCTCGTAGGTGGCGCCCTGCCACACCACGGGCTGCGACAGTCCGTTGGTGCCTGCGTGAAAGCGCATGAGCGATCCGCCAGGCAGGTTGGTCGTGTCCAGAATGAAGAAGTCCAGCAGCGCGGAGGGTGCCAGGGACTGGATTTCGGCGCGGATGGTCATGCTTCAAACACCTGTTCAAAATCCATGCTGAGGATCATGTGCCCTTCTTTTCGGACCATGCCCCACTTGCGGCACACGAAGACCTTCGTCTGGCCAAGCGGCGTCATCCAGTAGAAGCTCTCCAGACCGTTGCGGGCTTGGATGAAGGTCAGCACGTCCGGATACGTCGCCGAGCTCCGCGTGAACTCGACCGTCCACGTCTCGGCGTTGTTGTTGATGCCGTTGGCCGAGCGAAGCTCGTAGCCATCACCGAACTTGGTGACGTTGATGCTCGGCTCCTGCGCGAGCCTGGAGTCGTAGTTCGGTTGCCAAATGAAAGTTTGTCGTGCCATGTGTCACCTGTGACTTATCGATTGTAGAGCAAGCCACCGGGGCGCTGCTGGTTGCCCATCTCGTCGAGGACGACACCGCGCACACGCTGGGCGACTTCCTGCCAGCGCTTGGCCTCGTCGGCGCCGTTGGCGGTCGCAGACTGCGAACCGTCCTTGTTGACGACGATGTTGATCACCACGCCACCCTGGTTGTTGGTCGTGGTGTTGCCGCCCGTCATCGTGACGGGGATGCTGCGGCCATCAGGCAGCGGCACATAGGCTTCCGGGGTCGAACCCTCACCGAAGAGGGCCACCTGCGGGCTGTTTGCGATACCGCCGTTGGCGTACTTCTTCAGGTCGAGCGAGCCCATGCTCGACATGATGCCGCCCTTGGAGAATCCGCTGATGGCAGCAAAGTCGAACTGGCTCATCTCTGTCGCGCCGGCACCCGCCGCAGCACCACCACCCCCGAAGAGCCCACCGATCAGCCCACCCAGGCCACCACTGGTGCCCGAGTCACTGAAGGCGCCGGCAATCGACTTCATCAGCCAGTCCAGGCCGCTCTTTAAGCCGTCCATGACCGTGGTCATGCCGTTCTTGATGAAGTCCCAGGTGGAGCTCAGTTTGTCCTTCAGAGTTGTCCAGGTGCTTTCGAGGGCTGTCTTGGCTTCCTTCAACGGGTCGGCCGTCATCACGCCGCCTTGCGGACGAGTGACCATCGGGTTGGTGTCGGTGCCCAGCTCACCCTTGGTGCCCTTGGAGCCCAGGCCCAGGAGGCTGCTCATCATGTTGGCAAAGCCGCCTGTCACGCTCGTCACCGCATCACCCAGCGTCTTGCGCAGCAGGATCGTGTTGACATCCTTCAGTGCGCCGACCACCAAGTCCTTGAACTTGCCCACCTTCTCGCCGTTCATGGCCTTGGTGATGTAGTCCATCGTCTGCTGCGCCCAGTTGGCCGAAGCCTGGTTCATCGCATCGACGGAGTTGCGCCAGTTGTCGGCGAGCTTGTCGAGCGCCGACTTGGCGTTCTGGACGTAGCGCTCCCATGCCTCGGAGCGGTACTTCGAGCCGGCGTCTTCCAGGCGGTTCAGTTCGCTCTGGTACTGGGCGAAGCTGATGTGACCCGCTTGGAAGCGATCCTCGAGCTTCCAGCGCTTCTCGTCTTCGTTGAGGGTGAACTCGCGCAGTTCCTCCTGGTAGGTGGCCATCGCCACCTGCTTGTAATCCATCGTGGCGCGGGCGCGGGCGACCTTGGAGCGCTCGACACCGGTCAGGGTGTCCTCGACGAACTTCTTGTTCTCCTCGCGCATGTCGAAGAACGAGCGCAAGTTGCGGGTCTCCGTGGCGTTGCCGACGGCCTTGGCGCGCTGTGCCTCGATGCGCTGGTATTCGTCGCTGGTCTTCTCCAGCTTCTTCAGCAGGTCGTCGTACTTGGCGATGACCGAGTTCAGCGCCTTGTCTTCCTTAGAGATGCCGTTGGTTGCTGTCTCCTCACGGGCGGCGTTCAAGTCGCGCAGCGAGTCGGCGAGCAGGTTGTTGGAGGTCTCCTGAGCCTTGTTGGCGTCCTTGTAGCGCTCCACCGTCGTCAGGTCGTTGATGATGCCCAGGACTTGCTTGCTCTGCGTCTCGGTGAGCTTCAGGCCGGCCACGAAGTCATCGACGGACTTCTTGCCGTCGATCACCTGCTCCATGAAGTCCTTCACGAACCCCTTGCGCTTGTTGATGTCGCCAAAGCGCACCGGCACCTTCTCTTGGCCCTCTGCGTCGAGCTCCTTGGTGTCGAACTTGCCCTCGGCGATGTCACCCAGCACGCCGACGGCGATCTGGTTCTTGATGTCGCCGATCTCCTTGGAGCCGATCAGCGCCTGCTTGTAGGCGATCAGCGCTTCAGCGGCGGCCGCTTTGGCACGCTCGGCTTCACGCAGGATCGGGTCTTCCTTCAGGTTGGGCTTAGCGTCCTTCTTGGTTGTCGGCACGCGGCCCAGCGACTGCTCGGCCTGCTTGATGGCGGCGGTGGTTTCCTCAATCTTCGAGTTGACGAACTTCAACTGTCCTTCGAGCGACAGTCGCTTGTTGGAGTCGGCTTCGATCTTCAGCGCGCCTTCAACTTCAGCCTTACGCTCCTGAGCGTAGGTAAGAAGGAAGCGCTCGCGGGCGATCACCAAGGCATTTTTCTTGTCGTTGTAGCGTTGGCTGATGGCATCTTCTTCAGACTGGGTCAGCTTCTTGCCACCGGCGCGAGCCTTATCCAGTTCCGCACGCTCTGCTTCAGCGAGCTTGCGGGCTTCGCTGCGCATGGCTTCGACTTTCTCTTCTGTGCCGCGACGATAGGTGCGCTCGAACTGAGACATATCCCGCGCCACGCGCTCCTCGTCCAAAAGGCGAGTTTGCTCGCTGGCCTGGAACGTGGCTGATTCGTATTTCTCCTGATATTCGGCCAGTTGTTTTTGGAGCGATGCGCGGTATCGCTCCGGGTCGCCTTCTTGACGGCCACGCGCATCGGGCTTGGTGAGGACACCCATAGAAGCTGCAAAGCCCTTCTGCTGGCTCGCGCTCATTGCTTCAAAATCTTTGAGCGACTTGCTCAGCGCATCGACGGATTTCTTAGCGTCCTTGGCTCGATTGTTGGCACCTTCCATGTCGTCTTTGGAAGCAATGCCCGCCTTAGTGCGCTCGACGATCTTTTCAAACTCCTTCCAGCGGTTCATGTAGTCCCAGAGCTTTTGGCCCAGGGTCACGAGAACGCCGATCGCGATACCCACCCAGCCGCCGAAGGCGTTGAAGATGACGCCAGCGGCCGACTTGGCTTTTGACAGCAGTCCAACGCCCATTGTGGCATTGGCCGCTGCCGCTGCCTCCCGAGCGTAAAGACCCTCCATGATCCGAGAGTGTTGTGCCTGCTGCATCAAAGATTCGGCGTGACCGCTGTTGGCGACTGTTGCGTTGCGCGTGGTCTGGATCGATTGCAGGAGGGCGGCGTCGCGCGCCTTGATGGCGGCAATCTCGGCGCTGACGGCCGCGATGTTGCCTGCGTTGACGTTGGCGTTCGTACCGATCCGGCTGGCTTCGGCGTTGTAGGCCCGCGCCTCTGCGGCGGAGCCTGCCTTCTTACGGCGGGCAGCGGCTTCTGCGGCGAGTTCGGCCGCCATCTGCTGGCCCAGGAACTGCTGCTGGAGCGCGTTCAAGGACTGGTAGTGGGCGACGCGGTCGGCGAGCTGCTTGGCAAGTGCCGCGCGCTGGCGCTCGGCCGATTTGATCTCTTGTGCGGCAAGTGCCGCCTCGGCTTTCTGCTCGGCCGCCACACGCTTGTCGATCGCCGCCTGGCGCGCGGCAAACGCGGCCTGCTCCTGGGCGATCTCGTTGGCAATCAACGTCTGCTTGTTGGTGAGAGCGTCGCGCTTGGCCTGCACGTCCTCGCGGTACTTCTCGATCTGCCCGTTGATCGCGCTCTTGATAGCGCCGAGCAGTGATTGGGCTCGGGTGATGGCGAAGTAGGCGATGAACGCCTTGCCAGCCAGCTCGATGGCGCCGGCCCACTTGATGACCACATCGACGATGCTTCGCAGCAGGCGCACCAGATCAGCCAGACCGGTGCCGATGTCGTTGGCGAAGCGCTTGGCCTGACCACCATCGAACATGGCGATCATGTCCTGGAGCTGCTTCTTGGCTTCCTTGAAGAAGTCGTTCTTGCCCGCCTCCAGCTTGAACAGCTCGAACTTGGTGTTAAGCAAGGACAGCATACCGGTCCACGAGTCCATCATGGCTTCGGCTGCGCCGTCGTTCTCGAAGCGCATCACGAGGAACATGTTGCGCAGCGCGGTCGATGCTTCCACCGTGCCGGTCTGCACGAGCTTGGTGAACTTGGGCATCGACATGCCGGCGCCTTGGGCCATCATGTTGATCGCGTTGGGCACGGCTTCGCCCAACTGCTGGCGAAGTTCTTCCATCGAGATCACGCCCTTGCCGGACATCTGCTGAATCGCGATGGAGGCACGGTGCATGGTGTCGGAGGTGCCGCCGAACCGGGCGACCGAGTCCACCAGGGACTTCATGCTGCCGTCGGTGGGGTCCAGGCCGCCCGACTTCAGCTTCACGAAGGCGTCGGTCAGAGTCTTGACATCGAAGGGCGCGTTCTGCGCCATGTTGAAGATGAACTTGACGTTGTTGAGCGCCTCGGCCGAACGGGCGGCCTTGGTCGTCTCCCTGCTCATGCCTTCCATGAGCTTGGTCATCTTCTCGACCTCGCCCGAAGTCTTCAGGATCGCGCCAGGCAGCGCCATGAAGATGTCGTGGACATCGTGCATCGCGTAGCGAAGCATCGAGGCGGTCTGGATGATGGAGCGGAATCGACCCGCCACGCCGGTGAAGTGTTTCTCCAGCGCTTCGGTGGAACGGGAGGTGCGGTCGATGGCACGCTGAAGTTCCTGGATCGTGACGCCAGCTTTCTGGGTCTGAACCACGAACTGATTGTTGTCCAACGACAACACGACTTTGATTTCGCCACCGAGCATTTCTCTTCCTTTACATCGCCGCTGCCATCAGCTTCAGCTCCGCGAAGCCCGCTTCATCGCGCACCGCTTCGACGACTGAAGGCTCTTTGATCACCTCTCCAATTTCGATAATCAGCCTGTCCTGGCACTCCCGAAGACCCTCGGCGCTCTGGGCTGCCGCTGCGGTCGTCAGGTTGCGCAAGTCTTCCCCTGCTCTGATACGGCGAATGTTGCCGCTCAACAGCCAGAAGGTCTTGATCGGAATCCTCATCAAGGCCTCATATGGCATCGAATAGAAGTGGCTCACCTCGCAGAACATGAAACCAAAATCGATCTCACGTTGAGGCAGGCCCTTTACACGTTTCCCGCTTCATCCTTGGTCGCGCCCTGTGCCTCGTGGGCACCGACGATCGACTCCGGGGTCTCGCCGCGCGTGAACGCCGCCAGGCCCTTCAACTGCTCCAGCGACAAGCTCATCAGCACCGATGTCTCGATGTTGGGAATCGAGCGCTTGATCAGATCGATCGTGGCGGTCAACTGCTTGGCGTAGCTGGTTTCGTTCTCCATCGCTTCGGCCACTCGGGTCGTCTCGATGAAGTCCTCGACTGACATCTCCCTGACCACATAGGTCTGGCTTCCGATTTGCACTTCGCGTGTCTCTTTGGCACTCAACTGATTGAGGTTCAACAATTTAGTCATGCGTTACTCCTTTGGTCATAGAAAAGAAAAAGCCTCGCACTTGGCGAGGCTTATTCTATCCGACTTCAGTCAGTTGTGAAAGAGCTTAGTTCCCCACAGTGAAGAGCTTGCTGGAGGTGTCGGGATAGCCGGTGAACTCCACGTTGTAGATGCGTTCCTGATCCAGCTTGTAGGCAAAGGTCAGGGCACCCGAAGTGGCGGCCAGAGGAATCACGAAGTCTTCGCTCTTGTCGGTCAGAGGCTTGCCCTGGGGGTGGATGCGCAGTTCCTTGGCCAGGTCGAGCAGGTTGACGCCGATGCCGGTGGGCACGGAGACCGATGCGCCGGTGGGGTCAGCACCGCCAGTCAGAGTTGCGCCGGACATCGTCACTTTGGCGGCGGCAGTGCCAGTCACCAGGGTGAAGCTGTTGCCTTCCACGCCCTTCTGACCAGTCGAGCCATAGGCGAGCTGGTTGCCGTAGAGCACGGTCACGACGGCACCGGCGACGGTGTAGTACGCGGCGGCGATCTTGGGGTCGGTCGAGGCGTTCAACGCGGCGGCCAGGTTGGTCGCGGTGTTGGCAGCGGCAGCGCCCAACAGCACTTCGTTGCCCACGCCGGTCAGGGCCGACTTGAAGGTCACGGTGGCGCCGTTGACGACGATCGTTTCGTTGGCCAGAGGCTGAGTGGTGACGGTGATCGTGCCGGTGGCAGCAGTGCCGCCCGTGGTCACGAGCGTGGCGCCAGGCATCACGGCGACCATGTTGTCCAGCGTGGTCTCAGCCAGCGGAATCTTGGCCATCACGGCGCGGCCCATGATGTATTCGTTGATGGTCGTGTTGCCGAACTGATCGACGTTGACCTTGTGTGTTTCAGTGGTGACTGTAACTTCCACGCCGCCTTGGGTGTAACCCAGATCAACGCCGTCGAAGAAAACCTGGCAAGTGCCAAGTTTCACGTTTTTTGTACTCGATGCCATTTGAAGCTCCTTTGCAAAGGGGTGTTGAAGTCACGACTGAGCGACTTCGCCGGTGCGCGGACTCTAACACAATTGAGGCTAAAAGTCTAGTACTTTTTCAGAAGTAGCTCGCCGCAACCTGGATCAGTCGGTTCATCATGCCCTTTGAAACTTCGGCTGTTGCACGCTCCAGAAAGCGGCCTCCGACGATTCCCTGGCCAGCGTCCTTGGTGCGGGACTTCTTGCCCAGGTTGAAGCCCCCTGCCCCATACGGCAGCAGGAGCTCGTGCATCCGATAGGCATAGGTCGAGATCGACTCGCCCTTGTAGCCCTTGGCGTTCATGTCGAGGAACACCTCGAAGGCCTTGCGCTGGAACTGGCCGCGAGCGTTTCGCCCACCACCGAGCGCATCGACCTTGATCGCGTCCTCGAGGTTGCCATGATCGATCGGGGCGTACTTCTGGGCCAGCTTCTTGATCGCCTCTGCTTCCTTGCGCATCTGCTCGACCACGCCCTTGGTGGCGCGCTCGCCACTTTGGGTCAGGAGCGCACGCAGCGCATCCGCACCCTCAAGTGTCATACCCATAGCGGTCTCCCGTGTAGGCGATGTCGAACGTCACCTGAACCTCGTAGAAGTTGCCCTCGGAGACCGGGAACGACACCGGCAGGCTCACGGGGCGCATGTACTTGACGTTGATCGTGTCCACGTCGTCGTCGTAGATCGTGAGCGCCAGCATCGCCGAGCGGGCGAGGTCCAGCGCGGCCACGTACTGCGGCGCACGGGCGATGAGGATGAAGCTCGTCTTGAAGTAGCCGGGAAGTTCGTGGTCGATGTCGGTGCCGACCAGGGGCACACGCAGCATGATGGCGGTCTTGGCCTCCATCGGCATGAAGTTGATGAACAGGGTCTTGCCCTGCACGCCCAGGCCCTCGAACTCCAGCTTGTTGGCGATTGGCATCAGGTCCATGTTCAGCTCCAGATCGAGGCGGTGATTTCATAGTGATCCAGCACACCACCCACCGAGTAGCGCGGGTGCATGGACAGGATTCGGAAGGTCGCCCCGCTCACTTCGATCAGGTCGTCGATGCTGGCGGCCGTGGTCGCGGTCAGCAGGATCAGCGAGTCGCTCAGGAGCTCCTTGGCATTGCCGCGCGATGCGGAACTGTCGGCCCGAACGGCGCTCTTGGTGTTGGTGGTGATTAGGCGCACGACCGCGCACTGCTCCCGAACCTTGCGGGAGGCGAGCGGCTGGCCATACACATCGGTGCGGCCGGACGACACCGAGACGGTGCAGGTTTGGTTAGGGCGAAACATGGGGGCCGATCTTTGCTTTGGCGTTGTAGTGAAAGACGGTGTCGATGAGGTCATCGAAGCTCGGATAGCCTGGCGTGGCGCCCGACATCGAGAAGACCAGGCCATCGTTGTCGTGGGTCGGGTCGTCGTAGATCACCTGGGCGAGATCGCCCTCCCAGGAGAAGCCCACCATCTGCTGGTAGAGCCACGTCCGGTAGGCGAAGTGACGAGCCTGGGCCTTCACGAAGGGCGCGGCCTTGAAGGTGCGCCCCGACGCGGAGGTCACGTTGAACTCCGGGGTGGCGAGCTTTTGCTGCAAGAGCAGGCCCATCGCGCCATGAGCGTTGTTCACGGCATCGAGTGCGTTGACCTTGACACCTTTCATGCGCGTGACGAGCGTGCCGATGTTCTCGGCCGACACACGGGCCATCTCTTCGCCGAAGCCTTGCGCAAGCGCTGTGACCTCGTCCACTGAGACGTTCGAGACCTGCTCGACGATCGCCCGATTGGCGCCCTGCAAGAAGGTCGCCCGCAACTCCCGTGCGCTTTGCTCGAACTGGTTGATGCTCATCGGGGACACGTCGGCACCCGGTGCCATCAGCGACAGGTAGCGGCCCGAGAGTGCGAACAGGAAGAGTTCGTACTCGGCCTTCAGGCGAATCGCGAAGTCTTCGTATTGCATCAGCCGCGTCCGATCCGCTTGGCGAAGGTCACGAAGTAGCTGAGATAGCCGAGTGCCCGCTTGCACACCGGCAGCGACAGCTTGGCGCCCTGGGTGAACTTGACGGTCGATTCGCCGATCCGCTCCTCCACGATGCCGGCCGAGCGCTTGGCGTCATCCGGATCACCGCCCAGAATCGCGTTCGCCTCGACCACCTGGGCCTGGCGCAGCGCCTTCTTGAAGCGTTCGGGCAACTGGTTGAACTGGCTCTCGTCGAGCAGGCTCAGGTTGCCGTTGAAGATGAAGAGGCTGTTGTGCGCCACGTAGGCGGACTGGAACGAACCCTCGGGCACGTAGTTCAGGCTGTCCTGGCCGAAGTTCACGTTGGAATTCAGCAAGTTGAAATTCAACTGGACGATGTGCTCCCGAGCATCGATCAGCGCACGGACCTTCTCCTGCTCGGGCGCGGCGTGCCAGGCGTTGAGGTTGGGAATGTCCATCGCGGTGAGCTGCGCAAGTGCGAAGTTCTGGAAGGTGTTGGTGCCCACCTTCAGCGGGTCCATCAGCTCCAGGCCGTAGGACTTCGAGAAGCCGATCGTGCCGGCGTCCGTCACGCAGTAGAGCTCCACGCTGCGCACCTCGCGGGTGCTTGTGTCGGCCATCGTGTTGCTCGCCTGGGGCACGGTGATCGCGACCTGGGAGTCGCCTGCCGTGAATCCGGTGGCTGCAACACGGGCCACCAGGACAGTGTTGTCCTGATTGACGACGCGGTAGTCCACCGAATTGACGTTCAGTGGGTTGCCCATCTCATCCACGAGATCGACAGTCACCGTCACGTCGGTGTTGTTCAGGTAGACATCCAGCGCCATGACTTACTCCATCGAGCCTTGTTTCTTGAGGATTGCGTCGATCAGGCCAACGATCGAGGTGCCCTTGACATCCATCGGTTCGGCGATGGCGCGCAAACCCACGATGCCCGAGTCATCGGCAATCTTGGCCAGCTCGTCGCGCGTGTAGACGGTGCCGGCGGGTGCCACCGGTGCGCCGCTCTGCTCGGGTGCAGCCACCTCGATGCTCATGTCGTTGATGCCGCCGCCCACGAACGCTGGTGCATCCATGTTGTTCAGGTACATGGCGCCCACGTTGGCCGCAGAGCCGTCTTCCCAGTCCGCGCCGATGGCGGCGGAGATGCGGATGGCATCGATCGGCAGCACGTCGCCTACCGACAGGCCGTTCTCGAACATCACCACGCCCATCTGGCCGGTGTAGTTCTCGAAGCCTGCTTGTGTGAGTCGGAGTTTCATTCAGTCACCTCTTCGGGGTTTTCTTCAGGGTCTTGCTCGGCAGCTTCGGGCTCGATGGTCTCGGTGACGAAGATGGCGCGCACGTATTCGGCTTGGATGTCGCTGACTTCGTCCACCGACACGCCGTTGTCGAAGTGAACGTCGCCCAGCAGACCCGTGAAGGTCTCGAAGCCGAGTTGGATGATGCGAATTTTCATGGGAGCTCCAAAAAGAAAAGGGCGAGCCTTTTGAGCTCGCCCTTGATTCTACGTCAGTTGTGACTGACTCGCAACATCGATTAGATGTTGGTGACGCCCTTCAGACGACCGATGGAGCGGGTGCTCTTCAGTGCCAGGCCGGTGTACCACTTCAGACGGATGCGGGTGGCATCTTTGTTCTGAACGGTGCCGATGTTCTCGACCACGATACCGGCGTTGTCACCGCCGTACAGGCCGTGCAAGCCGTCCAACTCGTTCAGGCGCAAGGCGTAAACGGAGGCGGTGGCAGGAGCGCTGCCTTGGGCTTCGGCGCCGGACAGGAACTCGTTCATGATGACCGGAATGCCGTTGTGAGTCAGCATGGGGCGGCCAAAGTTTTCGAGCTGCTGCATCACGGCGTCGGTGCCGTAAGTGGCGCGCAACAGGGCGCGGAAGGCGCGGATGGTGCCGCGACGCATCACGATCACGTCAGGACCGTTGGGCACGCTGTCAACCAGCTCGTCCAACATGGTCAGGGTGAGCGCGTTGCCGTTGGCGCCGGCAGTCACGGTCTGAGTGCCACCAGCGGCGGCAGCCATCACGGCCAGACCATCGAACTGCTTGGCGTTGGCGCCAGAGTCACCGGTGGCCAGAGTCTGGTGGAAAGCGCGGGACACAGCCTTGGCCTTCTTCGCGATCTGGATCGCCATCTGGTCGTTGGTGTTGTTCATGGTGGATTGCAGGAACTTGTCCACGTCCACGTCGCCAGCCAAGATGCGCAGTTTGGCAACCACTTCGGTGAACGTAGCGGCGCTTTCGTTCACTGCATCGTTGGGGTCGAGCCAGTCGGCGCTGCCCAGGGTGTTTTCACGGTTGTAGACGTAAGCCTTACCGTTCACTTGCGTGAAGGGCAGGATTGCCATCATGTCATCGCGTTCGATGATTTGGTCGATGACGCCAGCGATGAGCTGGTTGTTCGTCAGTTTCTCAGCTTCTGCGCGCAGGAGAGCCATTTGATTTCCTTTCGAGGAGGGGTTTATTCAATGCCTCGGCCCTTACGTCGCTCTAAGTCACCGATGAGGCAGTACTCTACCACACTTTGTGGAAAAAAGCAAGTCATCGGTGACTTATGTTTTAGATCACATTCAGACCTTTCAATCCGGATGCAATCTTGGAGATGCCATCAACCGGAGCGTCGCTCTTGCCCTGGCCCGAAGGCTTGCGAGAGTCGGAGCCCGCGCCCTGCTTCATCTTGCTCTTCAACAGGTGATCCTTCTCGGGGTCGGCCTCGATGATCTTGCGCAGGGCACCCTCGAACTCCACGGCATTGCCGTACTGATCGACGATGGCGGTGCGATTGGCAGCGCCGCGTGGCTTGTCATAGCCCACGACCTTGCCGTCTTCCACATCGAAGTAGTCGCCGTAGATCACGCGGGTCTTGGCCGGCGTGAGCGTCAGCTCTTCCGAGATGAACTTGCTCTGGCTGAAGTGCGTGCCGATCGACAAGTCCTTGATGGTGCCTTCGGTGTTGTTCAGCTTGGCGCTCAGGGCGGCGATCTGGTCTTGGAGAGTTTTCACCTCCTTGACGTGCTCTTCGGCCATGCGACCTTTCAGGCGCTCCCAGTCACCCTTGGCTTCCAGGGCTTTTTCTTCGGCGCTCTTCTGGTCGGCCAGCAGCTTGCGAACCGCCTCGGGGTCGATGCCCTCGAAAGCCTTCAGGGCGTCCTGGGTCTTCTTGAGTTCGGCGTTGGCTTTGTCCAGCGCTTCCTTCTTCTTCATGTTCTCTTTGAGAAGGCGTGCCTCCTCGTCGCTTGGCTTCTTGCTTCCGCCAGCGGCAGCAGCGGCGGCATCGTCGCTAGCCTTTTTGGCAGCAGCAGCCTCTTCGGCGGCTTTCGCGGCAGCTTCGTCGGCGGCGTTGCCGTCGTCGCCACTACCACCACCGCCACCACCTCCGTCACCACCATCTCCATTCAGGGGTGCCAGATACTTCATTGCAACTTTGCGAGTCACGAACATATTTTTACCTTCCAGGCCGTTCTCTTGGCCATTGAGTTGTGGTTACGCCGACAGTCTCTTGTCGGCGTTGCGGGGGCTTATTCCCCCTTCGAGGAGCCAACGGCCCCTTGATTCGATTCGGGCTTGCCGGGTGCCTTCTTCACGCCGGCCGCAGGCTTGTTAGGGTCTGCGGTCAGCGTGGCAGGATCGACCGGCCAGTCCTTGAGCTCCTTCTCCATCTTGGCGCGCAGCGCTTGGGCCAGTTGGGGAAAGAGTTTGTCCAGCACCGACTTCATCTGCTCTTGGCGAACCGCGTCCGGAGCGCTGATCAGCATGAGTCGTGCGGCGATGTCGAACTCGTCGTAGAGGCCGCGTGTGTCGAAGTCGTCCGGATAGGAGACGAGCTCCTGATCGTTCGAGACTTCTTCACCGCTCCACTTGGCGACGATTGCAACGATCTTGTTCTCGATCACTTCCAGGCTGTCTGCCTTGGCTGCCAACAGAGCATTCACTCGCTCGAAGTCATAGGCCTTGGCCACACCGCTGGAGTTGTCGATACCGACCGCGTTGTCCTGTTTGGTCCGTTCACCGGCGAGACCCACAGTGTGGTAAATCTCGTTGATGATCTTGTTGATGACCGCCAGGATCATCTGCGCCTGCTTGGGGTCAGGCGACAGATAGAACGGCGCAGTGCTCGACTCGCCGTCGTAGAGGAAGATGCGCTTGGTGCCCATCTCCGTCATCTTGGTGTAGTTGTCCTCACCGGGCAGGATGTTCTGCGCCGGCATGGCCAACTGAGAGAAGGTCTGGTCCTGGATGATGGCGTCCAGGTTGGAGAGGTAGTTCGCGACCGCACGGTCCAGGTAGGCGATCTCATCGATCAGGGCCTGGGCGCAGTACTCCTCGTCCGAGATGATGTTGTCGGCCAGCACCACGGGCACGATGCCCAGGTCATGCTGGCCCGAGTCCACGAGCTTGACCACTTTGCGGCGGCCCTCCTTGAACTCCTGGTAGAGCTTCCAGTCGTTCTTGGTCCACAGGCGGAAGCGCTCGACCTCTTCGCCCGAGGAATTCATCGGGTCGGTGGCGTCGCGCACGCACTCCTGGATCAGCACCCATTCCAGGGCACCGTTCTCGTCGAAGGCGTAGTCGAGCAACTGCTCCGGGCCCACGGTGTAGGCGTAGGTGCGCACACCCGAGTTCTTCTCTTCGGCCTTGGAGACCACCGGCGCGGCGGTCGTGCCGTTCGTGGTGTCGATCACGATGCCGATGCGCCCGTAGATCGAGGTCTTCTTGGAAATCTGGCGCGAGAGCTCCTTGATGCTCAGGCCGTTGCGGGTGGCCTTCTTCCAGAAGCGCTTGACCGATTCGGGGGCGTCATCGTCGTTGCGCTGGATGTTCTGCTTGAAGAGGTACTTGTTCAGGAGGTCCACCACCTCGCGGGAGTGGTTGAACCGGTAGGCGCGAACCAGGCGGTCGGCGAACTCGGTGTCGCCCTCTTTCATGTAGCGGAAGATGTTCTCTTTGAACCACTCGCGGCCGCCCTCGTAGGTGTCCTCGAGGAAGGCCCAGTGATCGACGTTCTCGACGTACTCGGGGTGGCGGCGCTCGATCAGGGCTCGCAGCTTCTTCTGTTCGTCGGTGACGGGCGCGACCGATCCACCCGCCAGTTTGGAGTTGGGGTCGATGGCGAAACTCTCGCCTGGCTTGAGTGTTGGATTCGGCATGATGTTCCTATCTTATACGTCAGTTGTGACTTAGTCAATCCTTAGATTGACAAGCCTCCGATTTCCACTTTGCGCACTGGGAATTCCAGCTCGATGCAGTAGCCGCCGGCGTCGGCCGAGTGCTCGGTGCCGCCCGACTTGTCCACCTCGCGGGTGCCCTTCTTGTAGATGGTCTGCTCCAGGGCGCTGATGAAGTGCTTGCAGCGGGGGTTGATCTTCAGGCGCACGTTTCCGTTGGCGTCCTTCAGCATCCGGTTCACCGCGTTCACCCGGTCGGCCACCATCGGGTGCTTCTTGCGGTACTTGATCCGCTTGAAGCCCTTCTCGCGCAGGATGTCCATGTCGGTCTCGCCTCGGGCGTGCTGACGCTGGCCGCCGGCGGGGTCCGGGTACATGACGATCTGGCTCTGGTGACGCCAGAAGCGCTTCTCCAGCTCCTCGCACACCTCTTCGGTGTTGGAGCCGAACAGCACCACCTCGTCCACGGCCCAGAGCTCGCCATTCAACTGAGGCTGGTAGATCACCGTGGACATCGGGTCGATGTTGAAGTCCATGCCGACCCAGATCGGCAGCTTCGGGTTGAACTCTACCGGCTGAATGTGGACGGCGCGGTCGAACGGGTAGTAGACCCGGCCCGACATGGTCTCGAAGCTCGCCTCGAACTCCTGGCGAAACGACTTCTCGTCCATGTCCTTCTTGGCCGCCTCGATCTCCGAGATCGGGATGAAGGGGCTGGTGATGGTCGGGAACTGCCAGCTCATCCACTCGTTGAGCCCTTGAAGCACCGGGTCTTGGCCCTTCTTGTACAGCTCGTAGAGGTAGTTGTAGGCCTTGGGGGTGCCGATGAAGATGGCGTGGCCACCGGTGTCGGCGAGCGTCGGGCGCAGCACCAGCGTCCAGACCTCTTCGGCCATGTCCTGGAACTCGTCGAGCACGAGGAAGTGGATACCGACGCCTCGCAGCGAGTCGGGCTTGTCAGCGCCCTTCAGCTCGATGCGGGTGCCGTTGATGAGCGTGACAGTGAGGCTGGTCTCGTTGATCTTGCGAATCCACTTGCGGGGAATCGCATCCATCAAGTCGACCCACATGATCTGCTTGGCCATCTTGTAGGTCGGGGCCACGTACCAGATTTTCTGCTTCTTCTTCTGGGCCTTCTTGATGATGAGGACTCGGGATAGCGCGGTCTTGCCCCAACGTCGGCCGGCCACGACCACCCGATACCGGCTCTGCGACCGATACACCTCCATCTGCTTGGTGTGAAGGGACAGGTTTGCCTTGGCCGCCATCAGGTCTCATCGACAACGTCGTTGTCACCCTCGCTGTCGATGTCTTCGATCGGCACGTCGCCGAGTTCGTTCAGTTCGCGGAAGCTGCGAGCCCGCAGCGCCTCGATCTGGTCGGCGGTGAGTTCCGAGATCACCAGCTCCGGCACGTCGTTCTCGTCGATCGCATCCGGACGATCCAGGCCAAGCACGGCGTAGCGCTCCTCACGGGCCTTCTTCAGCACGTTCATGGCGCTCTCCAGCGCCTTCAGGTTGTTGAGCGCGGTGGCGACGGGCACACCGTCCTGTTTGGCCTTGAGCACCTCGGCCCAGGTGAGCTTGGCCAGGCCGCTGGCCATCTTGTAGTGCTCTTCCTTGGTTTCCTTGATGCGGGCCGCGATGATCGCCGCGTCGTTGACGAGTTGCTTCTCGACAGCGCTCTCCACCTTCGCCATCGTTTTGGCACGCGCAGAGCCCTTTTTGATGCCCCTGCGACGGAAGTACTGGGCGAACGACTGCTCGTGCCGGTCGAACTTCTCGGCCAGTTGACCGTAGGTGACGGCACCCTGCTCCCAGAGCGCGGTGGCTTCGGCCCACTCTCGTTCGGAGAGCTTGCCTTTGCGCTTGGGCTTGACCGGCTCTTCGGCAGCTTTTGTGGTCAGGTCAGTCACGTCGGAAGCTTTCATTCAAAAAAAAAGGGCGTGGAGAAGACGCCCAGAGGAGATATTTCAAATCCTGGGCCGAATGTAGCGCCAAGGCTACAAAATGTCAAGTCATTCATGACTTATTACCTCGGCGTCCCCAGAGGGCTGTATACGCCGCGAAGGCCCCGGCCATTTCTTTGCTCCGAGCTTCCTCGGTCTCGAGCTCGCCATCCTCGCCGAAGTGGACGACCGCCCAGTGGTAGCCCGACGACTCGAAGAACTCCACCTCGACCTTCAGGCCCTCCAGCAGGTTCATCGATTCCTCCAGGCTGCTTGAGAAGCGCCCACCCACGAGCCAGTTGGTCTCGTCCGGCACCACGTCCCGTGGCCAGACCTTGATCGTGTCGTCCACGATCTCGAACTTCAGGCCCAGCAGCCGCATGATCTGGGTGTCCACCAGGAGCGCCAGCTCGGGGGAATCCGAACGATTTCCCGTTCCGGGGTTTTTCGCTTCCGCGACATTGTTCAATTCATTCATTCAGTCACCTAGTACTTATATTTAATATACGGTAGAGAGAATTTTCCCGAATCGGGGAAATTTCCCCGAATCACTCCCGGAACACCTCTGACAGTTCATCCAAGAGGTCGTCGGAGAGGGTCTCAACGATCGACACCTTGGGCTTTCCGATCATCATCTGGCCCTGCTCGGTCAGGCTGATCAGCGTGCGGGTGCGGCCCCGGCGCTTCTCTGGCGCGTCCTTTTGGATCAAGTGATGGGCGATGAGGGCTCGGATAGAAAACTGGATCGATTGCTTGCTCGGCGCGTAGGAAAGCCGCTCGATGAGCTGGTCGAGGTCGATCGCTGCGCCGTCGGGATTTCGCTTCCCGATGACGGTCAAGAGCTCCAGTTGCTTGGTGGTCAGGTGCATGGCGTCACAGATACTGGGCCGACAGCTTCGAGAGGTCCAAAGGCTGGTCGGCGGGTTGGTTGTCGAAGGCGATCACGGGCACGCGCACGGGCAGCTTCGAGACGTTCTTCTCGGGACTGGCGTCCGGATTCAGGTAGACCCCATACAGGGGACTGGCCAGCACGAGCTGCTGAAGCGACTTGACCAGATACCCGATCTCCATGTTGTCGCGCCGATCCTCGCCCCGAAAGCGAGCGTTGCCCGTCTTCTCCAGGGCCGAGCAGGCGTAGTAGAACTTGCGCATCTCGGCTTCGCACTTGGCGCGCACCGCCGGCGTCATCCGCTTGATCTCGTCCATCACGCCCATGAAGTCGGACGGGTTGGCATCGAACCAGCGGCGAAAGAACACCACGCCCTTGTCGTAGTTGGCGCTGCGCTTCGGTTTGGTGAACCGGATGCCGGCCTTGGCCGCGAACGGGTTGAACTTGCTCATCGACGACTGGAACTCGATCACGTCGCAGCCGGTCATCCGCATCATGATGTTCTGCATCCGATAGGCGATGCCGGCGCCCCGGTACATGGTGTCCAGCACCAGGCGGGAGTTCGTGCAGGCGTGGTCGTTGATCCAGTAGGCGCGGGTGCGGTTGATCAGGCGGCTGTCCATGCCGCCGGTGTTGGGCTTCAGGTGCTTGAAGACCTCGTTGCGGCCGCTCAGAAGCATCTTGGGCACCGTCATGACGCCCACGCCGATCACGCGCTTGCTTGCGCCATCGTCGAGCACACAGCGGTAAATCTTCGGGCCGATGCCCAGGGACTCGGCCTTGTAGTGGAGCTCGTGGAGCAGGTTCCAGTCATCGATGTCGCCGCGCTCGACGTAGATGCTCTCCAGCAGCGACAGGACGTGGTTCTCGGGTACCTTGCGGCGCTCGATGAGGATGTCGGGGTTGTCGGTCAGGATCATGCTCGCCCTTTGCTCATCACGTTGCCGTAGAACCAGATGGCGCTGGCGATGCCCAGGCACCCACCGAGCGTGGAGATGGCCAGCACGGTGAGCGAGCCGCTCGCGGCGTACTTGACGAAGATGAACTGGGACAGGCTGATGCCCGCCGAGGTCATGACGGCCGCCAGGTAGCGGCCCGCCACGACGTTGCGCGACTGCAAGCCCAGCAGAAAGACGACCGTGAAGGCGCCCGCAAAGATGATGGCGGCGTCCGCCAGGCACAACTCAGGCATCGACGAAGGCCAGAATCTTGGCGTCGGTCTGCTCGCCCGTCATGCGGCCGGTCTCCCGACCCATCGAGAAGCGCACGAGGGTGGGCACCGAGCGGATGTTGGTCTTCATCGCGGCGGCTGCGGCGTGATAGACGTTCACGTAGGCGACGTTCATCACCGCTGCCCCTTCCAGGCGCTCGATGGCGGCCTTGAAGCGCCCGCACGGGGCACAGTTGGGCGACGAGAAGAGCACGAACGACTTGGCGCCGTCCTCTTCGCTCCAGGAACGCAGGATCGCCTGCTCGAAGGTTTCCTGATCGGTCATTCGATCACCTGCCAGTCTTCGGCGAGCATGTCGCTCTGGCTGGCCAGCCAGCCGGTCAGCACTTTCTTGTCGGCCGTGCGCATCCGGATGGTGCCCAGGGCTTCCACCGAGCCGCCGTTCTCTTCAGCGAGTTGCTTCAGATGAGGCTCCTTGCACCACTCGGCAGGAACCGTCGCGGCTGGCATCAGCCACAGGTACATGCCCTTGCCGTTCCAGCCGGCGCGGCTGACTTTCTTGCCCTGCTTGAGGGCTTCAATGGCCTGTCCAAAATTCATGGGTTCTCCTTGTATGTGTCCGGCGTGCGGACGATTTCGATCTTTTCGCGATAGCGCTTCTCGATGTAGAGGTTGGGCGCCAGGTCGGGCACCATGTCGGTGTGGGTTGTGGCCACCATCAGCGTCGCACCCATCTTTCGGGCGATCTTCTGGAGGTTGAAGGCGATGACCTTGGCGGTCGTGCGATCCAGCACGGCCAGGAACTCGTCTGCGATCCAAACCTTCGCGCCCGACTCGATCAGCTTGGCCAACTTGAAGCGGTAGCGCTGGCCGTCGGAGAGCTCCTGGGGCTTGCGCACGAAGAGGTAGGCGTCGTTCAGCCCCGCGATGGACAGCAGGTTGAGCGCGGCGCTGGTGTCACGGCCGATCTGGTCGATCAGCGGCTTGGTGGCGTCGAGCGGCACCTCGTCGATGTCCGAAACTTGCAGGCCCTTTGCGGACATCTGCACCTTCAGCTCATGCAGTGCCAGGGACTTGCCCGAGCCGGATTGGCCCGTGATGTAGACCACGTCGCCCTGATCGATCTCGATGGGCTGGTTCTCGAAGACCACGAACTCCTTGTCGTCCAGGCCCAGCCCGAAGGCTTCGGCGATCTCAAGCACCCGGTCGGTGCGGCTGACGTGCGACTTGAATCGTCGGTCCAGGTGGTAAGTGCTCATATCCGGCGGTCCCTCCAATAGATGCTGATGAGACGGATGCCGACCCACAGGCCGAAGAGCGAGAGCATCACGCCGGGGATGGCCAGGATGGACAGGGCCACGAAGAGGGGGAATGGAACGATCATTCTTGACTCACGGGTGACTGAGCGTCCATGACGCTTTTGATGAACTTCACGAAGGCGTCGGCGCCGGTTGCGCCCATCTCCGCTTCGATCTGGGCCATGAACCGGGCCACATGACGTTCGTCGGCGCCAGGAATCTCCTTGAAGCCGAGCGCCTTGTCGATCTTGACGGACCGAGCATCGACCTCGGCGACCTTCTGGGCACTCTCTTCGCCCTGTCGGGCCACCTCGACCTCGATGTCGTCCACGAACGCATCGGCGTTGAAGTCGCCCAGGTCGGCCTCCATGAATTCGAGCTCCTTCTTGTCGAAGATGCCTTCGAGGTCGAAGTCCAGGTCTGCGAGCTCCTTCTGGAGGATGGCGCTGTCGATGTCGGACAGAGCCACGCGGTTGTCGGCCAGGCGGTAGGCGCGCTGGGCGGCTTCCGACAGGTTATCGATCACCTTGATGGGTACGTCCTTGAGTCCCAGCTTGATCGCGGCCAGGCGCCGGCCGTGGCCCGCGAGGATCACGCCCTTCTCGTTCACGACGATGGGGTTGCCGACCCAGCCGAACTCCTTGATGGAGTGGGCGATCTTCTCGACCTGCTTGTCGTTGTGAATCTTGGCGTTCTGCTCGTAGGGGATGATCGTGTCGATCGTCCAGGTCTTGGTCTTGCTCATGCTGCGTTTCTCCAGAAGTCCTTGAACTCCTCGATGGTCATGTCCTCGACATCGGAAGTGCGGTCTTCCTCTTCTTCGTAGGGCTCGAAATTGCAGGCGTCCTCGCACTCTTCACACTGGAAGGGGTCGAACGCCTTGTTCATGCAGTCTTCGCACTCGGGAAACTTGTTCATGGCCTTGACCTCCTCAGTGCTCTTCTCGCGAAAGGAGGTGGACCAGTGCGTTGCCGGCGTTAGAAAGTGAATCTTCATCGGTGAATCTCTGTTCTTTCATCGTCTTTTCGATCAAGTCAGTGATGACTGAGACATCATCCACAGGCACTTTGAAGCGCATGATCTGGTGGGTCTGTGCGGGCTTGGTCGCCGCGCTCTTGGGGAGTTCTTCATCATCCGGGAGGTCAAGATCGTCCAGCGATATATTGACGCTTGAGAAGATCGACGCGAAGTCGCTTTCGGAGAACGGCATGAACGACGCCAATTCCTCAGCACCCACCCCGATGTCATCGAGCAGCTCGGCCAACTGGAGCGTGTCGTCGGCACCGTACCGGCCGTTGTCCACCAGGCTGATCTCTTTTGCCTTCTTGTCGGAGATTCGGCCCAGGTTGACGACCGGCACCTCGGCGAGCTTCATCGATTTGGAGCCCTCCCAGCGATGCTGGCCACCGATGATCTGCAAGCCCGCGTCGGTCTCGCGCACCACGATCGGCTTGAACATGCCGAATCGCTCGATGGAGGCCTCCAGCTTCTGCTGGTTCTCGGGAGACACGACGTTCGTGTTCCAGGGGTTGGGTGAAAGGCTGCTCGGGGGCAGCATCTCGACCTTGATCTTGTTTGGGGTCACGGCAAATTTCTTAAGTCACGGGTGACGGGACTATAATCCTTATACGAGCACTTGGCAACCACATGACCACAAATTCTTCCGAAGCGGTGACGATCGCCCATAACGCAGTGATCGCAAAATTGCACGAACCCACCCGTGCCGTGAAACTGCGTGTTCAGTCGCTGCTGTCCTACAAGGTCGAGGGTGCCGAGCATTCCGCGTCCTTCAAGATGGGCAACTGGGACGGTCGCAGCTCCTTCTTCGACTTTCGCACCGGCACCTTCCCCGCCGGCTTCGTGAACTTCGTCTCGGGCAACCTGACCCGTGAGGGCTATCGGATCAACCGGGTCCGCAAGCCCCTGCCGCTGCCCCAGGGTCCGGAGAATCCGAAGGTCGATGTCTTCCCCGACGACCCGCGCTACGACTACCAGATGGACACAGTCAACAGGCTGCTCAAGCACGGCACGATGATTGCCCAGGTGGCCACCGGTGGCGGCAAGTCCCGCATCGCCCGCCTGGCGTTCATGCGCATCAACCGCCCCACCCTCTTTCTCACCACGCGCGGCATCCTCATGTACCAGATGAAGGAGACGTTCGAGAAGGACTTGGGCATTCCCTGCTCGGTGCTGGGTGACGGCCAGTTTGGCCACACCGACAAGGACGGCCGCCAGTTCATCAAGAAGATGTGCGTGGGCATGGTGCAGACCCTGGTCTCGCGCCTGCAAGAGGCCAACCCCGACGATCCGGTGGACGTGCAGAATCGCCAGACCGCGATCCGCAACCAGACCATCGCCCTGCTCGGCAAGTTCGAGTTCGTGATCGGCGAGGAAGCCCACGAGGCGTCGGGCAACAGCTATTACGAGATTCTTCGCCACTGCAAGAACGCCCACTACCGCCTGGCCATCACCGCGACGCCCTTCATGAAGGAAAGCGAGGAGTCGAACATGCGCCTGATGGCCGCGTTCGGCTCGATCGGCATCAAGGTCTCCGAGAAGCTCCTGATCGACCGGGGCATCCTGGCCAAACCCATCTTCAAGATCATGAGCCTGGCCAACAAGCCCAAGAACCTGCTGCGCGGCACACCGTGGCAGGGTGCGTACCGGCTGGGCGTGGTCAACAACGAGGACCGCAACAACGCCATCGCGTTCGAGGCTCACCGGGCGGCTGCGAACGGCATGTCGGTGATGATCCTGATCCAGCAAAAAGCGCATGGCCACCTCCTCGAGGCTCTGCTGGGCAAGCGCGGGCTCAAAGCGGTGTTCATCGACGGGGACAACAACCAAGACGAGCGCAAGAAAGCGCTCTCAGACCTCGCCAACGGGTACATCGACGCGCTGATCGGTTCGACCATCCTGGACGTGGGCGTTGACGTGCCAGCGGTCGGAATGGTGATCCTGGCAGGTGGGGGCAAGGCCGAGGTCGCGCTGCGCCAGCGCATCGGTCGCGGTCTGCGCGCCAAGAAGCGTGGCCCGAACATCGCGCTCATCGTGGACTTCTATGACGAGCACAACCGCTACCTGAAGGACCACAGCTTTCAGCGCCTCTCGATCATCAAGGGCACCGAGGGTTTCGGCGAGAACATCCTTCCCGATGGTGCTGATTTCGACTACAAAGCGCTCGGCCTGGCCACAAAATGAGTCAAGTTTGTTGGTCAGTGGTGACATAGGCGTGCCTTTGGTTTACAGTGGGCACTTCAACAGAAAGGCCACCATGAACCATGCCCTCATCCTCAACCTGGCCATTGTCGCCCTGATCGTTGCGGCGCTTCTGATCACGAGCAATCCGCTTGCCTTGCTGGCCGTCGCCTTCATCCGCGACATGCCGTTCGGGCTGCTTGCTCAGGATGATGAAGAAGAAGCTGATGAAAAGGGACGCCCTATCGGTTTTGTTCATCATGAGGACTGAAGTTCTCTGATTCACGACCACTTTTGCCATTTCGGTTCGTTTGAACCGTGCTCCATAAGCCCCGTCATCGGGGCTTTATTTTTGTCACAAATTTTTGTATAAGGTTTGCTGATTTCTTGCTATACTACATTTAGCACTTTTGCTGAAACATACAAGGAAACACCATGACTGATGCTGAAACCAACCCCGTCGAACCCACGACCGCCGAAGTCAAATCCGTCCCCAAGCGCACCGCCATCGTTCTGGAACCCGAAATCCAGGACCAGGTCGCCGTTCTGGCTCGCACGCACAAGCTCCCCCAGGGCCTCGTGATCCAGACCATGATCGACATGGTCCGCGACAAACCCGAGTTCATCGCCGCACTGCAAGCCAAGCGCGTGGAGAAGGTCAGCAACCGCACCGGCAAGACCGCTCTGCTCAAGCGTCTGGCCAAACTCTCGGCCGAAGAGCTGGAAGCGCTCACCAGCAACATCAAGGTCTGAGCCTGTGACCCCCGAACAGTACCTGGCACTCGCTCGTCGCAGCGGGGCCACTGTTTACACGAACCGCCACTACCCGCTTCAGCCGGCGGTGGCATTCAGCCACTCCGCGTGGTTGAAGTTCTGCGCCCTGATCGATCAGTCACCCGTGACCCACGCGGATGATCCATGCCCAGGGTGCAGGCCGGGGGGTGTCTGCCGTACTCCGAGCTGCGGACGCTTGTCGAAGATGAACCTGGCCAAAGCCACGAACGTCGATGACCGGCTCTCTGAAGCGCTTGAGAAGAACGGTGGCAAGACCGGCTGGCCACCTGGACTGCTCCAGGACGACTCTCGCGGGCTCTCGAAGTGGTTTGCCACTCGTCCCGATGCTCTCTACACACTGAGGAACTCAAAATGACCGAAGGCGAAATTATCTTCATTGGCGGCATCTTCGGCACGATCGTGCTCGTTGTCGCGATGGTTCTGGGCTACCACCTTTACACCAACTCGTTGAACCGCCAGGCCTACCTCGAGTGTCTGAGGACCGCCGAGCGAATCAACGAGAATGACCACAGCCAAGGCGTTCGCATCACATCGGTCCCAAGCTGCTATCTGCGATGAACACCTCGGCACACAAGCCGGAGCTCTGGCAGTTCCGATGGTTGAACCCAAGCGGGGAACCCCAACCCGCCTCGGTACTGGAGTGGAAGATCGTCGAACCGCTCTGGAACCAAACGGTCGAGCAAAAGTGCGCGGAGCTTCTCGCCTTCCGGTACAAGAACAAGCCGATGTACGAGGTCAGGGGGCTCTACGCCCATTCGCCATTCGCGAACAGCGAACAGACCGTCGTCATCGACCGAGCCTGCTTCGAGCGGGGCTGTCCCTGCCATGACGTTGGCGACAAAGACGCCGTCATCGTTCGGAGCGTCCCATGACCGACCAACCGATCCTGGGCTACGACAAAGCGGGCCAACCCATCTACGAGACCAAGCGGGGCTTCATCTACACGGCCGCGTGCATCCTGTGCTCTGAGTGCAAGACCGTGATCCGGGGAATGGGCGGCCCGAAGCACGGAAGCACCTGCGTGCCCTGCCACGACGCGAGGAAGCACTCATGAGAGTTCTGGTGTGTGGTGGACGCGACTTCACCGACTCGGCTTTCGTGGACTGGGTGCTCGACACACTTCACAAGCGAAAGCCCATCACGATCGTCATCCACGGGTGTGCACAGGGCGCTGACACGCTCGGGGAGAAATGGGCCGCCAGGCAGGACGGTGTCACCTCTTACGGGGTGCCTGCGGACTGGAAGAAGCATGGTCAACGTGCGGGGTTTGTGCGCAATCGACTCATGCTCGAACATGGCAAGCCAGAACTGATCGTTGCGTTCGAGGGAGGTGCCGGCACACGGGACATGACGACTGCGGCGACAGCCGCCGGAGTCAAAGTCCTGTTCGCCGAGAAGCTCCGCTCTCACTTCGACGCAAGGCCGCCGTGGGAGTGATGTTCACCTATAAGGATAGAGGTATCGGGTATCGGGAAATGGGGGCCGGGGTGTGGGGTCTGGAGCCGATGTATAAGGATTGGTCCCTGGGGTCTGGGGCCTGTGTAAGGATCGGTCTGGGGAGGTGGAAGACGAGGAAGGGGTCGCTCACGCACCGATAGCTTTTTTCTAAGACTATCGGTTTCTCATAGGTTTTTACAATGTATGCGCGATGACCATCACACCGAAAACACCTACCACAAAAAGACACCAATTGAAAGCATTATCTGACATAATTTTCACCTCTTTTTTGACAACCGACTGACACTGTAAGGTGTCAGTCAGTCACTCATGAATTACTTATAAAAAGCAATAATTGCTTCAGCTTTGTCGTTTTGCTTGAATGATATCGCATCATTCTTTTTAGCTTTAATGACATTACAAATGTCTAAAAACCTAAGCATTTGACGCGATGACGACAATTGAGTCGTCGCGGTGTTTTCACTGACATTCAAGAGTGCTCGAACATTCTGAACCTGTTCAGTCTCAGAGTAAACGACCGTTTTTGTAAGTGACATCAGACCTGACTTATTTGTCAGTGTTTCATTCTTTGTAAGATTGAAAAGAATGCTATTTGTATAAGGGTCTAACTCGCTTTTTTGCTTTGTTGCAAGTGCATAAATGCAATCGCGTATTTTGGTTATCACTTTCAACGCTACATAATTTTCTGAACCTTTAGTACCTGTTTTTATTGCATTTGCAAGAGTTACAAGCGATTCAGGTGAAGTAAAACCGTTTTTAATAACATGTTCGATTTGCACCGCAAAACGAGCACTTTTTATCTCATTCAAGTCTGAGATTATCGTTTTGCACTTTGCGTTTTCAGGTTGTGCTTTTCTGAACTCGCATGCATCAATGAATGCTTGCTGAATTGCTTTGTAGTCAACCGCTTGAACCGCGTCAACCGCTTGCACTACTAGTGGTGTCTTGGTGGTCTTGGTGGTCTTGGTGGTCTTGGTGGTGGTCTTGGTAGACATAGAAACCTCATAAGTTGAATTGTGCAAAATCGCACTTTATGCGCACGAAAACCATGCGCATAAAATGAGACTTTAGATTTTTAAAGAACTTCAGTGATGCACCGCGATGAGTGCATGAGTCAAATTATACATGCTTTTTTTGTGCAAACGGTGACTTTTTTCACCTTGCACAAAAAAAATGTGAAAAGACCTGATTTTCAGCAAATCGATTTAAACGCGTTTTAAGGTGCTTTTTAGCGGTTTTTGTGCGAGTTGATACAGATGCACCAGACACCTCGAAAAAATCGATTGTAGAGCGTTCTGGTGGGTTTGAGTACTTTTGTGCAACGACTCAATTTTCACAAAATAGTTGGTACGGTTTTTGAATGCACGCAAAGTGCATTTTGTGACTGAACAGTATTTTTCCTACTGAACGGTCTGGTTTTCGACTGAACCGACCAGTCGGCAAATAGGCGGTCTGGTTTGCTACTGAACGGTCTGGTTTCTGACTGAACTGTTCAGTAGGCGACTGAACGGTCTATTCGGCGACTGCACCGACCAGTAGGCGACCAGGCGGTCGTTCGGCAACTAGGCGGTCGGCAGGCGACCGAGCGGTCTGCGCACGACCTGCGCTCGTCCTAACCTGCGCGTACTTCGTCCTAGCCGTACCCCTACTTCGACCCAGCCGTACTCCTAAACTCGTCCTTACTTCGGTCCACCCGTACTCCGAGGCATCCCTAGGCAAGCCCTTGGATCGTTCCTTGGACGCATCCTTGGATGACGCCCTAGGCAAGCCCTTGGATCGCCTCTTGGATCGTTCCTAGGCTTCGTGTGCCCCTACGCACACTTCGTTTCGCCCATACATCGCCTAACTTCACCCTACCCGTACTCCGAGGCATTCCTAGGGCGAGAACGATGCTGAAAAACCGAGCTTGGGTGCTCGGTTCGGTGCTTACATGTCCAAGTCAGTCGCGCTCATGTTGGACATCTCAGCAAGCGCTTCACGGTAGGAGTCGTGTTTGCTGAATGCGATCAAGTCCCCTACCTTGTCGTCAACCGAGTTGGTGATTCCAATGAACCAGAACTCTGTGTTTCCATTTGTGATCTCAACGATCGCGTAGTCGTTTCCATCGTTCGCGGTGAATAGGACTCGAACCTGCTCATCTTGAGTTTTCCAAAAGCTCATTAGCTGTCGAAAGATGGAAAGGTTGTGACCGTAGGGGTTGGTATGAAATGCGTCGCGAAGGTCGCTGAAAGTTTGGAAGCGCATAGGAGCTTTCGGTGAAGTACTACAAAATCGTAGAACCTTGATTATAACTTCACCGATGTTGAAAAATGTAGGGTGAATTCAAACGCCCGAACGTCCAACGCCTACCGTGGCCTAGGAATGCCTAGGCCGAGATTCCTAGGCCGGTGTCCTTGGCCTGGTTCCTAGGCCGAGGTTTGTAGTTTGAAAACCGAGCATGGACGCTCGGTTCTCGGACCGCTTATTCTGATCGGACCGCGACGTTCAGCATCGCTTCAAGTCCGACCTCGTCGAACTTCTTCAACCAGGACGAATACGCTCTGGTAGCAGGACCGTTCATCTCGTTCGGACGCTCACCGCTGATCTTTGATCGGACGCTAGAGAGCATCACACCGAGCGGTTTACTCGGACGCTTGTCACAATCGCGTTGGTAAGTAAATCGGACGAACGGTTCATATTTGCAAACCGCGCTAGGGTTTTCACTTTGACCAACAGCGATGATGGTGATCGGAGATTCTTTCTTGCTCATGCTGCGCTTTCAGGACGTGTCATGGTGAAGCTCTGACCAACGAGGTCGTAGGGCAAATCTTCACACTCGTCACACAGGTCGGACGCGACATAAGGTAAGACGGACGCTGGTAGCAACGACTCGAAGGTCGGACCACCATCTTGCGTGAACACGCAGGCGAAGGTGTCGAAGTGAGAATCGTAGGACTTGATGAGAATATTTAGCATCGGACGCTTTCAAAGAATCACTGCAAAATCACAGTGAACCGATTATAACATCGCGTTATGTGGAAAATAACGGACATTTTCAACCGCCCTATCACCGACCCTAGGCTTTCCCCTTGGATTTCTCCTTGGACTACGCCTAGGCATCCCTTGGACCGTTCCTAGGCTCGTTCCTAGACTCATGCCTGCTTCTCCGTGGCCGTACTCCTAGGCCCATCCCTGCTTCTTCCTACCCGTACTCCTAGGCTTCTCCGTGGCCGTACCCGAACATGAGAAAACCGAGCCTAAACTCGGTTCATTGGAAGCGATTAGGCTTCTGCGTAATCTTCTTCGGACGCATTGAGCGCCCACAGAGCAGCGTCAAGCCCTGGTTTCGCATACCGAACGAGTCCAACCTGGCCCTCAAACGCGACCAGGTATTTCCAACCTCCGTCGTTCAGAGGAACCGCACACAGGGTCTCTCCCGTGTTGAGGTCCACAGTTGTGCCCATCTGAGCTTGCGTGAGTTGGGCGGGAGTGAGGGCGATGATTTTGTTCATGGATGTTTCCTGGTGATTTGTTAGGCGTTCAAGGTGGGCACGTACATGTCACTCACGGTGATTCCCCATGAGACGAAGTGACCGTGACAGAGGACTTGCTCCAACCAATTGATTGCCTCCTCATCTGTGAAAAGATGGAAGACGTTGAAGATGCGCTCGGGCGCTTCCGCTTTTACCGCGTAGGGTAGTGACTCATGGAACATGGACTTGAGAACATTGCGGGCTTTGTCCGCATCGCAGGTGGAAGAGAAGGACATGGTGGTCTCCTTATATAAGAAGGGTGCAGTGCAAAATCGCACTGACTCAAATATAACCAATGAACTCAGGACAAACTTATAGGAACGAGGGAACCTTATAGGGAATCTTATAGGGGGAAGGACGACGCTCTCCTAGGCATCCCACGGACGAATCCATGCTTTTCCCCTAGGGAGATACTTTCCTAGGCCGGTGCCTTGGAACGAGCCTAGGGAATGACGCCTAGGGATGCCGAGGACGACGTGCCCACACTTCTTCCTACCCGTACTCCAAATCAGGCCATACAGGCGTCGCCCCGTACTCCGAGGCTCGTTCTCCCTAGGGAAGAAGCAGGATGGCTCGGGCGGCGAGATTTTTTCCTGTAAGGTTTTGGGAAAGTGAGGATGAAATGATGAGGGGAATACTTCGCCCACACATTGGTTCCACATTGGTTCCACATTGACCCTTTCTCCGTAGCCTGACTCTCTTCCCTACTCCTCTCATCCATAGGCTTCTCCCTAGGCTCATCCTTCTCCGTATGGTTGTTCGTCTCCGTGGCCTGGTCCTTCTTGTTCGTGTTGGTGACGTTGATCTTCCTATTCGTCGTTACTGTCCTCTTCCCGTACTCCGTGATCTTGGTTGGGATTGTTCGGGCTTTTTCTCTCCGACGTATATCTGTATGTAGTAGGAGTAGAGACTCCTATTGTTCTTTGTTCGGGGAATCGTTCGGGCTTTCTTCTCTCAGGCTGTTGTCGGGGTCGAGCTCTTTAAACGCGATTTGAGCGCTTTCCGGTCGTTGGTGGTGTCAGCGGTCATCTTGAGTGTCTGGCACGCTTCTATGGTCGTTCTGATGCGCTGGCCAAGGTTCTTTTTCGGTGGTTGGTTCTGAGGTTGCTTATAGGTAGGGAACCTTATAGATAGGCTATTCTTTGGTTAGTAGTCGGGACTTAGTGCCTTCCTGTTAGCGTTAGCGGAAAAGTCCTTTAAAATCAACAACTTACGTTCCTAGGCCTGAACCTTATAGGGAAAAGCCTCTGCAATGAGAGGCTTTCAAGGGTTTTGGCCTGATTCTTATACTTTGGCCTGAGCCATTTTGAGCATCATCGTGGCCGTGTCGATCACGGCACTGACGGCCTTTTCAGCTTTGTCTGCCTGTTGCTGCGCCAAGAGAGAATAGGCGCCCTCGAGTGCCTTATCGTGAACCCGCTGGATGGTGACGAGTTCGGCGATCGCCATGCCGGTGACTGCCTCGATGTTGTTCTTTCCGAAGATGCGGGCCAGGGCATCGACGCTCTCCTCGTTATGACTCTCCCAGGGGTCAGCCGAGCAATTGATCTCCTTCAGTTGCGCCTCCGAGAACAGACTGCCTACCGCGCAGTTGTTGCCTGACTTGTACTGATAGGCGCAATCGAGCTTGTCGCCCTTGTTGACGTTCGGTCCGATCTTGCCCTGCTTGGCCTGGTCGATGATGTGTTGGAGCGATTCGATCTTGGATCGGCATGAGACTCCATTGATGATGTGTGGCATTCTGTTTTCTCCTTCAGTCGTGACTTAGTTACTTGGATTGCATTTCGAGCGCCTTTTCGAGCCAATGGATCATCGGCTCGGGGGTGTTGAGTCCATTGGTGTTGTCGCGAAAGGCGTACCAGGGCGCAATGTCCTCATCGTCGCGTTCGTTGTCGCAGGGCGTCTTGCCTCTTACGATAGACAGTGGGCAGGGCTCGCACCGGTCCAAATGTTCGTCTTTGTGCGAGAGGAAGTGATGGCAAAGGGAGCAAGTGGTTCCATTTATGCTCAGACCGTCCATCTGGTCATCGTCGTTGATGCCAACAACATCCGCGAACGTGCTGACTCGGACGTTGTGCTTCTTCAGGTTCTCGGGTTTGAGGCCCTGCCACTTGGTCAGGCTGTGCTGGACGGCATCATCCGGTGTGGTGTCCTCGACCGGCTTGGGATAGAACTCGTCGATCCATGTCTTGACTGTCATCGGGCTTCTCCTTGTGATTGTTTGAGGGCTCGCCGGAGCTCGGCGAGGTTGTTCTTGTAGGCTCGAGGGTCGGTCTCGCTCTTGGTCAGGAAGAACGCCCGGTCGATGCCTTTGAAGACCACCTTGAAGTGACTTCCATTGCGCGGCTCGATGGACTCGACCTCGAACCCATCGCGCTTGTATAGGGCGAACTGCTCACGCAAACGCCGGTGGATGATCAAGGCGCTCATCCTTGAGCCAATCGGTAGCCCTCACCGACGATGCGGAAGGTCGTGATCGTCCGGTCGGCGTTCTCACTGTGGATGAAAAGCATAGGCTGGCGGCCTGTGAAGTACTCGATCGCGTCCATGTAGACGCCGACGCCGATCTTGTCGTTGGTGTGGATCTCGATCAAGGCGTTGATCGGGTTCTTCCAGTCAGCACGATCCTGAACCTGCTCGAAGGCAGCTTCCAGAATCTTGTGTCGAGCATTGGACACATTGACGGTGCGTTCGGGGGCGCTGCTGGCGATGCCCCGAAGATAGTCGGTACGCTTGTCGTCGGAGCTCATTCGGCATTCTCCTCAATGTGCTTGACGCATTCAATCCATGCAGCTTCTTCGCTTTCGGACGTGTCGTGGTCTTGGAAGTCATTGGTGACAGAGTTCATCCAGCGGTACTCACCGGCGAATTCGGCACCGTACTCCTGGCCCATGTCCTCGACATAGAAACCCTGGGAGATTAGTTTGGCTTTGGTTTCCTGGAAGGTCATCGCGTTACTCCTTTGTGTGTTTGAGCGATAACGTATTATCTCGACCGCACTGAGGAGAACTAATCGTTCCAATCACTTTGCCTTGCAGAATCCCATGCCGCTCGTTGGCAAGGTCTCTCATGGCCTGGGTGATGAACCCAGGCTGATTCACGAGGTCGGCCCAGCTCCGACCGTTGCGTATGGCTTTGGGGTCACACAGGCCCATGTGTCACCCCTTGCAGCTTCGACAGGTAGTGCTCCTTCACCCAGTCGATGTCCAACCGGGTCATCGGCCGGTCAGGCGTATCGCCCTTGCGTCCGTGACTGCTGACCATCCAAGTCCTGATGTTGTAGTACCAGAACTGGTGATGGGTTTTGTTCCAAGCGAGAATGGTCTGGTGAATCTCCAGAATGTCGCCCTCAAGTTTGAAGCTCAGTGCCATGTGTTATCTCCTTGCGATCCAGCCGACCGGTTCCTGATCCTCGCTCTCAAGACGATGGAACTCGGCGTCGGCCAGGAATTGGTCCTGAAAGCAGAAGCGCCTGCCCCAGCCATCGGGACTCACGTCCATGTAGATGGCTCGGGTGAACATCAGGTCGCCGATGGCGATGATGGAGCCATCAGGCAATAGCCTGACCTCCCGGTAGTCGCCCAGGCTCTCGATGTGGGCCAAGAGCTCGGAGTCGGTCATGCCGCTTCCTTGAGGTTGGTCTTGCGGAACCACTTATCGCCGATGAAGCGAATCCAGTCCTGGTTGGTCCACAGGGCTGTGCTCACGGGCGGCACCTGCATCCAATAGCCCCAGCCAGTCTCCTGGCCATTCAAGGTGTCGATCTTTTCCTGCTCTGTCGGTTGTGGCTTCATGGGGTTCTCCTGGTTAGCCGTTGGGGAAGTCGTTGAGTTGTTGGAGGTAGCCTTCGCGCACCAGTCGGCGATCATCGAAGGGCATGGATTCGAGGTCGTTCAGGGGAATGAGAGCCTGAGCCATCAGTCGTCCGTAGTCCCGAAGTTGTTCGCGCCCTTGTTCGAGCGCGGCGTTGATGGCGTCGGCGTAACTCATCAGCCTCTCCTCATGGTTGAAATCTCGATGGCCTCATCCTGCGAGAAGACGGGCACGCTGTTGGACTTGTGCATGACGCCGATGCCAAGCAGCTTGGTGCCGGTGTACTTCATGCCCTGGATCGGTTTGGTGCCACCGTTGCAGCCCGTGTCCACCGACTGATGCTCCCTGCCCGTCGAGCGCCCTGGTGGCGTCGTGAGCTTGGGAGTGTGATCGATGGCGCTTTGAGCGTGTGACCTGCGGGCGAACTTGGGCACTGAGGCCCACTTCTGTTGCAGGGCGGCGAACGAGGCGATGGCGTCACGCTCGGCGCGGGTGGGGTTCTTCTTGCTCATGAAGCCTCCAACACGCTGAAGTGATTGGACGGCCACCCGTAGAAGAACCAGTTCTCGCCCTTGAGCGTGAAGGTGCCACGCCCATCAGGCTCGATCTGGATGAAAGGCTCGCGCCCGGTGAGCCAGGTGCTCTTGAGTCGATCCAAGAACTGCTTGGGCTCGGGGTACGCCTTAGCGTGGTAGAGGTGGGCCACCGCCTTGTGCAGCCTGGTGGCCAGCTCTTCAAACTTGGACGCGGTGAGGTTGCCGTCATACGGCAGGATGTACGCGACCCGGTCCATGCCATGAGTCAGGTGCGTCATCAGGCACTTGTTAAACGCCCGAGAAGCCATGATCTTCCTCCTGGATCATCTGAATGTGGACGCGGTGCCCGTGATTGTTGAACTCGTTCTCCAAGTAGTCGTAGAGTTCGGCCACTGCCTCAGCAGAGCCGGCAGGATGCTCACTGCCCTCCATCGGCTCGATCAGGTCGAGTAGGAGATATTTGCGTTTTGCCATGATGGTTTCCTCGTCAGTTGAGTTTGGCCAAGCGGGTCTGCTCGGCAGTGGTTGGATCGAGGCCCAGGGCCCCGGAGAAGACCGCCAGTTGGTTCCGGCGTTCGTAGATGGCGACCATGTCGCCCTGGATGAGTAGAAGTCTCATGGAGTGCTTTCTGTTGCTGATGTCTTATTGTCAGCGGTGACTGATGGACAATCAACCGCTGAAGCAGGGTCATCGCTTGTGTCCGAACACAATCCCATACGCCATGCAAAAGAGCAGGACCGTCATGCAAGCTCCTGTTGGCCACCGGTGGGCTTCTCGGCCGCCAGGCGCACCCAGTGGTCGGCAGGCAGGTGAGCGAGCTCCTCTGGCAGATAGCTGCCCACATGCGCCTTCAAGCACTTCGGGCACACCTTGTCGCGGAACTCAGGCTTGTCGATCGGGGCGTAGATGTAGTGAACGCCCTCGTCGCCATCGGCTCGTTCGCCACAGATCGAGACTCCGGCAAAAACGCCGGTCATCGTGAGGTGGATTGACATGCTTGCTCCTTTTCCCATTGGTGAACTTCGGGGGTGCGAATGCCGATGTAGTCGTAGACCCAATCGGTGTTCTGCGGGTCGCGATTCCATTTGGCGATCGCTTTCTTGGCTTCAGCCTCGATCATCCGAATGCCCATGAAGGCCATGTCGGGGATTTGGGCGTCGTTGAAGGTGCCGAGATAGACCGTGTTGGTCGGGAGGTGCCTCCTCCAGTAGTGAAGTTGGATCACAGTTGCTCCCAGTCGGTGTGGTTCTGTTGGCGGTACTCCATCGAGGTGCATCCGAACTGCTCGGCCCAGTCGAGTGGTGCAAAGGCGTGATCGGCGTCGGCTTCCATGATGTCGCCGCACTTGCCTGTGAAATACACCTCGCCATCGTCATCGAGTAGGCGAAACTCGTAGGGCAGCTTTGCGGCCAGGGCCTGGAGCTCGGCGAGTGCGGGGAACTTGTGGCAGTTGTGGAACTTGCCCTCGTACCGCCCTGTGTACTGCGTCTGGTGGTCGGGGTCGTGAGTGATGATCCAGTTCATAAATCGCTCCGTGTCATGTTCAAAATCGAACAATTCAATTGTCACAACCGAGTGTTGGACTTGCAACACTCAGTCGTGACATAGCCAATCAATCGCCCGAATCGTCGTCCTCTTCGTCGTACTCGGCCATGTAGATGATGATGGCTTCGATGGCGCGCCCTTCTTCGTCGCGTCGGACGAGGCAGTCGTAGGAGCCGTCACCCCACCCCGTACTCGACACACAGCCAACAGGGTGCACACCCCACTGCCCTTGCGTGTCGCAAGTCAGGGCGCACACCTCGTCGTAGAAATTGTCCTTGACCGCCTCCGAGCCGCACATCTGATCGAACAGGGCGTAGTCGAAGAAGCCGGCCTGGCCCGAGTCCACACCCACATGGATGTCGGAGTCGACCCATGTGGAGTCAAACTCTGCCTCATGGTCGAAGTGGCTCTGGGTGTTCTCGTGGCGAATGTGCAGGTAGGCCACGCGACCGATGTGCGCCTCATAGTCGGCTCGGCGCTTGGCCAAGTCTTGCTCATCCATGTCCGCGATGATGCGACGAGTCTTGGCGGTTTCGGTGTCCAGCCCTTCGACAGCCGCTCGGGCTTTGGCGATGCGTTCTTCGCTCTCCTTGAGCGAGTCGAGCATCCACTGCTGTTCTTCAGGCGGTTTGCGGTAGCCGACGTGGGCCTGCCAGATGCCGTTCTTGACGTTGTCCAAGGTGCCCGCGCACCAAGTCTCCATGTCATAGCACGGGTCCGTGACCCGCAGAGCGCCCGATGACACCGCAAAGGCGTTGGGCGACGAGGTGCTGTCAATTTTGGAGAGTTTCATTTTTGTTCCTTGCTGATGATGACCATGCCAAACAGCAGATCGATCAGGACACTTGAGCTGCCGATCGAGATGCCAAGTTTGTAGTTCCAGCCCGCGCCGAAGCGCGAGCCTTGTGAGTTAAGCAGAGCCTTCGGGCCACGTTCGGTCTTGTGAGGGAACCATCCGTAGCCCTCCTGCCAGGGCCAACGTCTGGCCCTGATGGTGAAGTTGCCGAGCTTCACGGCCTACCACCAACTGTCATACAGACAGGCTTTGCCTTCGCCGATGGCGGCGCGGGCCTTGCCGACGAACTCGAGGACCGAGGCTTGGTCATCCTCGTCGAACAGCTCATCGCCGCCAAAGAAGAAGCCTGCCGTCGGTGTCAGGGCCTTAGCCTTCGCCAGCGACTCCAAGACATCGAGGTCTTCAGGCATGAGGCGCACCGTGGTGCAGTTGAAGGACGGCATGGTTCCGCCCTTCTTGCGATAGAGCTGCTCCATCCAGCCATGCAGGTGGTTGAACTTGCGCCAGTAGGCGAAGTAGATGTCCACACCCTCGACGGGATGGCCGTTGTCGAACAGCTTGTCTCCAAGGTCCACTTGCTGGTCGCCAACCAGCTCCGCAGGTGCGGTGTAGGCGTACATATCGAGTCCCATTCGGGTTCTCCTTGTTGCTTGTCAGAATCGACAAAATGAATTGTCACAGGTGAACTCAGGATATACCAGTCACCCGTGACAGATGCCCATCAGCCGATCAACGGGCGTCGAGGAGCGTGACCAGCTTGTTCAGGGTCTCGTTGGCTTCGCTGACCTTGGCTTCGATCTTCTTGGACTTGGTCTTGACCGAGCCCAAGTCCTCGATCTCCTTCTCGACCTTCTTGATGGCGTCGATCAGTTGGTCGTCGGACATGGTGGTCACGTCCACGTTGTTGATGTAGGTCTTGTTGGCGATGGTGATTTGGTTGGACACGGGTTGCTCCTGGATAGGTTGAGAGAGGGGTTGAGAAGTCAGGGTGTCAACGGCTTCGCAAAGCTCTTTGACTTCCTGCAAATGTTGGCCGAGAGCGATCTCGGCACATGGATTCGTCGCTGGTGGGCGACGCTGAACGCCGTTTGGCGTGTAGTTGTAGCCTACGACGTTAAGGCGTTGAATTCGCACTTGGAACAAGATGCAATCGTCTTTAGCCCAAGTCGAGTCGGGCCCCTGACCGTCCATACGCCACCACATTTCGAGAAAGAGGAATGCCCATTCTTCGGCGTGGAAAATGTCAGGCGTGTTCGCGATCCGCTTGATTTTCTTGACGAACTGTTCCACCAGCACCGTGAACTGGCCGAAGTTGCCGCGCTTCGCCTCATGTCTGGCCTTCATGACGAACTCATGTTCGTTTTCCAAAGCCCAGATGTACTGCGTGGTGATGTGATCCACTCGGATCGGTTCCTGTCGTGCTGTCATTTCATGTTCACTCCTTCATGGTTGGTTGCGATGAATGAATTACACCAGCGCAATCTCGGACTTTGACCGTGCCTGCGCATCTTCCCTATCACTTGCCCTGCTCTCGCTTCACCCCTCGGGCAGATCAATTTAAACGACAGGCCTGCCAGCCGTTGGTGTCGGTGGTGCTCAGACCTTCACCACCTCTCGGAAAGCGCTCTACGGTCGTTCTAGTGGCAGGAGCGCGGTGCTCTGGTCGGTGTAATGACTCATAAACCGAGCATTACATGGACTAATGCCACATTTATGATGCAAATCCTGGACATTGCGTCCCGAGTCCTTGGACCGTGGACAGGGTGAAAAATCAGGGCGCGAGGCCCTGATCGGTATCACCACACGTTGGCGGCTGAGGTTGATGGCCTATGTGCCGCAGCGGGCTTGGGCGGGGCCGCTTCACCCACGATGTTGAGCAGGTTGGGCGAGACGCGCCAAGTGGTCGTATTCAGGCGCTTGCGAGTGATCGAATCCACCTCGTAGCCTGAGACGGTCTTGGTGTTGATGCGCTCCACATAGAGGTAGCGCTTGGCGTTTGTCCGGTCGAGAAACCAGCCGATGGCACCGCGACGCAGGCTGTTGTCCTTGCGCTTGGCCAATGTGTCGATGCACTTGTCTCGGATGGCCTGAAGCGCCTCCGAAGACATCGACTCCAGCTTGGTTAGATCCATTTCAATCTCCTTTGCGTTTAAATTCGGCGATCATCCGCCGTGCCCATTGCTTGCGGTGCTTCTGGACGTTCTCATGCGTGATGTCACGAGCCAAAACATTGCCCATGTACAGAAGCCAGGATTCGAGGCTGTTGTACGGGACCAAGCGTTGCTCGATCATGTCTTTGACCTCCTTGATCCTTTGCTCCACGCGCAGTTCGGCGCGATGCTCGATGAACATCCAGTTCTTGTGTCCACCCCGAGCAGCTCGCATGATGGCGTGACAGAGGTATTCCTCCTTTTTTGCCTGACACACCTCGCCATAGTCTTTGCCATTCCAGAGGTAAGGAAGGGCCTGACGGATGAGGTCTGAAGTTTTAAGGGTTTGCATAAAGTGGTGCCTTTCATCGCAGTGCTCCAAACACGAAGCACTCTGATGAAAGGGGCACGAGGCCCCCTTCGATCACTCGATGCCCATCTTCAGCTTCATCACATCGACGATGGCGCTGTCGGGGTTGATGACCATGCGTCCACGTTCGCGCTGGGTGATACCGAGAATCGGGAACAGCATGAACATCTGGTTCGCCTGACTTGCCGCAGTGCCTGGCGAGTACGGCTTGGACAGCAGGTTGGTCTGCAAGTTGCCTTTGTTGCCCGATGTCAGCTCACCCTCCTTGAGCAGCACTTGGAACGAGCGGAGCAGAACCTCATTCAGGGCTGACGTATCCTTGCCCGACGCGATCCAGGTCAGAAGCATGATCGCCTTGTCCTTGACCTTGTCGGCGATGGCATTGCGGTCGTTCATGTCCGCGATGAACAGGTCGGCACGCTCGTTGGCGGCGTCGATCGTGTCCGTCTTCATGAAACCCAGCCAAGTCTTGTCACCGCCCAGCAGAGCCATCAGACGCTCGCCAGGCTTGTGCGTGGTGGAGGTGATGCGAGGCGTCTTCGGCTCTTTCGGCTCACCGTCAGCTTTGGGCTGCTTCGCTTTCTTGGCCTTGATGGTCTTCTCGTCAGGCAGCGCGTCGGTGGCGGGCTTGTCAGCTTCGGCAGTCTCCTCGACCGCGTCGTCCTGTTCAGCGTAGACCGCCTGAACGGCCTCAGCCTTGTGAATGTCGGCGACTGCGGCTTCGAGCGCGTCTTCGGCGACAGCTTCGTCGTCGGCGGGCTCGATCACCTCATCCAGATCACCGAGCATCGAGGACAGGAGGGCGTCATCGTTGGTGCTGACTTCGGCGTCTTGAACACCGAGCATCTGGAAGAACACGTCGTCGATGGCGGGGGTGGCGTTATGCTTGCTCATGGAAAAATCTCCGTTGAAAGTTGAAAAAAACAAGTTGAAGGACTGGCATCGAATACTTCGACAATTGAACTGTATCGCTCGAATCTAGGAGTCACAAGCATCTTGCTTGGGGACTTTTCAAACTGCCTTCGAGGTACATTTCTTATGCGCCGCTTCGATGGTTTGAATTATGACCAGCGCGGCTAGGAGAAACAACCACATCTCAGGACACTTCGTAGGGAACCTGCCGTGGTCAGGAACTGAATAGATAAGGCGCGTGCGCGTGCGCGAATAACCTGCGAACTCAGGAGCTTCAAGTGGTGGCTTTGGGCACTTGATTGGCACGGTGGCAGGGTGGCAGGGTTCGTTGGAAGACTTCCTAGGATGTCGAGGCCCAGGAAAAAGGCACCGGATGGTGCCTTGTTATGGATGAATGCGTGAATGAATACGCCTAGCTGGCCATACAGCCAGCTACCCGTACCTACCAGGCCGCGCCGAAGTCCGGTGGTGCGTCTTTCAGGGTCGATGTCGGTGCATCAGGATCGGGCGGCGGTGGGGGTGCAAGGTGGTTGTCCACCTCGACCAGATGTCCATCGTCGTTGATGTGGCAGTCCGCCCAGGTGATGAGAAACTCCTCGTACCCGTTCAGGGCATCCGCCTCATAGGCGAATGTCGTGCCATCTCTCGGATCGGGTCGCAGCTTGCCTTCGGCGTCATAGTTCATGATCCGAATGGTGAACAGTGGCCAGGTGTCCCGAAAGCTCGTCTTCTGTTGGAGCGTGAGCGCTCCGTTCCAGATGAGGCGAACCTGAACCTTGCCGTTGTCGAACTCTTTTAGGGTTCGGTAGGTCGGGTCGGCTGTCATCAACTTCCACTGCGCGCCACTCATGGGCATGCCTTCTCGATTGAAATACAGGGCCATTAAATCTCCAGTTCCGGTTGTTTGAGGGTGAACCACAGTGGCTCGATTTGATTCGTCCACTTGCAGAAGCGAGCCTTGTCGCCCAGGTAGAAGCGACGGTAGGCGATGACGGGGTCGTCCGTGCGGTATTGCTCGGGCATGCACTGGACGAACTCCTGGAGCCCCGCCCTGGGCAGCGCCGGTGGCATGTGACGGAGCTCGCCTTTGAGGAGCTGCTCACACGCATGGGTCTTGCCGTAGCGCAGGGTGTACTCAGCGCACAGGGCACGGCCGTGATGCCAGAGCCAAGCGAAGTTGTGAGCCGTCTTGCCTGCCCAGATCGTGCAGGGATGGCCTGCATGGGTGGGTTTGTAGCGTGCCGACCCGCCATGTGCCTTGATGATGGTGGCCAGCATCTGGCAGGTCTCGGTCGCCATCTTCACGACATGCTTGTCACAGGCCATCGAGGCAGCGGTGTACGGGTCGCGGTGCAGGACGAAGATGTTCACGCCAGCAGCTCCTCTGGAATCTCCACCTCGTCGCCCAGCCTAGATGCCACGTAGCACCGCATGGCCGCAATGAGTGGTGTTGGGCCTAGATATGGCTTCTCCTCGTGCGAATAAAACACCCAATCATCAAGGTGTGGCTTGTTTGCGTAACGCTCCCGCTCGATGAGCGCCCCGCCCTGCGCCCAACTCTTGCTCGGGTGAAAGTGGTTCTTGCCACCGTTCTTCTGAGGGATGACCCAGATGCCTTTGCGGCGAATGTCCGGATTGATGTAGACCTTCTTGGGGCCGTACTCGATGATGGCGACGGCATAGTTGAGAGCCTCGCCGATCAGCTCGGATGTTTTGATTCTCATGTCAGTACGCCTTGAACATCCAGTCTTCGACCCTGAACGTGCGCATGGTGCGCCCGTCCACATGAGGCTCGAGGATGATTGATTCATCCGTGACTGAGTCGCCCTCAAAGACGAGAACGACTGCGTCCTTGCTGAATTGAATGGAGTGGATCTCGTTGTGGTGCATGAAGTACCACTGGCCTGGCTGGTAGGTTTTCGTGATGCGGCCGTAGCGGCGGGTCTCGATCTCCTCACGCTCGTACTTGCCTGGCTCGCCACCGTAGACGAGCTTGGAGACCATGAACTCGTCGCTCCACTTCTCCATGCCGGCCGCATATTGCTGGTAGGTCGTGTTGTCCACACTGCCCTGAAGCACCATGCAGGCCAGGTCGAACCGATGGCTGTGAGGCGTGATCGGCATGTCCTGGGTGCGCGTGTTGCGGAAGATGCGAATCTTGGCGCTGGCGCTGGGCAGTGGGTCTTGCCCGATGATCGTGCTGGTCAAGCCTGGCACGATGTAGTTGGCCATGCTCCCGTACCCCATGTCCAAGAGGTGGTGGATGACATCGGTGTCGATTTTCGGGTCAATTCTTTCCATGAGAGTTCTCCTCGATAAGTGATTCGTCCTTCTTTGAAGGCTTTTTGGGTTGATGTTTGCCGGCGTTGCGCTTGGGGTTGACGATGAACTCGCGGACCACCGGGTTGCGGCGCGTGACCTTCTTCTTCTTGCGGGTCATGACCAGTCGCCTTCGGGCATGATCTTGCGAGCAGAAACGATGACGCGAACGCTCATCCGTTCTGCCTCGTCGAAGGTCATGGGGCGCTCGTTGCCCTTGTCGTCCACGATGCTCACGGCGTCCGAGAGAAAGGCCGCATCGGCTGCGTTGTTGCGATCCAGCGTGCGCTGAATGCCGCCGCGCCCGTGAGTGCCGCTCCATGTTTCGTAGTGCACAGCAGAGGCTGACTCCACGATGTCGAAGCAGTGGTGGTCGATCAGGTAGGCGTTGATTTCGATGTTGTCCACGTCCACCGGGTACGTGGGGATGGGGTGTGTCATCGACTGCGAGTCCACGAAGGTGATCTTCATCCGAAGCGTCTTCATGTGGCCCAGACCCAGCGTCTTGTTGAAGACTTGGCGCAGGCCGAAGTCGTTCAGGACCACGGTGTCGCCGACTTTGGGGACGGGGTGGGCCTTCATGACTTCGCCGCCTTCTGTTGCCGCTTGTACTCGCGGCAGGCCAGTGCATAGCGCGAGTTCGCCTCCTGGGCGGCCCGCTTGAGCTGTTCGAGTTCCTCTTTCGTCATGGTTTTCTCCGTTGCAATAAGTTGCTGGTGACTGAATTTTAGAACGCGAACGTAGGGTCAGTGGTGTTCCTCTGCGGTTGCCTCAGAAGTCTCCACCGGCGTCTTGGTGTCGTGTGGGTTCAGGCTGATCGCTTGGTAGCCCGAGCCACGCAGCATGTCGTCCAGGGCTCTTTGCTTGTCCTCTTCCGACAGGTCGCGCTCGATGACTTCCGTGGTGATGAAGCCGTTGGCGTTGCCCGCGAAGCCCGCGCCGATCGACAGACACAGGAACGACAAGCTCGACCACAGCGACTTGGCGAATGGCCAGAGGCTGTTGAACCACAGAATCTGCGGCAGGTGGATGATCGGCGAGACCACGCCCGCGATCAGCGAGTCCGCATAGCTCGGATTGGGACCGAGACGAAACTGGCCAGGCGATGGCAGGTTGGTTCGGGCTTCTTTGTACTCAAAGGCTTTGAATTGGATGGGCATATCAGGGGAACTTGTAGAGTGAAGGGATGGAGAAGCGGTGAAGCTCGGTTTGGGTGACGGCAATGGAGATGACCTCCCATTGCTTCATGTCCTCGATCAGATAGTCGGGGAACTTGCCGTCGTTGTCCTTGTGCAGGTTCAGGTGGTTCTTCAGGGCACCGATGCTGTTCCACACCTTGCCCTTTCGAGTCCAGTTGGAGGGCGTGCCACCGGTCTTGTAGAGACCCAGGCGCTTGTGGTGGATCATGTAGATGGTCGTGCTCATGGCGACACCATCTTGCAGCCGTAGTTCTGACCCTTCTTACTGAAGGTGAAGCGCCCTGTGATGTGCCCGTGATTCATCTTGCTGACGATGTCGGCGAAATCCGAGACGAACATGGAGACCGTCTGGCCACTCACACGCTTGAAGGTAAACGTAACGGACGAGCGCCCTCTGCCGTAAGACTGAAACGTCAAGGTGTCCTCGAACTCGAAGTTGTCCACCATCGCGTCGATTCCGTAGCCCTCGTAGTCCATCTGGTTGCCGTTCTTGTCGAAGGGGATTTTGTAGTTTGTCTTTGCCATAGCTTTCTTTCAGAATGAGCCCCAGACGCCTTCGTAGCGAGGCGGGAGCCCTTTGGGATTGGTGATGGGGTAGTTCTCAACCACCGACCCACTGATGACCTTGGCGATTCTTTCGATGCGCCAGGGTGTGTAGATGGACCAGGCGCCACCGTTCTTCGTGACAGTCTCGTCCAGGCAGTCGATGCGATACCGGAAGTCGAGGTAGTCGAAAGTCCACCAGATCGTGTCGCCCATGCGGCCGCGATGGTTGGCCAAGACGTTGACACGCCTGCTGTCCCAGGCTTCAGCCAACGTCGAGAGCAGGCTTGCGGAGAAGCCCACGCACTCGATGTTCTCGTAGTTCTCGGGCCAGTTCATGATGGCGTCCGTTCGACTTTGACCGTGACGGCCAGTGGCAGAGCGTTCAGCAGGATGGTTCCACCCGCCACCGCGATGACGAGCAGGACCGCCCCCACCATGCCGGTCTCACGATCGCCCAGCGCCATCCAGGCGAGGATCAGCACGAACGACAGTCCGAGCATCACCGTCAGGATCGCGCCGCACACGAAGATGCCGAGGTAGGTGAGGATGCTCATGCGGGCACCCCTGGCGCGTCGTGACAGTTGGCAAAGCCAGCCATCTTGCGAAGCTCTTTGGGGAGCTGGTAGAAGCCGCGATCCAGGCCCTTGAAGAACGCCTCCATCATCACGATGGCGTCGTAGTCGGCGGCGTGAGCGGCAGTCGGGTCGTAGGGCACACCGAGCGCGAAGCACAGTTCGCCCAATCGAGGCAGCTTGCCATCGGGACAGGCCCACCTGGCGTTCTCCATCGTGCAGAGGCTGTGAATGTCGGGGACGTTCACCCCGATGCGGTTCAGTTCGCCAGCGATGAAGGGGCCGTCGAAGCCCATGTTGTGAGCAATCAGGAGTTCACCCGTACTCATGCGATCGGCGATGTCCTGAGCCACGTCTTCCCACTTGGGTTGCCCCACGAGCTCCGAGTAGCTGATGCCATGCGCCGCTTGGGCACCTGGATCGATGGCACGCTCGGGGTCGATGCGTTGCACGTACTTGTCCAGAAGCGTTTGGGTCTCCAGGTCGTAGGTCAGCAAGGCAATCTCGATGATGCGATGCCCGCGAGCCTGTTCGAGACCAGTTGTCTCTGTATCCAAACCTATAATTTTCACAGCTTTCTCCATGTTTTCCCCCGACACACGGCGGCCGCGTACATCGGGTGGATTTCGTACTTCTCGCCAAGCTCATCGAATGAAGCGCCTGCTTCTCTGAGACTGCGCATCTCCAACACTTGTGATTCGGCCAGCTTGGCTCTTCCATTCATTTCACCGTCCGCCGAACGAAGTGAGCTTGCATAGGCGTGACGCAGGTTGTCCGCCTCCAAACACCACTCCAAGTTGCCGACCCGGTTATTCGACTTCACGCCATCCTTGTGATTGACCTCGGGCAGAAGCCCTGGGTTATCGATGTGGATAAGCGCGACAATGCGATGAACAAGGCAGCAATGCGATTTCTTGAGCGCCTTATCCCAAAGCACGACCTGTTCGTACCCTGTCTTCGGATGAATTTTTGTCTTCAGGACTCGAGACGAGCCACCACGGTAGGCGTTTCGAGAGATGAGGCACCCATCGACCGTGACCTCGTATTCGCCACCGCTGAACTTCGCCTTGATCCATTTGTCCTTGTCGGCGCTAGGACTCATTTCTTATCCTCGATGGGTTTCAAGCGGGCGTAGCCGTCGATGCTCCAGAAGTAGTCGCACTTGTCGCCCTTGATCGGCGGCATCGTGAAGTACGACTGACGGAACTCGTTGGGGATGGCGCGAAAGCGGTAGCACTCGTTGGCTGACGGGCAGCCGGTGCCGTTGCACATGGCGAGGTCTGGCATCAGAGCTTCCCCTTGATGGTGGCCAGTTCCGCAGTGACCTTGGTCTTCCAAGCGAAGAGGCCCGCGATCTGGCACTGGTGCGTTTTCATCTGGTCGGAGGTGTCCACATCCGAGAACGCCACGAACTCGTTGAACTCGCCGAGCTTGCTGAACGCCTCGGTGTGTTCTGCCACCTGCTCGGTCAGGACGCGAATCTTCTCGGCCTGATCCGCGATCGTCGTGGCCATGCGGCTTGCAACAGACTCGGCCTCGCTGGCCTGCTTGACGAGTTTGCGGATGGTCGAGCGATTGGCCTTCTCCGCTTCCTCGAGGTGGCAGATGCGCTGAGTCAGCAAGGCGAGGTTGTCGCTCTTTTTGAACAGTCCGAACATCACGCACCTGCCTTTTGTTCGGCCCAGATCGAAGCGAGGATGCCGACGGCGAGCAGGGCAGTACCGGACCAGATGTGACCGGCCTGCCAGGTGTCCACGACAGCGAAAAGAAACACCATGTCCAGGTAGTTGAACCGGCACTTGGCGAAGAACTGAAGAACGGATTTCATGTGATGCCTTTCAACTTCTTGTCTTTCTCGGCCAGCTCCTTCATGTGCTGGTCGAGGCCTTTCCAGTCTTTCGTGGTCCACAGGTGGTGAGCCTGTGACCCAGGCATCAGGTAGATGCCCTTGTAGAGAACCGCGCCTCTCACAGCGCGACCACCGTTCCTGCGCCGGTCTTGACCTTCTTGGCGGGCTTCTCGGCCTTCGCCGGTGCGGCTTTGTCTTTGGGCCAACCGAGCGTGGCCAGGTCGGCGACGAGGTTCGCAATCGAAGGCAGGTAGATCGACTTCTCCTGCTGCTTGGGCAGGTACTGCTCGAACTCGGGCAGACGCTCCAATGCGACCTTCAAGGTTGAGCAAGGCTCGATGGCACCACGCAGCTTGGCGCGAGCCGATTCCAGACGTGCTTCCTGCTCTTTGTGGAGCTGGGTGAGCTCGTCCACCTTTGTCTGCACTTCCTCGGTGGGTGTGTAGGAGCAGCCGCGAGGCTCGTAGACTCGAATCGAGCCGAACTGGCTGCGCCACCAACTGCTCGTCTCCAGGCAGTGACAGAGCGCCTTGTCACGGGCGATGGCTTGCACTTTCGCCGGCAGTTGCGCGATGGAATCGTCGTGAATCAGGGCGCGGACCTGCTCCTGATAGTCGATCTTGGGGATGTCTTGAACGACGGCCAAGACGAAAGCGTCCTTGTCGGATTTGGTGAGTCTCATGGGGTTCTCCTTAGATATGGCAATCCACCACCGTCAGGCGGGTGTCGTCGGGGAGGTCGTCGATCAGCTTGGCGAACTGCTCGTTCCAGACTCCCTGGCCCTTTTCGTCAGAGACCATGCCCCACCAGCCCATTTCGCCCTTCTCGAACCACTCGCCATCCTTCAGAACGGCGAACGTGGTGCCGGCGGCGTTGCGGGCGGCGTTGATGAATGTGAATCGAGGCGTCAGGTACTCGTCGAGGTCGGCAAAGGGGTTGTCGAACTTCTCGCGCAGTGCCTTGAGCGCCTCCTGGGCGTGGTAGAACTCGCGGCGCACGTCCCAGACGTTCTTCTCGCCCTGCCCTTCGGTGATCTGTGCCTGAACCTGCTTCCAGGTCAGCCAGGTGCAATCGCCGATGATGGCGTGCGCATCGTCCCAGCGCTTGGCAGCCTCTTCGCACGCCAGATCGCGCATCGTTGTGAAGTCGATGTCCTTCTTGAGCGCGGAGTCGCAGTAGTTGGCATCGGTGGGCTGGCCACGATTCACCCACGAACGCTCCCCGTTCTTGCCTTCGGCACCGGGCTTGAGGCGCAACATGCCCGACCAACGGCCGCCGATCTGATACCAGTCCCACTTGCGGTTGGGGTTGGTGCGGTTGACCGCCTTGATCAGCACGCCGTCCTTGACGATGGCGTATCCGTACTTGTGGTCGCAGTCGTCGCCGACCGTATCGACCTTCGACTCGTCGTCCACGATCTTTTCTTCCAGACCGTAGTAGCCGAGCGCATCATCAAGAGTCTCGCCGTCGTCGATCCTTGCTTGAATCTCGGCAGTGATGTCTTCGTCGAGGACGTACTGGTCGTTGCAGCCAGTGCATTCAAACTCGTGGAAGGGTTGAAGCTGGGCTTCGACGTTCTCGCCGATGACCAGTACGGTGAAATGGGACATTTGGTTCTCCTTGTTGAGTGAGTCAGTCATAAGTGACTGCAATCACATTGTAAAAGCTCAAAAGCGGGGATTCACCGCTTGAGTAGGGAGAGTGCGTCAGGCACTCTGTTCATCCAACCACCGAGTGCGGCAGTAGAAGTAGTCGAGCCACATCTGGCCATGCACAGAGGTGTCGTCGAACGGGCACGCCTCGTCGGTCTCACCCTTGTCGGCGGCCTGGATGGCGTGGTCACGGATTTGCTGGATGTCGAGCATGGTCGTCCTGAGTGTCAGTGGTGACTGAAGTATAGGAGCCTTCAGTGACTCCCGACAAGGCCGCTGATCCACCCTCCTCGCCCGCTGGCTTCTTGCGGAAGATGGCGTCGAAGTTGTTGCGGAACGCCTCAGTCGATTTCTTGGAGACGATGTTGTCGCCCGTGATCGGGTTCTTGGCGGTCGTCATGTCGCCGCTTTCATCTGAGCCTCCAGGCGGTCGTTCAGACCCCGAAGGCCGGTGGTGTTGAAGTAGAGCTTGTCGAGGGCAACGGCCATCACCTCGTAGGGCGCGGCATCCCACCGAACCGCGATCTGCTCCTCTTCCATCGACCAGTTGCCTTCGATGACACCTGCGGCGCTGATGGCGTAGGCGCTGTGCGTCATGACGCCCATCTGAGGTGTGGGGCCGTCGGTGAGGATCAGAATCGAGCTGCCCTCTTTGGTGGCTGCGATCAGCTCGGAGGTCACGCCGCGCTTGATCAGCGCATTCAATGCGTCCATGAATTTCATAAGATTCTTTCTATAAGGATGGCGAAAAATCACCAAAAAAGTTGGCGCCGATTTTCAGTTTTTTCGTGCCAGAAAAGCCATGCACTGGTTGGACACGCTGGTGTTGTAGCCAGTCGCACACGCCAGAGCCACCGGGTCCGATGACTTGGCTATCAACTCGTCACTCGCCAGCGAACGCTTGGCCAGGATGAAGGTCAGCGTGATCAAGGCAATCGCGATCATCGTCCAGATACTGAGCCAGAAGGCGTTCTCACCAAGCTCCAGGTGATGGGTGTGCGTCACTTTGACGGGCACTGAGGCGTTCATGTCTGCCATGTTGCTTCTCTCTTTCGATGAGGCTTTGCGCCTCGGTGATCATGATGATGTAGTCGCGGTCCGTCACCAGCCCCGATGTCGCCATGAAAAGCGAGTCGATGCCGGTGGAGAACTGCTCGGGGGAAATCTTGCCGCTGGTGACGGCAAGAGTCAGCCAGGCGATCGTCTCGAACGCCTTGCGATTGATTTCGTCTTGAAGGACGGGAACGGTCATGTCAGCGGACGATGACGCGAATGGACTTGTTGTCGAACATCCGGTTCGTGCGGTAGTTCTTGCTGCCGAAGCGGTTGGTGAGAATCTTGCAAACGTGAGCCTGAGCACGCTCAATCGGCAGGTCATGAGGCGTGCGGATCAGGTATTCACCGGGGCCGGTGACTCGTTCGAGCTCCTTGAATGCCCAGGCGCTGCGGGTGCCCCTGGGGAAATGGGGCTGAGGTGGGGTTTGAGGGGCTTTTTTGCTGAAGAGGGATTTGATGAATGAAAACATAAGGCGTTCCGTTTCTTTGTTTCGTGCAATCTTGCACGCTCTAAATATAGTTCAGAAGTCACGGGCTTTATGTCACCCGTGACATCTTCCCTCAGTGAACGAGCACTTTCCCGCTCATCTTGGCGTCGGCCAGCTCGGAGAACACCCGAGCCCGTGCCCGGTCCACAGAGGCTTCGAGCGCCGCAAGGCGATCTTCGCGCGTTGTGACGGCGCGTGGCATGTAGAAGTGGGTGGTCGTGAGCCGTTCATCGACCGTCAGGCCCAGGATCAGGCTGTTCAGATGCTCGATGTAGCCCTGGTTCATGGCCGCCTTGCCCGCCTCGTGGACGAGCGCGATGCCAGGCTGAACGAGCAGCACCATGCCGAAGCGCCGATTGGTGACATCGAAGCAGCTCCGGACGTAGGCGCTCAGTCGATCCTGGCAGTTGTCGGGGACTCGCTCTCCGATCGCATCGCCCAGCGTGTAGGCGGCCATGTCGAGTGGCGTTCGGTCGGTGATGAAGTCGAGCCCCGTGTACTTGGCGTAGATGGCATCGACCCGCTTGAGAATCTCTTCCTGCACGGCAAGGCGCGTGGCGAAGTCGTATTCTTTGGCGGGGTCCAGACCCAGCTCGCGCCAGATCGCAGACACGGAGGTCTCCACGAAGGGAATCCCCCGCTTCTGCGAGAAGGCTCGGGCGAGCGTTGTCTTACCGGTCCGGTGAGCGCCGCACAACCCGATCGACATTACGCCTTGCCTTCCAGAATGGCGCGCTCGGCTTCGGTGTCGCGGTTCACGGTGGCTTCGGCGTTGAAGACCTTGCCCTTGTTTCGCAGCTCCAGTTTGCGAATGTTCTTCTCGCGCTCCACGTCCTCGTCGGTGCCGGCAGCGTCGTGGCCCAACGCCTGATACCAGGAGATGTCGCCACCGATTTCTTCGCCCCAGCCCACGGTGTCGAACGGATGGCCTTCGAGTTGCTTGCGCACCAGTTCGATCGCCTCGCCCGACTCGGTGAAGATGCCCAACGCGGCGTGCAGCAGGCGCAGATCGACGTTCTCGGGCTTGATGTTGGCCGCTTCGGGAGGCAGGCTGTTGAAGTTGTTGAAGTCGTTGGGCGTGGCCAGGTGGTCCGACATTTCATGGATCAGACGGCCGTAGCCTGCGAGGTTCTCGGAGAGATCGCGCAGCTTGTCGCCCTCCATCGGCTTGCCGTAGAAGATCGTGCGCTTGGCCAGGTTCATGATGCTGGCGGCGTTCTCGGCCATGTTCAGCATGATGTGCAGACCGATTTCGCCGAAGTTCAGCGTGGCAGGCTTGCTCTCGGTGAGGAGAGCGCGTGATTGGTAGTCTTTGAAGTTCAAAATGATTCCTAAGTGAGTGATGACTTATTAAATATAGCGCGAAATGCGCGGGGTTCTTGCGTCAGAAGAACAGCCCCAAGATCGAGCCCAGAGGCGCCACGATGACACCCAGGACGCGCAGGATCAGAGCGCCCGTGATGTGGTCGAAGCTCATGCCGTACAGGACGACGATGTTCATGACCCAGCCGACGATGGCCAGAACCCAGGCGATGATCATGGCGGACAAGATGGTGAGGTTCATCATGCCGCTTCTCCAAACGAGGCTTCGACCAGCTTGCGGTTCTGCATCCAGCCCCGGAAGTTGCCCGACCACAAATCTGCCTCCGCCATCGGGGTTGCTTGATGCTCAATCGGTGATGCGTGGAGGGGCACACCCCCGACCAGTCGCTCGTACAGCGCAACGTCCTTTTCGATGCTCGGTGTCTGACCGTCATGTGTGAGATAGGACACGCGAGCGCACCGGGCAGCAGAGACCTTCAGGAGCAGGTCCATGTTGTCGAAGTGCTCGGCAAGTTCGGCGCGCGTCACGTAGGGCAGATGCCACTGACCTTCCATGAGCGTGATCGGACGCGACTCGGCGAAGGCGTGCTTCATCACCAGCGCCAGCGCGTGAATCTCGGGCTGGGCGTCAGGGTGAGCGCGGAGCTCGAAGAAGTTGTCCCACTCGGTGGCGGTGACGATGACGTGCATGTACTGATAGGGCTCGAGGATGCGGTTGGCCACCTGCTTGTGCAAGCCGATGTCAGCCATCACCTGGGCGACAGCCGCAGCGTCACGGGCCGCTTGCACCCACAGTTGCTTTGCGCCCTCACGAGCCAGCGGCCGAAGCTCTTCGTTCGCCTGCATCCCTGCCTGGTTCTGACCCCAGTGGATCGGCATGGCGGGGTCGTTGCGGACCTGCTCGATCATCTTGGCCACCGGAATGGCGCGCGACGAGCTGGCGTTGCGGCTGAACACCCGATGCGTCATGAACTCGGCATGGATGAAGCGGGGATAGCAAAGCTGAAGGGTGGTCAGCCGCACCCCGTGATCGGCGATCGAGTCTTCGATCACCTTGGCGGTGATGGTGGTCATTTTTTGTCCGTCTTTCGTTTGATGAAGTGATAGAGCTGGTGGACCTTCCAGCCCACCCATGCTCCGACGAGGATTGCGAGGCCCAGGGCGACGATCACGTCACCCCGACCGGCGAAGATGCCGACTGCGTTCACGACTTGGCGCCCACCGCTTTAGGCAAGGGGAACGGCACTTCGAGCGTGGAGGCGCACGAGCCGTCACTGCCCTTTGCAGGGTGCTTGGACCAGTTGTCGGTCGGGCTCACCATCACGCAGCCTTGAGTCGCGCTCACGGTGGAGCACATCACGGTTGCCTTCTGAACCTCCAGGTTCTTGGTCTTGCCCTCTTCACGTTCGGTCCGCATGAAGACAACCTCTGCCCAGCCATCGCCTTGCGGGCAGGTGGACGAGTGGGTGGTGTCGGCCTTGACGATGGTTTCCCAGCCCGCGATGCGCGGATTCTGGCGCTGGTATTCGGCTGCGGAAGCGCCGGCATTTGAGCGGCCCTGGGCACGCTGCTCTTCCACGGTCTGAAAGCTGAAGGCGTTGGTCTTGTGAACCTGCCCGCCCTCCTTCATGACCTGTTCGATGCTGGGCTTGTCACCGCAGGCGGTGAGTGCGAGGGATGCTGCGACAGCGGCAAGGGTGGCGATGGCGATGCGTTTCATTGAGATTTCTCCTTGGTCGAAGTGAAGGTGCGGTTGAAGGCACTGGGGAAAATGATCAGCTTGATGAAGCCGATCAGAACGAGCAGGCCAGCCATGTCCCAGAAGTCCATGTTCAGGTAGATGGCAGGCACGAAGCTGAAGTAGGTGGGGCCGAGCCAGCCCCACAGGAAGTGCAGAGGGATGGCGATCAGCACCGCGAAGATCGCGGAGATGAGCCAGCCCAGCACGGGGATGATTGCGAACTTGGCAAGTCCTTGCATGGCCAGCCCTCAGTTCGCGCGTTGGGCGCGTGTGGAGGGGCCACCGGTGGGCTTTTCGCCCTTGACCGTGGTGACGGGTGCCAAGGTCTTGGCTGCGGTCTTCTTGAGCCGAGCACAGGACAGGAACATCGCCGTCGATTCGACCTTCTTGGCCTCGTTCGCGGGCTTGGTCACATCGAAGTAGACGCAGCCGTTCAGGAACGTGGTCTTGGTCGTTGCGATGCCCTTGTGCCCGCTGATGATGTCCTGGACTTCATCGCCCACCTTGATGTCGGTGGCTTGCGGGGCGATGGCGTTTGCGCTCACACCCTTGCTCTTGAACTTCAGGCTCACGGCGTCGATGCTGTACGCCTCCGGGAGCTTCTCGGCGCCCTTGATGGCTTTGGGCTGAACCGAGTACTGGACGTTGCCGTTGAACAGATCGTTGCGGGAGGTGATCGTGCCCTCGAAGCCGCTGGTGATGTCCGTGACGACGCAGCCGATAGTGATTTCTGACATAGGTGCCTTTCAGTAGGTGTGGTGGGTGAACATCATCGAGAGAGCCTGTTTGACGCTCACGTTCTGGCGGGTGGGCACGCGCAACATCACGTATGCGCCGTCGATGAAGTTGGTGAGGGCAAGGTGGCGCCCGAGCAGCTTGTCGAACTGGTCGTCTGGGTGACAGAGCGCGGTGGCGATCGCCACGACGTTGCGGCGATCGACCGCGTAGGCAATCGTCATGCGGCCCTCACGGGCGGGCACGGCGGGGCGGGCTGCGTAGTTGGTGGGGGTGATTTCGAGGAAGTGCATGCCGTTGTTGGTGGCATTGAGCACTTCGGTCTTCATGGCCTTGCGCTTTTTGCGCCGTTCGGCGGCAAAGAGTTCGGCCTCGACCTGCATCGGATGGGGGGTGTCTGACATGGTTTCTCCTGTAGATCAGTCATTGGTGACTCATCTACTATATCGAGAAAATGCAGGGGTTTTGAACCGAGAGGTGGGAGAGTGAGTGGCGCACCGGGTAAGAATCGAACTCACAACCAACGGATTTGGAATCCGCTGCTCTGCCAATTGAGCTACCGATGCCCATCAACTCTGCCCTCTGGTGGGTCCAGCACTTGTTCAGCCTTCAGAGGGCAGACACTTGGCCATTCCTCTTTGAGAGGACAGAGTTGATGGTTCCAGAGGGAGGTTTTGAACCTCCGACCTACCGCTTATCAAGCGGGCGCTCTACCCCTGAGCTACTCTGGACTGGTTGCGGGGACAGGACTCGAACCTGCGACCTCCGGATTATGAGTCCGGCGCTCTACCACTGAGCTACCCCGCGATTCATCGAATCTTATATAAGTTTTTGAGGGAACGCAAGTCAGTTGTGACTGATTCCCTCAAAAAAACTTACGTCGCTGCCGAGAAGTCCACCGGGCAGGCGCCTGTCGAGCAGTCAACGTGCTCGAAGCCGATGTCTTCCTTGACCGACTCGGAGTCCTTGATGGCCGCCAGGATCATCTCGAACTCATGCTTGGTCACAGGCTGCTCGGGCTGGTACTCGTAGGCGGTGGTGTCGGCCTGTGGCATCACCGAGCAGCAGCGGATCGAGGACTGGCCAGCCAGCAAGGTGCGCTTGAACTCCTCGAAGGTGACGACTTTGGGGTCGTACTTCAGGGTGTAGCTCACCTGATTGCCACGTTCCTCGAGTGGGGTCACGCCGTCTTCTTCCACGCCGGTGATCCAGTACTTCTCCATGAGGCGCAGGTACTGGTACTGCTCTTCCGGAGTGGCTTCGGCGGCCGTCACCAGCTTGTCACCCATGCCGAGCGCCACGATCTCAGGCACTGTCGGGAAGCCCACGATGGTGGTGCCCGAATAGCTCTTGAGCTTGCGGATCGGATAGCCCAACTCACGGTACTGGTCGATCAGCGGATCGTCGTTGCGGAACTGGACCCAGCGCAGGTACTCACGCATGGACGGCAGGTGCGCACCCTCGGTCAGACCGAAGAGCTTGGAGGTCGTGCCCGCTGGCTTGATGGTCGTGTTGGTGTGCGGCACCGTCACGCCCAGGGCTTCGGAGTACGACTTCGCCTCGTCCTGAACGGCACGCTTGAAGCGGCTCAGGGTCAGCCACATCGACTTCGAGACTTCCTCGTCGACCAAGTCCTTCCAGCCGAACCCGAAGCGTGCCCAGACCCACTCATGGAAGCCGGTGATGCCCACGCCGATGCGGTTGGTGCGCTTGACCTCCTTCGCGTACAGGCTGTCCATCAGGTTGGTGCGGATGAGCGCACGGGTCGCGGTGCGGAAGGCGTCTTCGGCATCGTCGTCCCACTTGAGCAACTGCTTTGTCTCGCCAGCCAGACCCGTTGCGCCAGCGTGGTAGGGCACCACGTCCGCGATCACGCAGTAGCCGCCCAGGGCACCGAGCACGATCTCGCCGCAAGGGTTGGTGATGGTCTTGTACTGGCAGTTGCCCCAGGCTTTGGCCAGGGCGGCGGTCAGCTCCAAGGTCTCGGTGTCGAGCTTGTAGCGGGCCGACTCGGCGAAGTTGCCGTCAGCCAGCGCTTCGATGCCCTCGTCGCTCCAGGTGAGCTTGTCCACGCTGATGATGCCTGGCTCGCCGGTCTGGTCGTAGTAGGCCGCCTCGCACAGGGCGTTGAAGACTTCGTAGGCGTGAACCTGCAACTCGGTCACGGGTTCGCCCGCTTCGGCCGCCTTCACAGCGTCCCAGAACTCGTCGTCCACGGTCACGGAGTTGTTCGAGCTCCAGAGGAAGCCGCCACGTTTGACCTGCACGAAGTCCAGCACGTTCTTGTCGCGCCAGGTCTTGGTGGCCATGCGGGCTGCACGACGAGCGCCACCCACCAGCACGCACTCGGCGACATAGTGGTCGGCGTACATCGCGGCGCGCCAGGGCGACATGCCGGCGTCACGCAGCTTGGCCACGTTGCCGATGGCGGTCATCATCGGGCCGGGGCCGGATGCGGGGCGGTTCTGCATTCCACCGATCGGGGAGCCACGGGGGCGCACCTTGCTGAAGTCCAGAATCAGGACGGTGTTGCGCTTGTCACCTCGGAAGGCCAGGTACTCCATCTTCTCCAGCGCCTTGGCCCAACCCTCGCGGCTGTCGGGCACCTCGAAGACTTCCATCTCGCGGTCGGCATACAGGTGCTTGGCCGTGCGCATGTCCAGAGCGTTGATTTCGCCCGACTGGCAGTCCTTGTGCATCATGTCGATCACGCAGACCGTCACAGGCAGGCTGTTCAGGTCGGCGCGGATCATCTCGTTGTCGTAGGAGCGACCGACACCCGAGCCGTTCAGCAGCAGGTAGAAGGTGAGGAAGGTCGAGGCTGCGGTCGAGCAGTTGGTGAACACCTCCATGTTGCGGCTCGGTTGGGTCTCGTCACCGTGTTGAAGGTGGCGGCCCGACATCAGGATCGAGGCTTGGCGCAGGTGGTGGTGCATCTTGTCGAACTCGAACGTCCGTTGACGCGCCAGCTCGGCCAGGTGGGTGCCCTCGATCTGCGGGTGGAGCATCGCGCTGCCAGTGGCCACGCGGTAGGCGACATCGGCCCATTGCTCGACTTCGATGTGGCCGATCACGGACAGGTCGGCGCGCACGATCAGATCGTCGCCATAGCTGACGTGGTAGGACTCGATGATGAGGTTGTTGGACTTGCACCATTCATCGACCTCGTGATCCAACGCCATGTCGTCGCGGCGTGGAATCTCGATGGTCTTGATGTAGGGCGCCACCAAACGGGTGACTTTGCGGTTGATAGTTCGATCCGCGACGGCATCACCAATACCTTTGGCGTAAGTTCGTGCGGGGGTTGTTGACGGCAGGCTCATGGAGCTCCTTGAAGGTTGGATTTTTGAAGAGGACGCGCAGTCTAACTCAGTTGTGACTGACGCGCCATATAAGGGCTACCAGGCGTCTTCACTCGCCGTCATGGGAGTGTCGGGACTGGTCCTTATATTCGTTTTCACCGGCATCGACTCGTGCCACGTAGACAGAATTGGCATCGTGTTGTCGGCCAGGAGAGGTCCGGTGTGGAGCCGAGAGTGAGTCACGGCATTGAAGCCGCGTTTCACCGCCAGCTCGCCATCAGGGCATATGTTCGTGTTGCCTGGTGCAGCACCCTTGCATTTCGTTCGCAGAATGTGGGTGGTCGTATCGCTGATGAGGTCTTGCGTGGGGACAACCTCCAACATGAAGTTGGAGCACTTCGCGCACCGAGGCATGTGATCAGCCACCTCGCGGCGCATTCTTTCGGACGATTGTCTGATTCGATCGGACAGCGCATCGTTGCCAAAGCGCATTTCATCGATCCTACTCACGAGGATTTTCTCCTGGAGCACCTGACCAAAGACGGTCGGATCTTCCTCGAATGTCTTGACCTTGGGCTTGAACTCGGTCATGAACTGGTCGCGAGGATCGGTCATCTTGGCCAACCGATCCAGGTAGTCTGCGGGCCAGCGAGAGATGTCTTCAGGTAAAAGTGGCATAAGTGGTGACTCCGTGTTGCATATGAATTATTCACGGGTGACTAAGGGGTTCAGGGTCGGGTCACGAGGCGACCTTCATGCCCCGGTAGATCGCCAGGGCTTGCTGGAGCTGCTGAGAGTCCAGACCGGCATTGATCGAGGCGACCGCGTCCGCAAGGTGCTCGTTGGCAGCCGTGGGCACGCGCTTGCCCTTCAGGGTTCTCATGCGCCAGGGCGCAGCGGGGAACCGGTCCATCGCCCAGTCGATCATTTCGCCCTTGGTTGCAGAGCGCACCCCGGTTGCCTTCTGTTTGACCTCCGAGGGGAACACCTGAATGAGCGGGATGGGGCATGACGCCAGCACCCCGGTCACGAGCCCCGAGTTGAAGTTGGCGCCGGCGTAGCCTGCGGGGTTGCAGAACGGAATCTCGCTGATGGCGAACGAGGCGTCCTCGCAGGCTTCGATCATGCCGGCCTGTACGATCTTGGCCCGACGCAGGTCATCGGACTGCTTGATCACGCCCTTCTTGGACTCGCTCTCGGTCTCGATCAGGATCAGGTCATCGACCGTCCACTCCATTGTGTTGACATCGAGCGTGGCCTTGCAGACACCCCAGTTGGACATTGATGGGTCGAAGCCCACGATTCGGATTTTCATTACCAGCTTTCGATTGTTGTGTTGGGGGTGTCGGTGGTGGTGGGTGTTTTTGCCACCGCCGCCGAGTTGATGACCATCTGGATCACGTCCATGCGGCGGTTCATCAGCGCGTTCTGGAGGTTCTCCCTCTCCGCCTTCGTCATGTAGATTTCCAGGATCACGTTCTCGTCGGCCTCGCCGAACGCCTCGGCGTAGCGGGCGCGGTGGAAGATGCCTTCGATCACCATGATCCGAACCCGATGTTCTTGTAGGTCTCGGCGCGGTCGGCGAGCTTCTCTCGCTCCTTGTTGCCCGCGATCCGTGCCTTGATCTGGCCCGCCTTGTGCTCGATGTCGCCCACGAACTCCCGCAGGTAGTCCTTGAAGCCCACGAGGTTCGCTGTGGCGCTCGCCTCGTCCATCTCCATCTCCGAGTACTCGGAGACCATGACAGGCTTGAAGACGAAGATCATCTTGTTGCGCTTGCCCATGTAGGCTCGCACCGGCTGGAAATCTTCCGAGCCGACATGGGCCACCTTCGCAAAGGTGCCGCCCGGCCGCTTGACGGTGAGCAGCATGGGTGCCGAGAGCATGAAGGTCTCGGTCGTCGCCGCCATGACGGCGGTGATTTCCTCCGCCAAGAGGTCGAGCTCCAGCTCCTCATCGGACTGCTCGACCTCGGGTTTCTGTTTGTCTTCCATTCTGAATTCCTTCAATCCACGTTCTGTCAGTGATGACTGATCGGTAGTATAGCCAGGGGTCAGCAGGAGATGGGCCATCTCAGCGGCAAAGCGCTGGCGGTCCATCTTCACTGGTTCATCCCTATTTGCGAGTAGCACCAGAGACTTGTCCATAGCCCTTTTCCTTCGTGACGGTGATCACTTCATCGATCCAATCGGAGAGCGAGTTGTGGCTGATCACCAGCACCGTGCCGCGCTCTTTGGCCTTCTCGTTCAGCACCGTCATCAGGCGCTCCAGCCCCGACTCGTCCAGTGCATGGTCAACCTCGTCGGCGATGAAGATGTTGATGGGCTTGGTGGCGCGTGACGCGACCATGTCCTGCAACGCCATCGCGCAGGCCAGGCGCACCTTGCGCTTTTCACCGCCCGACAGTCCATCGAACGACTCTGCGCCCTTGTCGTTGACGACCTCGATCTGGAACTTCTCCTTGACCTCGCCCTTCGCGTTGGTGGTGAGCGTGTTCCAGGTCGCATGGATGTTGCCGTCGGCCAGGGCTGACAGGTAGTGTGCCGTGCGGTCGTTCAGGTACGGCGTCACGGTGTCGAGGATGTGCGCCCGTACCCCGGCGGGGCCGAAGACCTTCACCGCGTCCTCGTGCAGCTCCATCGCCGCCTCGATCTCTTCCAGCGCCTTGTTGACGGCTGTGAGTTTGCTCTCCACCTCCACCCGTTGCTTCTCGAGGATGGCTTTTGTCGAAGTATAAGGATTGTCTTTTTTCAACCAAACTCCGGCCGCCAATTTCAGCTTTTCCACCTCCACCTCGATCGCGGTCTTCTCCTTCTTCAGGTTCTCGATCGCTCGGAGCTCGTCTTGCAGAACGCGCTGTCGCGCAGCCATTGCGGTGACATCGGTCATTGAGCTTTTGAACGCGGAGGCTGTGCGAGACGCGCTGTCATGGTCAGCCTTCGCGGTCTTGTACTGTTCAGCATCTTCACGCAGTCGCTTGGTGGCGTTCTCCAGGTCGGCCTCGCGCAGCTTCTTGACGGCTTCGATGTCGTGCTCGCAGTAGGCTTTGCCGCACTCACCGCACGCCTCGCCCACCTTCGCGCCTACCCCACGCAGTGCCTCGACGGCATCGGTGTGCACCTGCTTGGAGCGACGAGCGGCCGCCTCTCGAACCGCCAGCAGCTTGGTCGTGTTGTAGACGACCGTGGACAGCTTCTCCTCCTGGTCGCGCTCACCCTGGAGCGAGGCGAAGGTGGCGGCAATGTCTGCCAGCTCCTCGTCCCTGCCCTTCAGTTGTTCGGCGTCGATCCTGCCACCCAACTCGATGATCTTGGCGTTGAGGGGAATGGTCTTGGCCAGTTCCGTCTTTGCGTTGGGCTTGCGCTGGGCCTCGAAGCTGGCGTGAAGCGTGTCCTCGTCGATGATGCTGGCCACGAGGCTCGCATGTTGAGCGGCGAGAACGGAGAGCTGGGCGGTGGCAGCATTGTGCTTGGCCTTGATGTCGTTGTGCGCGGTCTTGGCCGCCGCATAGGCTTTGGCCAGAACCTCGGTGCCGGCCGCCTCCTCGATCATCAGCTTCAGTTGCTTGTCCGTCATTGCGGGCAGGTCGGGCATCTTCTCCTGACCGGCGTAGACGGCTGCCTGGAACACGTCGAGCGAACAGCCGATCAAGGCGTCGATCACGGTCTGGGTTTCGCGCTCGGTGCCTTTGTGCAGCTCGATCGGGATGACGCCAGGGGTGGGGTCACGTTGCAGGACGACCGTCGTGTTCTTGTGGGTGCTGTCCTTGCGGTAGCGGATGACCTTGTAGTCGTTCGTGCCGTCCGTCAGGTCCAGCTCCACCCGGCAGTCTTTCTTGGCCGTCTTGTTGACCACTGCATCGGTGGAGACGCCTCGTGCGGTGACGCCATACAACGCCCAGCAGATCGCGTCCGCAATCGAGGACTTGCCCGCCCCGTTGGAGTCGGCCGACGAGTCGTCCTTGTTGTCGCCCTGAATGAGCAGGAGCCCCCGATCGTCCAGCTCGATCTCGGCGTGCTGGATGGTGAGGAAATTGTCGATGGTGACTTGTTTGATTTTCATGCGGCCTCCCGTGCCTCTTTGAGAAAGCCGTCACACATGACAGCCAGGTCTTTCTTGCGCTCGAAGTCCGAGCCGTTGATGTAGTCGGTGACACTGACCTCCAGCGATGCACCTGCCTTGACGGTCGAGGCGGTGCGTGTGACGCCCGCCTTCGGCTGTGAAATGATCGTCACGCCCAATGCGCCCGAGTCGGTGAGGAACTTGCGCAGGTCTTCGATCTCGGAGGGTTTGCTTGAGAAAATCTTGGCGCGCACGTAGTTGCCATCGACCATCAGCGGGATGTCTTCTGGCTTGGTGGCCCCGTCAATCTCGATGAAGCTCGGGGCGTGGGTCGAATGCCACTTGACCCCATCGACGGCGTCGTGAACGACGAGAAAGCCCGCCTTGCTGCCGATGTCCGACCATGTCTGGTGGGTGAGCGCACCGACACTCCACACCCGGTCGGCCAGCTTCTTGTGGTGGTGGTAGTGGCCCGCGAAGGTTCGGGCGAACTTGAGCTTGTTCAGGTACTCGGCATCCAGCCCGTGGTCGGGCAGGCCCTTGATGACCCCGTCGATGCCGGCGTGGACGATCAGGTTGCAGTTCGGTGCGTCCGTGCCGTCTTGCAGGTCTTCCAAGACCTTCTTCAGGTCGGCGACCTTGCCGATGTAGGGCACCAGAATCAGACCCAACGCGGGCATGGCGGTGGGCTGGTTGACGACCATGCAGCCCACCTCCTTCAGCGCGGTGATGGCGCTACCGAGGTCGTTCGCATCCTTGCCTTCGAGGTCGTGGTTGCCGGCGTTGATGATGACCTTCAGGCCCGAGTCCACCAGAAGTTTGTAGGTCTGCAAGGTGGGGTTGAGCACCGATGGGGCGACCGAACCACGGACGTGGAACAGATCACCGGCGTGAACCAGGGTGTCGCCACCGGCCTTGAAAACCGCCGAAGCGCATCGCATCGTCTCATCGAGGATGGTCTGGAGCCGGCTGTTGACGCCGCGTGAGTTGGTGTGCGCGAAGGACGACCAGTTGTGGTGGTGCGTGTCGCTGATGATGCCGAAGGGTTTCATGGTTCTCCTGTCATTGGTGACTTAGTTTGCTTTGTAGAAGATGTGGGCGCCCATGCGCTTGGTGCGGGTGACGGCTGGCCAGGCGGGGGCAACGCTTGTGGCGTGATAGAAGGTGGCACCCTGAGTGAAGTCGATGTGGCGGTTGGCCATCGCGTAGGCGGCGATACGCTGGGCGCGTTCCCAGGCGACCTCGTCGCGCGGATAGCCGGCGGGCTTGAGAACAAACTTGCCGCCGCGCCGTGTGACGAGCTTGGTGGTCCACGAGAACTGGTGGCGGGCGGTGACGGTGCGGCAGACGTTCTCGGGGCTCTTGGCCCGATTCATCGTGACGTTGGCCACACCGTATTGACCCGGAATCATTTCACCGCGAGCCTCGTGGTAGATGTTCAGGGCCATGCAAAGCAAGGCAGATTCTAGAATCATTTGTTTAACTTTCGTCGTTTGCTTGATCATAAGCATTAAACGCAGGGATAACAGTCGTTTCATCGGAGTCTCATCGCGGCTTCGACATTCTCCCGATTCATCGCGGGGATGAGGGCGAAGCGATTGAGCGGCAGACAGCGTTGCAGGATGTTGTCGGGGTTGGTGAATGAATAGGGTCCGAAGAAGTCCGCGACGGGTGTCAGCCACACGAGCTTTCGCTTTCCCTGCTTGACCACCACACCGGCGCCGGCGTAGCCCTGCTCGATCGAGTCCTCCAGGGCGATGCGCTCGATGCCCCATGCGTTGCGCTTGGCGTAGAGGTGACGCATCTGGCGGTGGGCGAGGTACAGACCCCGACCATCGGTGAGCCTGTACCACGCGCCGTAGTGCTCGAAGTTGACCCTATGTTGTTTGAACTCCATCGTTGACCCTTCTCAACTTCACGACCGTGGCGGTCTTGTTCGGCTGCACGATATGTGGCCCGTAAATCTTGGTGAGCGTCTGGTAAAGCCGCTCGGCATGATTGCCGTCGTCCTTGTCGAGCTCCGTGTGGTTCTCTGAGGCGTAGACCGCACACAGGGCACTGAGCGGGCCGACCGACACATCGAGGACGGTCGCTTTGCCGAAGACCACCTTCCTCTTTTCATCCATCAAAAATACTTCAACACCGATCGCCAGCGAGGCGTATTTGCGACCGAGGCGAAAGGTGTTGAAGTCAGCACTCACGCCGATAAGTGGCGGGATAAAACCGATGACGGGTGTTTCCATTGCACTCTCCACTGGGTTGAATGCCAGTATAGAGAGCGCGATAGGTGGGTCAGGTTGGCAACATCGCGACCAGTTCGGCGTACTTGCCTTCGGTGCGAATCTTCTCGGCCAGCGCCTTCACGAAGTACTGCTTGCCGTCGGTCCAGGTGATGCGGGGCTTGGTGTAGGCAACGAGCTTGTTGGCCACCAGATAGTCCAAGAGGCTCACGATCATATCGAACTGGGCGGCACCCAACTCGTCGAAGCTCATGCGGATCGAGGTCTCCTGGAACGGCTTGGTCATCTTGGACTTCACGCACTGGATGGAGATGTTCTGACCGACGAAGGTCTTCTCACCGTCCTGCTGCTCCATGATCTTCTGACGACCGAGCGCCAGTCGCGCGGTGGCATAGAACTCCATCGCCTTGCCGCCTGGGGTGGTGCGCGGGTCGCCGTAGACGACACCGGGCTTCAGGCGCATCTGGTTCAGATACAGGAAGGTCGCATTGAACTCCTCACAGTGCTGGGCCATCGCCTTGAGTGTCGTGGAGGTGACGCGGGCCAGCGCCGTGGTGTCGTTCATCGTGTACTCGTCGATCTCCTTCTCGGCTTGCGACTTGGGCAGCGCGGAGGCGATCGAGTCGAACACGAAGAGGATCGGCGCATCGGGCTTGATCACCTTGGACTCGCGGATGATCTTGCAGGCTTTGGCAGCGGTGACGTTGCCCTCCTCCCAGGTCTTGGGCTTGCTGTAAAGCCAGTAGGGGCGCTCGGCCTTCAGACCGAACCCTTCGGCAAGACCCACATCGAACGAGCGCTCCCAATCGATGAAGCCGGCCACACCGCCCAACTTCTGAGCGTTGACCATCCACTGGGTGGCGAGCGCCGTCTTACCGGTGGATGACTCGCCGAACATTTCGACCATGCGGCCGAACGGCAGGCCACCGTCATAGCGGCCCGACATGATCTTGTTCAGGGGTGGGAAACCCGTGTCGATGAAGTTGGTGACTTGTTGGCCATCGGCGTTGGGGCCGAGTTCCTTGTCGAGTGCGGAGATGAGGTCGGCTACGGACATGGTTTATTCCTGGAACGGTTTGGTGAAGTGGTCGATGTTTTTGGTGATGCTGGAGAACGCCAGCTCGGCGCACAGGTCGTGGAACTTGTCCTTGTCGAATGCGCCCTTGCGGACCTCGACGGCTTCTGGCGCCGGCTTGTCCACCCTGAGCAGTTGCATCATCTGGAAGTTGCGGCGGTAGAGCGCACGGCCCTCGCCCTCGTTCAGACTGATCAGCGCCTTCTTGGTGGGCTTGAAGGTGCCGTCGGCACACAGGCGCCAGAAGTTGCGCACCGACCCGAAGGCTGCGATCAGATCGACAGCGCCCTTCTCTCCGATGCCACCGACGCCCGAGATCACATCTGAGCCGTCACCTTGAAGACACTTGCCGTCCAGAAACCCGAGCGGTGTCTTGAAGGCGGTCTTGTCGAAGAAGTTGGCGTGGTTGACGATCTTGGCGTCGTCGCGCATGTCGCGCCATGAAACGCCGGGTCGCACCAGTTGGAGCCAGTCCTGGTCGCCCGAGATCAGCACGATTTCATTGCCTGGTTTCTTGGTGAGTTCCGTCACCAGATAGCCCGCCATGTCGTCGGCTTCATGTGTCAGCACCCGCATCTGACGGATGCCGAGCGGCTCGATCAGGTCTTTGATGAAGGGGGTCTGCTTTGCGTAGGCTTCCTTGATCGCGACCTTCTTCGGGTCGTTGTCGCGGTTGCTCTTGTAGGTGGGGCACAGCTTGAAGCGCCACTCGGCGCGACCGTCCCACAGCACGATGGGCGTGGCGTCGGGGTACGTCACCCGAAGTTCGCGCATCGTCTTCACGAAGCCGAAGATGGCTTGTGTTTCCATGCCACCGGAGTGGAGCTTGGTAGCGTAGTGACAGGCGTAGCCGATGCTGTTGCCGTCGATCAGTAGGTGCTTTGTCATGGCAAAAGAATCCCCGCCCAGACACCGAAGTGCCTGGGAGAGGTATTCCTCACTCGTGAGTTAGGCGAGATCGCCGAGCAGATCGTCCAGCTCTTCGCCGAGGTCTGGGGCGGGCTTGGCGGCAGGCTTGGCGCGGACCGGTGCATCTTCCACGTCGTCATGCGCGATGGCAGGGCGAGTAGAGGTGGTGCTGGGGCGGTCGTTGGTCAGGATGCCCGCAACGCTGTTGATCGCCGACAGAGCCTTGCGTTTCTGTTCGTCGCTCTCTTGCGCCACGTACTCGTCCAGGTCGGTGAGCTTGGCGTAGGCGGCTTTCGGCACCGCTTGCTTCTTGGGGCTCATCTGCACGGAGTACTTGGTGTTCAGGCCCTTGCCCTCGCGGGTGATGACGAAGATTTGAGCCTCGTCGGGGTCGAACATGGTGCCAGCCCATTCTTCGACGGCATCGAGCAACTGACCAAAGGCAGTGGCACGAATTTCGAGAATCTGGGGCGTGGTGGGGTCTTCGCTGTCCAGGGCCAAGACGTTCATCAGGTACGAACGACCGGCTTTGGCCTTCTTCAGCAACTCGACGGTCTCGTCATCCACAGCGGCGTGCTGGGCGCGGTTCAGACCATCGCAGATCGGGCAGGGCTTGCCGTAGATCGCTTCGTTGCAGGGGTAGACGGCTTGGATTTCGTCGGCAGCATTCTTGATGTAGTGCTGGCCGAAGTCGTGATACCAGACATGCTGTTCTTCCTTGCGCCATCCTGGCATGAGGATGTAGCGGTTGGAGCCTGGTTGAGGCTTGATCGTCTTGTCTTTCGACTTCAGAGCGGCCTTCTTTTGTTTCATCATTTCGAGAAGTTTTTTGGTATCCATTTTGGGTCCAGTTTGGTTGAGGTTTAGTGCCTTAGACAAATGTCAATCAGCACAGTCATTATAGTCACCCATGACGTATGCGGTCACGGGGAACTGTAATTTATTGAATGCCGCGCCCGTTCTTGAAGGCGGCTTTTGCACGTTCGGCGATCGACTCGCGCTCGTCCTGGGCGGCCATGATGCGCACGCCACCCTTGAACTCCTCGCGGCGATCGGCACCGAGTTGCACCATCATGTCCTTGCGGTCAGCCAGTGAAATCACCAGTGACTTGTTGATGGCGGCGATGGTGTCGGCCTCGATGACGGTGTTCTTACCCTTCAACCAGCGCGGGTCGAGCTTGACGGCGTTCTCCACCATCTTCTCGGTGACTTTCTCGCCGCTGGCGGCGGCAAGTTTCCGGTGCTCGTCGTAGAGTTTGGCCTCCAAGACCTCGAAGCGCACCTTCAGGCGGGCGTGCTGGGCTTCAGCCTGGGCGGCCTGGGTGCCATAGTAGGCGCGCAGACCCGACTGCTCCATCATCGCGCTGTCGAGCGTGGCTTCCGTGAGCTTGGTGTCGCGGTTGAAGGCCATCACGTCCACGTAGAAGCTCAACTTCTGGCCAGGTGCCTTCTCGCTCGTCTCGGGCACATCGCGGCTGACCTCGATGTCCACGTCGGCGCCAGGCTGCGTGCCACGAGCCATCTCACGCGCTTCTTCCATCGCGGCGACGGTTTCTTCGTTGGGCTTTTCTTCGACCGCTGCGGCGGGTTCGGGCTCGGGCTCGACCACCTTGGGCTTCTTCGGTGCGGGTGCCTTGACCGGCTTGGGTTCAGCGACCGGCTCGGGTTCAGGTTCGGCGACCGGAGCGGGCGCAGGTGCAGGTTCGGGTGCGGGTGCGGGGGCTGGCGCCGGCGTGGCGGCAGCCGTCATCTTGGTCTGTTCGGCTTCGAGTTCGTCCAGCAGCGCTGCGATCTCCAGGTCGTCCATTGCGATCTCTTTGGGCATGTGATTCTCCGTGTGTCAATAAAGTGGTGACGGTTTGATGTTAGCGTCAAGTTTCAGGGTTTGTAAGTCATGTTTGACTTAATTGTCAGGACAAGATGTCGGCGACTTGCGCAAACACCGCGTCCAGAACTTCTTGCTTGTCGGGGTCGAACCCGATCTGTTGAGCGTTGATGCCGCACACGATGGTGGCGTCCAGCGTGGGGTCGTAGAAGGTCTTGCCGACCACCTCGGTCACGCCACCCTTCAGCCCTGGCACGAAGCGCTTGATCGAGGCCGAGCCGAGCGCGACGATGATGGCGGGCTTGATGAGCTCCAGCTCCCGGTTGAGCCACTGGGAGCACCCGTTGATCTGACCGTTGGTGAGGAACTTGTCGCTCTTCTTGGCTTTGACGAGCGTGGTGTAGTAGCCATCGGCCGCTGAGAGCCCTGCCCTCACGATCGCGCCCTTCACGTAGCTTGCGGCATCGCCTTCGAGCAGCTTGTCCTTCTTCTCCTCCTGCCAGGTCGGGCAGTCCGAGACGACCATGAACCTGACGGTGGACTTGGCCCGAACGGTCGGGTGCGGGGTCTCCTTCAGGTCACAGTCCGAGCACTTCTTGTAGTCCTGGATCAGGTGAATGACCTTGGAGCGCAGGAACTTCTCGGTGAGGTCGGTGGTGCGGTCGGCCTTGACGGCGTCGATGATGAGCCCAGGCATGAGCTCCATCTGGTCCTTGCGGCGACTGAAGTGCTTGGGGCTGGGTGCGCCAGGGTCGATCAGCGCCAGCGCCCCGACCCGCCCCAGGTTCTCGACAGCCTTCGAGTTGACCTTGGAGCCAGGTTGAAGTGCTGCCAGCTCGAACTCCAGCGGCGTGTCGAAGCGGCCCTTGATGACCGAGCCGTCCATCTCCCAAACGTCTTCGGTGGTGCCATCGCGTTTCTTCTTCACGCGGGCAATCTTCCACTCGCCGTTGGCCTCGCGCAGCTCCACGATCCGCTTGGCGGTGTTCTCGCTGATGCCCTTGACCGAACTGAAGGGCGCGAGGATGGTCGTGTCGTTGGGGATGGTGTATCGATCGCTGGACAGGTTGATGTCGGGCGGGCTCACCTCGATGCCGCACTCTCGCGCATCCTTGACCAGACCGGGGAGCTTCTCCTCGTCCACGATCGACATGCAGGCGGCGAAGTACTCGGCGGGGTAGTTCACCCGCAGCCACATGGTCCAGTAGCTGATGATGGAGTACTCGACGGCGTGGCTGCGGTTGAAACCATAGCCCGCGAACGCCTCGATCTTGTCGAAGATGGCCCCGGCGGTTCGATCGTCCAGGCCCGAGGTGGTCGCGCACCCGTCGATCCACTTCTGACGGCTCTCGGCCATCTTGTCCTTGTCTTTCTTGCCCATCGCTTTACGCAGGTGGTCGGCTTCGGCCCGCGTGAAGCCTGCAAGATCGACGGCAGTCTGCATGACCTGCTCCTGATAGACGATCACCCCGAAGGTGGCTTCGAGCGCACTCTCCATGTTCGGGTGGTCGTAGGTCGGGGTGCGGATGCCCTGCTTGATGGCCACATAGTCGTCGAGCAGCCCTGAGTCCATTGGACCGGGTCGATACAGGGCGGTTGCGGCGGTGATGTCCTCGAAGGTCAACTGCCCGCCCACCGCCAGGTCACGAAGGAGCTTTCTCATGCCCGGTGACTCGAACTGGAAGACGCCGGTGGTGTCGCCCCGACCGAACGCATCCATCACGTCCGGCGCCTCGAAGGGCAGCCGCAGGTAGTCGATGTCGATGCCGTGCCGATCGTGGATGTAGCCCTTCGCGATCTCCATCACATCGAGCGTCGAGAGGCCCAAGATGTCCATCTTGACCAAGCCCCAGTCTTCGACCGTCCGCTTGTCCCAGTTGGTGACAGGTGCGTCCGAGCGGGTCTCGATGACGGCTCGGTTGACCAGCGGCTCGCCCGCGACGACCACACCAGCGGCGTGTCGCCCGAACGCACGCATCGCGCCCTCCAGGTGCAGTGCGTGGTTCCAGATTTCCGGTTGCTCGTCCTTGAACTTGTCGATCTCCGGCACCGCTTTTGCTGCTTCGGTCAACGTGAACGACTGACCATGTTCTTTGGGCACGAGCTTGGTAGCGGTAAGCTCGATGCCATTGAGACCGTACATGCGACCGGTATCACGCAGAGCACTGGCGCTCGCAAGCGTCGAATAATTCGAGATTCCTGCCACGCGGTCTGCACCGTATTTGGCGGTCAGGTATTCGATCACCATGTGGCGCTTCGATGACATGAAGTCGAGGTCGGCGTCAGGCAAGTCGAGTCGCTCGGGGTTGATGAAGCGCTCGAAGAGGAGGTTGAAGCGGATCGGGTCCACGTCGGTGATGCCGATCAGGTAAGCGACCAGCGAACCGCCGACCGAACCGCGCCCTGGACCCACGATGATGCCGTTGGTTTTGGCCCAGACGACCAAGTCCTCGACCAGAAGGAAGTAGCCCGCGAAGCCCATCTTCTTCAGCACGGACAGCTCGTAGGCGAGGCGGTCCTGGTAGACCTTGATTTCGGTGTTGTCGGGCTTGTGGCCAAGAATCTCGATGCCGAAGCGCTTGGTCCAGCCTGCGATGCACTTCTTGCCCAGGGTCACGAACTCGTTGTCCGCCATCTTGGGCAGCGACACCGGCTGCTTCTCGAACACGTAGTTGCACTTGGCGACCAGCTTGTCGATGTTCTCCAGGCCCTCGACCCAGTACGAGGCTGGCCCCTTGTGTGCCCACTTGTGAACGCGACCGGCGGCGGCCTTGACTCGGGCAACGAGGTGACGCGGCTCCTGGATGTAGAAGTCCTTGATGAACTGGATCGAGCGATACCGGACATCCATCTTGGTGTTGGTGGTGATGCACTTCAACACCTCCAGCGAGTCCGCAGCCTCAGCGGTGCGGTACATGGCGGGGTAGGTGACGAGCGTGGGCATGTCCTGCAACTGCGCGATCTGCATCGCCTTGCCGTTCAGGGTGTCGAAGAGCGGCGTGTCGATGGGCACGAGCTCCGAGTAGACGTTGCCCTTGCCAAAGTAGTCCTGCAAGACATCGATGATGATCGAGGCATCTTCCCGGTGGTAGATGCTGAAAAGATCGCCGGTGGAGATGATCACCTCCTCGAGCTCCATGATTTCGTCGAGCCCGACCCTGGCGTGGTAGTAGAAGTAGTCCTCGCTGTAAGCCTTTGAGAGCAGTTTCATCAGCGAAGTGACGCCTTTGTCACCCGTGACGTACACCTTCAGCATGAACATCGGGTTCGGTTTCTCCTTCTCACCGGACGCCTTTGGTGGCTTGCGGTAGGTCGGGTCTTCGACGACGCGGATGCGGCAGCCGATGATGGGCTTCAGGCCCGCCTTCTTGCACTTGTTGGTGAAGTCCACAAGACCGTGAATCGACATGGTGTCCATGAGCGTCACGGACTCGTAGCCCAGGGCTTTGGCGTCGGCGATCAGGTGGTCGATCTGGAGCATCGATTCGCCGATGCTGAAGTCGCTCCGAGAGCCGAGCAGGTGGTTCAAATTCATTCTTCTTCCTTGTCTGGAACGTAGCGTTCCCAAATAACGACCCATGAGCCGAATGTCGATCGATGAAGAGACTGCGTGTAGGGCACGACCGAGCCGTCTGGCCCCGAGTGAAAGCCCGTCGTCATCGTCTCACTGGAGCCTGCGTTCACGAACTGCATTTCTCGGAGTCGAAACCCATCGGGCGGCTTGAGCGCATCAGGTGGAATCGTTCCGACGTAAGCCTGTGTTCTGTACTCATACGACATTATCACCGACCAAACTAGGGTTAAGCGCGAACCCTTCAGGCGTTTCGATGGCAATTGCGAAGGCGACCAGCACCGGCAGGACGATGCCCACATGCGACGAGGCGGTGGCTTCGTCCCAGGGCTGACGAGCGCCCAGGCGCTTCATGAACGCCTTCTTCAGTGCGGTCTTCGTGACCGGGCCCGCCACCAGCGCCTCGCACACGATGAACTCATGATTGACCTTGGCGCTGGCAAACGGATTGCGCCGCGCGGCGAGCTCCGTGCGGATGTGATCGAGCTGGCCCTTCTTGATCCACTTGAAGGCCAACTCCCGAGCGTTCTTCTGCGGCACGGTGTTGATGATCGCTTCCTGCTCCGCGCTGACCTCGGTGGTGTTCTCGGCACGAGGGGCGCGGCGCTCCACCTTCTGCTCGGGCTTCTTGATCGAAGGCATGAAGCGCGAGAAGTCGGGCTTGATCGCGACCGACACGGCAGGCTCCGCACTGGAGGTTTTGACCTGACGGTGGCGAGCGAGGATGTCTTCGATGTTGATCTTGTCGCGCAACGCCTTGAGCGTCTCGATGCAGGCAGAGCCGCACGACTCGAAGGCGGGGCACTGCTGGCAGATGGTCGAGTCCTGGCTGAAGACGCTGGGCGAGGCGTAGCAGCCTGGTGCGGCGGGGTTGGTCAGGGATTCATGCGTGGATTCCATATCAGGCTCCGATAAATCGTTTTGCGTCCGTGTAGCGCATCGTCTCGATCTCCTTCAGTGCGCCGCTGACCTCGGGTGGCGTGGCGTTGGAGATCATTCCGATGAAGCTGGCGATGTAGCGCGGCGTGACTTGCACCATGCACCGCGAATTGTGGCCAGTGGAGCGACCGTAGTCGGCGTAGTGCTGGGCCTTGCGGACCTCGGTCATCACCTCCTCCGGTGGGGCGATCGACCATTCGAGGATCAGCGTGGCCAGTGGCGAGAGCGTCTTGCTCATGTGCTCCAGCAACTCGGTCACGCGGAAGATCGACTCAGGGTCGGTGCTGGGGTCGGCAAAGCTATCCAGCTTCTGCGCCAGGTCCATCTCCCTGCCCTCCTCGTTGTCGGAGAGCTCCTCGATGCTGACCATCCCGTGCTTCAGGCGCTCCTCGATCAGGTCTTGCGCCCACCGATTCAAGCGGTTGTAGGCGCACATGAAGAAGTAGGTGGAGAACTTGAAGCCTCTGGACTCGTCGAACTTCTCGAACGCCTTCAGGAAGACGATCGACATCTCCTGAAACACGTCCTCGTAGTCGATCACGACCTTCGCTGCCGCCAAACGACTGAAGCCCTTCCGCGATACGACGTGGACGAGCCCCATGTTGGCCTTGTAGTAGTCGGCCGGTGTCATGTTCAGGCGCCGAAGACGCGCTGGGCCAGACCGTCAACCACTTCGCGATCCACCTTGGACAGCTTGTTGGTGAACGACAGCGTGATGCCCTTGCGGAAGGAGGCACGCATCACACCGATCTTGGCGGCGTAGATCAGAGTGCGAGGCGAAATCACATCGCTGATCTTGGCGCCGTCATACGCATCACGGACCACGGTGGCGAAGTCAACCAGCTTGTCGGCGTCTTCTTTGGTGAGGCCCACTTGGTTCTGAAGAATCTGGCTCTCGGCTTGCTTCTTCATGTACTTCTTGTGGATCACCATGCCGAAGCGGTCGTAGTTGGCGCTGTTCTGCAAGTTGGTGCCCTGGTAGAGGCCCGTCTCGTCACCGCTGCCGTTGGTGTTGCCGGTCGCGGCGAAGCGGAAGTTCGGGTGCGGCTTGATCAGACGATTCTCGGCGTCCGCTTCTTTGATCATGAGTGACTTACCTTCGAGGACGGCCTGATAGACCGACAGCACGGAAGGCAGTGCGAAGTCGTATTCGTCGGCGACGTACATCCAACCGTTCTGCATGGCCAGCGGCAATGGTCCCAGCTCGAACTTGGTCTCGCCGCCCTTGACGGTCCACTGACCGACGATGTGCGACTCTTCCGTGTTGACCGTGTGCTGGACACGAATCATGGGGTGGTTGGTACGTGCGGCGATCTGCTCGAAGAGCTCCGTCTTGCCAGCGCCCTTGTGGCCCCAGACGTAGCACGGAATCTTCATCTCGATGGCGAGCACCACGTCCTTGAGCTCGTCGATGTCGTAGACATAGTTGTCGGACGGTGTCGGCACGAACTCGTCGAAGCCGTGATTGGCCATCGTCGAGATCGGGATCGGCTCGCCACGCGAGTTGAGCGCCGACTTGACGCGGCCCAGGTTGAAGATTTCGTTGAAGGGCTTCTTGATCACGCCGTTCTTGGGAATCAAGGCGCTGACGCTGGCAGGCTCGGTGGCCATCTCCACCGTGGTGGTCTCGGCAGCGGCGGGGATGCCCTTGCTTGCCTGGCGCTCGGCGATCTTGCGCTTGGCCATGTCGGAGAGCAGCGGCGCGTCGGGGTACTTCGCGCTGTACTCCTCGACGGTCATGGAGGGGTGTGCGTCACGCAGGTGCAGTTGGATGGCGTGAACTTGGGCTCCGCATTCGGAGCAGGTGATTTTGGCGTCAGACATGAGACTCTCCAGAAAAATGTTGAAAATTCAACGGGTTACAAAAAATTTGCGATTGATGAATCATAAGGTGCGAACTCAGGAGAGACAAGTCACGAATGACTTTGCCTCTCACATTGCCAATCGGTCACACCATCAGCAGGTGGCGCAGCTCCTTGATGACGACTGCGGGCAGGTCGGCGACGTTCTGGATGACCAGATGCTTGGGGTAGAACTTCGCCACCGCATCGGACTGGATGCCGATGCCCACGATCCGCACACCGGCGCTGGCGATGTCCTTGACGGTGCGTTGCAGGTGGGTCTCCAGGTCGCCGCGATGGCCAGCGGCAGCGGGGTAGCCGTCCGAGAGCACCAGCATGATCTTGCCCTCCTCGCGTCGAGCCAGAAGGCGGCGCGCTGCGATCTCCACCGACTCACCATCCACGTTCGAGCGAAGGATGTTCGTGTTCGGCAGCCAGGCGAAGCGATCACGGACACCGCTGGTCATGCGCTCCTCGTAGCCCTTCAGGATCGGCATGTAGAGGCCCTCGACCCGTGAGAACCGGATGCTGGTGGAGCGCGTCGTATCGGAGAGCTCCTTCTGGGCAGCGGACCCAATCTCCTTCGTCGTGAAGCAAATCACTTCATTCTTGATGTTGAGGCGCTCCAGCACCGATGACAGCGCATAGGCGGCTTGCGCGGCGGTGTGAATCTTGGAGCCGTTCATCGAACCGGACGCATCGACCACCAACTGCACCGCCACGTCTTTGCTGGTGGACTCGTGCTTGCGGCTGAAGACCCGGTCGTCGTTGAAACGCAGGCGTGACAGGTTGGCGGCGTGGAGCTTGCCGGTGCGGTGGCCATGTGAGCGTGTCGCAAGCGATCGGGCGGCAACGGCGCGCTCCAGGTCTTTCTGGAGCGGGGCGACCATGTGATCGACGGCATCCATCAGGCGCTGCGTCATGGAGGGGCTGAACGAGCTTCCGACTGGCAGCTTCTCGATGACATCGAAGTCCTTCGTGAAGGGCATGTAGTCGGCGGTCTGGGCGGACTTGAGCGCCGTCTCGGACAGAGCCCGTGACATCGACTCGTCGTAGCCGTTCTTGCCGTCCTTGTCGAGTTCGGCCCAGATCGGTGCGGAGTCGCCGAGCTCCTCGCTTTCGTCACCTTCACTCTCACCCATCGTGCCTTCAGTCATCGTCGAGGCGGCGTCGTCACCCTCCTCCTCGTCGGCGTCCTTGATGTCGCCCTCGTCCTCGTCGTCTTCAGGCTCGGGCTCTTCTTCAGGCTCGGGCTTCGCTTCGGACTCGTCTTCTTCGTCTTTCGACTCGGGCGCTTCCTCCTTCTCGGGCTTCTCGGTCTTCTTGGGCTCCTCTTCTTTCTCGCCCTCACCCTCACCCTTGCCGGCACCCTCGTCTTCTTCGTCTTTGTCTTCTTTCTCGCCCTTGCCCTCGCTGGGCTTGCCGGCTTCGGTCTTCTCGTCTTCTTCGGGAGCGGGGGCTGGCGGGGCTTTCGACTTCTTGGGCTTGCCGTCAGCTTTGCCCTTGCCCATCTTGCCCGTCGCACCGGAGCTTGAGTCGCTGCCCTCGCCGTCGTCGCTCTTGTCTTTGCCCTTGTCGCCCTTGCTGCCCTCGCTCAGACGCTTGCCGATTTCCATCGCGAGCTCCAGACACTCCTGGGTCGAGCTGGCGGCTTCGATCTTGGGCTGAAGGTCTTCGATGCGCTTGTAGATCGGGTCCATCTTGGCCCAGTGATCTTTCATGAACTCCTGGAAAATCTGCTGGCCCGACATCGCGCGGATCATCGGCACCATGAGCGTCTGGATGACACCATTGGCGTCGCCCGCTGCCGCTTTCTCTTTCAAGCGAGGCATGACGAACTTGTCGAGGTAGAACTTGCCCGTGACCGCCAGGTTGTACGCGGAGCCCTGAAAGCGCTGCGCCATCTCTTTCTCGATGCGGGGGTCTTCCAGCGCATTGAGCATGAAGCCGATCTGGCGACCATGCGCGTTCGCTTTGGCCATCAGCGGGAAGTTGGTGAACAGGATGTGCGCGACCTCGTGGTCGAGGAAGCCTTGAATCGCGTTGCACAGCTCCTCTGTCGCGTTGTCGGGCAGGTACGGCAGGTTGACCACGACCGGGGTGCCCAGGTGGTCTGCCTTGACGTATGCGTTCACGCCTTGTTGCGTGACCTTGATGCCCTTGCCCGAGAGCATCTGGGTGATCTTCACGACTGACTCGCGAAGGATGAAGACTCGATCATTTCTCACTGGTTTCTCCTTATGTCATGAGTGACTGATAACGCATTGTCACCGCTGAAGGTAGGGAGAACAATGCTTTGCGTAGGGCAAACGAAAGGGCGACCGAAGTCGCCCTGAACACTTACATGGGGACACAGGCGGCGCGGCCGCAGGCGGTGCTGACGAGCGTCAGCTTGCCAAGGTGGACATGCTCTCCCACATGCAGTATGGTGGAGCCTAGGTCGATTGTCCTGGTGATGACACTTTCGCTCAGGAGTTTGCACATTTCAGTGATCGAAACTTCCTGAGCTTCCTTAATGAGCTTGGGCATAAGCGCCTTTGTTGTTGTTTTGCATATTGCAAAGATATGTTAGTCACGGGTAACACATTCCTGTTTCAGGCGATGATTGTCTCCGGTTAAATTCCCACTCGAGTCGTGATTCAGCAGGGACTTATTCCCGCTTTATACTGAGTCGGTAGTAACTTATTTCTTACCTTACCTCTAGGCTCCACACCACTATGGCTACGAAGATCGAGAAGCTCCCGCCCGCCCCGACCACCAAGGCTCGCAACGTCGCGGAGTACATCTCCATGCAGTTGCACCTGTGCGGCAAGTCCCAGACTCAGATCGCGGAGGAAGTCGGGTTCGACAAGCCCAACGTCATCACGATGATCAAACAGGGCAAGACCAAGGTTCCGATGAACAAGATCGGCAGCATGGCCAAAGCCCTGGAAGTCGATCCGGTGTTCTTCTTCCGGATGGTCATGAACGAGTACATGCCCGACCTGATGGACATGATCACCGCCATCACCACCCAGCCGATGATCACCCGCAACGAATGGGACTTCATCGCGGTCATCCGCTCCTCCAACGTCGTGAACCCCAAGCTGCGCACGGACGCCGAGCGCAAGAAGCTCAAGGAGTTCGTCGATACGCTGAAGGCCGACAACGAGTCCAACTGAAGTCATTCCACGCTGATCCAATGTGTGAGTAAGTTGACACAACCTTGGCCATGACCAAAGTGGTCGGACTCTGTGACTGACAAACGGTCGTGGTGTCCGGCCCCAACCCCTTCACTTGGCCGATGAATCATCGTAGCATGGCGACTCACTACTGACTTACAAGTGTGGCGCCAATGGAACGTCTGCTGAAGCTGCCCGAGGTCGAGACCCTGGTCAGCCTGAAGAAGTCGAAGATTTACGCCCTCATCCAGGTGGGCGACTTCCCAGAGCCGGTCAAGGTTGGGCGGTCGTCGTCGTGGCTTGAGAGCGAGGTTCAGGGCTGGATCGTCGGGCACGCCAGTCGGCGAACCACGTCCACGGCTGATGCACTTCCTGCCTGAGCGCATCGAGGTAGTCGGCCCAGGCCTGCATCATCTCCACCCGGACATCCCAGTATTCGGCGCGGTTGTAGGCCCGCTCGGTCTTGTCGTCGATGTCGTGGGCGAGTTGTTTGGAGGTGTATTTGCTATCAAAGCCACCCTCCTCGAGCAAGGTCTTGGCGGTTGCCCTGAACCCGTGCGTGGTCTGTTGACCTTTGAAACCCAGGCGTTCCAGATTCTTGTTCAGAGTGTTCTCGGAGAGCATCTGTCCCCGTTTGTGACCGGGGAAGATCAGCGCCTCGTGACCTGTAACACTTTTCCAATTGCACAACAGCTCCACCGCCTGTCTGGACAAAGGCACTAAATACTCCCTGCCTTTCTTCATCAGATGGTGCGGAACCTCCCATACGGCCTCATCCGTTCGGATGTGTTCCCATTGAGAGGAACGTAGGTTCTGCGGCCGTACCCACACCAGGCAGGCGAACCGAAGCGCCATGATCGAGACGCTCCCCGGTTCCCGATCCATCCTCAGCAGCAGGGCGCGAAGGTCTTTGGGGTTGGTGAGCGCGGCGTGATGGCGCTCGATATGGGCCTTGTACTCGCGCCGCTTGACCAGTGCCGCAGGGTTGCTCTTGATGTATCCCTTGTCATCAGCGAACTGGCACGAGCGCACGAGGATGTCGCGCACTCGGGTGAGCATGTAGTGGGCTCCCCGGTCCTCGACCTTCTGAAGGATCGACCGGACCTCCTCGGTGGAGAGCTCCGTGATGCGCTTGGCCCCGTGCGTGGCCAGGATGTTGGCCTTGGCGGCGGTGTTGTAGTCGTCGTAGTGCCGCGAACTCCACTCATGCCGGTTGTGTTCGAGCCATTCGGTGATGACCTCGCCCACCGACTTCGCGTCCCGGTTGGCGTCCCGAGCCTTGCGCCGTAACTCCACCGGGTCCGTACCAAGCTGCACGGCTTCCCTAGCTTGTTCAGCCAGGGTGCGTGCCGTACTCAACTTGACCTGTGGGTAAGTGCCCATCGAGAAGGTCTTCCGTACCCCGAGCAGGACGTAGTCGAGCTGCCAGGACATGCCGCCGGTGCGCCGCACGACGAGGTAGAGCCCCGAGCCGTCGCTGATCTTGGTCACGGAGTTCTCGGACTCGCGCGCCTGCTTGATGCGCTTCTCCAGCTCCTTCTGCGACAGCTCATGCAGTGCCACGGCCGATCTCCGAGGTCGTTGTGGTAACGGCGGTGGGTGCGTTTGCGCCTCAGTGGTAACGAATCGCCGCCCGGTGCCCGTTTTGGGACGTTACCACAGGCCCTACTGGCGGAATTCGTGGACGCAGGCGGTCGTCGGTGGACGACGCTGGAATGAAAAAAGCCCCAAGTGGTTGATTTCTTGGGGCTTTCTGGTTGACCGTGGAGGTCAGCGGACTGTTGTGGAAGTGCAACTGGCGGAGAGGGTGGGATTCGTACTCCTAGTATCCATGCGGGTCTTCAGGCACGTTTTCGTTCTCTACCACTTTGGTTGCCACGTCAGTTTGTCGCTAGGCATTCGTCCGCCAAACGGACGATCCGCTCGACGATGCCGTCGATGTTGCCCTCGTGGAACTCATGCAGCCAGAGGTCGCAGATCGGCCCGACATCCTCGCCCCACCAGCACTCGTCCTTGATCATGACGCCCAGGCGATTGGCGTAGGTGGTCTCGACCTTCTGGACGGCCTCCTCAGTGACGCCGTTCTGGACCACCTTCTTCAGGTCATCCATGAATCGGGTGATGAAGCGTTCGCCGATCACCTTGCCAGGATTGTCGATGAAGACCGTGAAGTAGTTCCAGACTCGGGTGTTGCAGAAAGTCTTGATCTGCTTCAGGCCTTCGGGCTCGACGATCACGACGATGGGCTTGTTCATCGCGGCGACCCGCTCGACCTCGGTGATGGACACGCCGTAGAGCTGGCCATTGAACTCGACCGCCTCGACAAAGCGACGTTCGGCGGCCTGGCGCTGGAACTCCGCCTTGCTGACGAAGTAGTAGCTCTTGCCGTCCACTTCCCCGGCGCGTGGCGCGCGGGTGGTGGTGGAGATGACGTTCTCGAAGCCTGCCTTCTTGAGAGCAGCCTCGAGTGTGGATTTGCCGGCGCAGGTTGGGCCGGTCAGCGTGACGATGAAGGGCGGGTTCATGGTGTTGTCCTTTCTACATAGCGGACTCGGGAGGTGTTGACCCGAATGCCGTCGGGGCTGTTCGGGGTGATGGAGTGGTGTGTGCCGAGGTAGGTCGAAAGCTCCCAACCCTCCTCGTGAAAGCGCCCTTCCGGGTCGTGTTCGAGGTGGGCTCTGATGCCCGCCTTGTCGTGGCTTTGGAGGCCGTACTTGGTCATGTACTCGTCCGTCAGCACGAACGTGATGGCTTGGCTGTCGCGCACCTTGCCGACGTTGCTCAGACCCCGAACGGTGAGCATCGCTTCGACCTCCGAGAGGCCCGTCAGCGCTTCTGCGAACGAGGCAAGAGGCACCTCGACGGTCAAGAAGTCGATGCGGCTGGTGGCGTCGCGAATCTTGATGCTGATGCAGGCGCCGTTATCGTGACGCCCGCCATTCGGCCGACTGATGGTCAGGTTGCCCTTAAGCACTGGGGGCCTCCTTCGCTTCGAGCTTGCGGGTGATCATCTCCAGGAAGGCGATCATGTCGAACATGGGCACCTCCTGGCCGAATCTGTTGAGCACCTGCACATGGCCACCCAGGCCCGATGGACGAATGGTGTGCGTCCAGGGAAAGGTGGCTTGCAGGAGCTTGAACTGTTCTTCAGTCATGACTTATCGTCCCGGAACCGTTTGAATCGGGGATGGCGCAGCGAGCCATCGGGGGTGATTTCGTGGAACTCGACTTCGATGATGCGCTTGAGGAACTGGTACTCCGGGGCGCTGCCTTCGCAATCGACCAAGTACGCCTCCCACATGTCGCGGCGCTGGTCGTCGCTCAGGCCACTGCCCACGTTCACGCGCACAGCGCCAGAGTGATCGTGGTTGGCCCCGTGAGCGTCGTTCTCGTAGCAAATCTTGTCGAACGCCACGATGATCGCGCCCAACATGCCCTGGTACTTGCCGGTGCCCTCCTCTGCGCCCACGATCGGCACATCGGTCGATTCTTCGGCCTTGATCTTCATCCAGGCGTGGTTGCGGCGGCGGTAGTACGGGGAGTTCGTCTTGATGATGAGCCCTTCGAGACCTCGCGCCCGCACCGACTCGTAGAGGGCGTGAATCTCGGCTTCGGAGCTGGCCAGGTAGCGCGGCAGAAGATGAATCGGACCCGACTTGCCGGTGGGCAGGAGCTCGGTGAGCACTTGGCGGCGCTGGGTGTAGTCGTGCTTGCTCGGCACCTTGTCGTCCTCGCTGAAGAGCGACATGGGCAGGATGTCGAACACGTTGAAGATCGCGTCCGTCGCCTGGGCGTCCTTCTTGCGAACTTCCGACACGGTCTTGTTGAAGCTGCCAGAGACGATTTCCCCATCGAACACCACGGCGAAGTCTTGGCAGTCCAGGTGCTCGGCGAAGTATTCGGTGTCGGCTTCTTGGTAGTCGGCCTCGTTGCACAGTTGGATGCGGAAGTTGTCGATCAGCCTCAGCAGCGGCGCTTTCAGATGGTCGAAGGTGGTGAACTCCTTGCCCGAGCGGGAGAAGAAGTGAACCGATGGCTTCATCACGTCCACGAATGCCAGCACCCGCACGCCGTCCAGCTTGGGTTCAGCGACCACTGGCCAGGATTTGACCCGGTGTGCCTCGAACTTGTGAGCCAACATGCAGTCGAAGGTGGGCACTGTGCCTGGAATGGCCTTGTTGACGGTTGACTCCGAGAAGCCCGCCCGCAGGTCTTTGCTGACAATGCGCCAGAGCAGTTCGGCCGAGTTGGCGTTCAGACGCATCAGCTCCGACACCAGCGCCTCGCGAGCCGCGTTGCCTGTCAGGGTGCGAGTCTCCAAGTCAGCCAGCAGGTTCCAGGTCTGTGGGTCGAAGACGCCCTCCAGGTGGTGATTTACCGGGGGACGCTTGGCAATACCGTAGGTCTTGAAGGGGTTGAGCGCCGCCTCCAGCACTGCAACAAAGGTGCCGTTAGCGCCGTATTTGGCGACAAGGGCTTCCTTGCCGGTCTTGCTGGAGGTGTTCGCGATCTCCTCGATCGCGTCGAAGATTGCATCCGAGTTCACTTGGAAGCCTCTTCGATCTCCTTGACCATGCGGTCATAGGACACGGCGACGAAGTTGCCCATCGTGTCGATCGCCTCCTTGCAGGTGATGGTGACTTGCTCTTTGGGCAAGCCGGACGCGGCGCACAGGGCTGCCACGAAAGTGACGTAGGAGGCGCACAGAGCGCTTGCCAGAGGTGCGGCTTCCACGCCCGAAATGTTCACGGTGCGCTGGGCCTCCAGCAGAATCCGCATGGCGTTGTCGAACTGGTTGTTCAGACTGGCCTCTTCGACCTGCTCGGGGGTGGGGGTGGTGGTTTGTTCGTTCATGAGTTACTCCTTGTTCAAGCCCATCTGAAGACGTGCCTTCTCGATCATCGAGAGGCCCTGGTTGACTGGCGAAGGCGATGGGCTGACAACCTTCGGTTCTGGTTTCGGGGCAGGTGCTGGGGCTGGGGCCGCAGATGCTTCTTTGATCGCGGCGTTGATCGCGGCCGCATAGCCGTCGATCTCGGGCGTGGGCATCGTCGTCAGACCTTGCTCGACCCGCTTTGCGACAGCAGCCTTGATCGGTTCTGGTTTGGCGACAGGTGTCGTCTTGGTCGGGGCGAACCGAGCGTTCGAGGAAGCGAACGCCTTGTCCATCTCCTCGCGCAGCAGTGCCCGGTCGATGAAGTACAGCGCCTTGCCGGCGGCTTGTTCTTCAGCCCGCATGGTGAGCGCGGGGCAGACTCGGGTTGCGATGGCCCGATCGCATTCGGGATAGCTTGCAAGCGCCTTGTCGCGCTCGAATGCCTTGATCTTGTTCAGGCACACGCAGTAGCCAGGGGTGTGCCCCACCACCTTGCAGTTCTTGACGGTGAAGGTGTTGATGCCGCCTGCCGAGTGCTCGGGCGGGTAGGTGGGTTGGCGGTCGCGAACCGCAGCTTCGATAGTGTCGAACATGGAAAACTCCTGTGATGACCCAGAACGGGTGTTGTACTCAGCGCTGACTTATAGTTTAGTGCGATTTCTTCGGGGTGTGCGGTGCGATGTTCGATTGCCGGTCAACGGTCCTCACCAGCTTCCCCAGGAGTCGCCGCGTTCGGGTTCGGGTGCCGGTGCCTCACTCACGATGTCATTGAACTCGTCGAAGACCATGAAGTCGGCCTTCCTGCCGGTGATCTTGGTAGCGCCCGATGCGCTCAATGCGCCCTTGAACTCACTGAAGATGCGTGCCGCGTTCGCCGTGCCGTAGTGCGACTCAAGAAGCTCCTCCGCGTTGTCGCTGTCCATGCTCCCGCCGTACCCATGCAGCCCGATCGCGACGCTCCGCTTGGCATAGCCCCGGCCCTCTTTCTGATTGATGATCGTGCTGGCGGCCGCCTGGGCTTTGCGTGCGTTGGTGAAGGAGTTGAGTTGGATTTCACCACCACCCGATACGGCCGACCCGGTCTTGCCCCAGCGCTTGATCACAAGGTGTATGCCTATGTCCGGGGCGTGGAGCAAGACCACCTCATAGAACTTGGTGCCGCTTTCGTGCTTGAGGAAGATGGTTTCGTGAGCGATGGAGATTGTCATGGTGTTCCTTGACGAAAAGTCGTCTGAATTGAATTGTAGAAAGTGATGCGCGGGTCATAAGCGACCCTACGCATTAGCCCATGAGGCACTTGAGCTTGATCTTGGCGGCGGTTGCGGGGTTCAGCGTCTCCGCTTTCCAGAACGCCTGGCGCACCACGTCCGGGGCGACCTCGTTGGGGTCTTTGTCTTTCGGCAGGAAGGCGATCCGAGCGATAAGACCCAGCCCGCGAACGACGAGGGCGGCCTTCACCGCGTCCTGAGTCGCCCGCTTCTCGCCGTCCCACATGAAGGTGACTTCGCGCAGTCCCTTGTCCTTGAGCGCGATCAGCTTGCCGATCTGGCTCGCCTCCGTACCCTCCGAGAGGTGCTTGCCGAAGGTGCCCACCGGGACCACATCCCGAAGTGCGGGGTCGCCGTCCAGGGCGATCTTGGTGGCCATCACATCGAACGCCCCTTCAGCCAGCACGATGCGCTTGGCACCCACCGCGTTCTGGCCGTTGTAGAGGTAGGCGCCGGTCGAGGCAAAGCCAGGCGGAAAGAGGTATTTCTGCTCGGCGTCCCCGGTGATGTCCCGACCCTGGAAGCTCACCAGCTCGCCATCCAGCCCGTAGATCGGAATCAGGATTCGGCCGGCGTAGCTCTGGCGACGCGCCTTGCCGCTGTCGTCGGTGTAGGCGAAGTAGCCATTGGCGCAGTAGCTCAGGTGGAAGTACTGGGCGACCTCGGCGTTGATGCCTCGGTTGTCCAGGTACTTGAGGTTGCGCCCTCTATGCGGCATCGCGATGGATTCGGGCAGGTGGAGCTCACCCGTATCCCGAACCGCCGCCGTAGTCCGCACTTTCGGCATCCAGCCCTGCTCTGCCGCCACCGTCTTGATGTGCTCGATCAGATCGCGGGTGCTGATGGAGGTGCCCAGGCTTGCCTGGATGAACTTCCACTTGTTGAACTTGGTCTCGCAGTCGCCCGAGAAGCAGTTGCCCAAACCGTTCTCGGCGTTCAGATACACCTTCCAGTTCGAGCCGCCGCAGCACGGGCACTCCTTGATGTTGAGCTGGGTGCCCCTGGAGCCGCGCGTGACCTTGTAGGTGACGCCCTCGCGGTCGAGCCACGACTCCATGTCGATCGTCTCCAGGGCTTCCTGGAGGTCTTCGTTGCGGCCCATCACTCTCTCCGCAGGATCGACTCGATGAACTTCATCTTGGCGATGTCTTGCTTGATGAAGAGGGTGAACCCAGACTCCTGGTTTCGACTGGCGGCGAAGTACAGTCGGGCTTCGCCCTTGCTGCGCTCCTCGTCGGTGATGTTGATGGAGATCATCAGATCGACCGTTCGCACCTTGTTGAAGTCTTCGGCGACGTGCTCGGCTTTGGCCACGGTCGCTTTGAACCCTTCCCGGTTGGTCTGGGTGGCCGTGAGCATCGCAACGTCTTTCTCTTGGGCGATGGCCCGCAGGTCCACGTACACCGACTTGGAGTTCTCGATCACATCGTTGAAGCGGAAGTTCGGGGCCATGATGTCGGCGTAGTCCACGACGACCAGATCGAACTTCTTGCCCTTCGACTCGTAGCGATCCAGCAGCGCCCGCAGTTGCTTGGGGCTGAAGGTGCCGGATGGGTACTCGTGGATGATCAGATCACCCGAGAGGCCCTGCATCGCGCTCACCTTGGCCTCGACATCCTTGATGTGCTTGGAGAGCTCCTTCATCATCGTGTCGGAGATCGCGGCGTCGAGTCGTTCGCTGATGATCTTGGCCGACACTTCAAGCGTCACGTAGAGCACGTTGAACTTGGCCTGGGACGCAGCCTTTGCGAACCCGATCAGAGCGGTGGTCTTGCCCGCTTTGGCACCGCCCATGATGGTGGCCAGCTCTTTGCGACCCCATCCCCGGTGGTACAGAATCTCATCCAGCTTCAAGTGCCCTGTCGTGATGCCGCGTGGTGGGCGGGTGCCCGCTGCGTCATCGAGCCGTTCGCTGGTTCGGATGCTGATGTTGGAGTAGTAGTCGTAGGCGCCGCCGTCCTCGTTGATGCCGATTTCGACCGCCTCCTTGATGTACTGCTCGACCTTCTCGAACTCGCCGCGCTGGACCAGTTCGACGGACTTGAGGATGGCCGCGCTCGTGGCCTGGTGACGCACGAATTCGACGATGCGCTCCTCGATGTATTCCCGACCCGAGAGGTCTTCAGTGCCGTAGAGTCGCTTGTAGGCGGCAACGGCCAGGGGCACGACATCCTTCTTGACGATCTTCGCGTTGACCGCCCGCTTCAGGATGTCGGCCATGACGGTCTTGTCGGGCAAGGCCCGTGAACGCTCGAAGTACTTGAGCGCCAGGTTGACCATCGTCGCCTCGCCCACGTCCTCGAAGTACTCGGGCTTGACGAGGTGGCCAACGCGGTTGATGAAGTCGATGCTTCGGCACGACAGGGTCGCGACCTTCGCCTGGAAATCGGCGTCGAAGTCGAACTTGTCCGTGCTGTCATCCAAAACGGTGGCAGCCGGCGGTGTGGTGCGCTCGCCCTCAAAAGACGAGCCGATCATGTCAGCGGTAGATTGCTCCGCGATAGAGTTGGCTTGCGTCATACATTTCAAGCCGCTTTGGTCTGGTCGATGGGGTTGGTCCAGAAGCTCTCGATGGCGTGCTTGAAGATCACGAAGACCTGATAGGTGCCGTCCTTGTGATCGACCTTCAGGCTGATGGTGTACTTGTCGAAGTGCTTGATCGTGCCCTTCATCGGGGGCGCACCGGGGTCGGTCATGAGGGCCACATTGACGACTGCACCGGCAGCTTCAAGTGCTTTCAGAAAGGCCTCGTGACCCTTCAATGCGGGGGTCTTCTTGACGATCGGGGTCTTGGGACGGGAGAGGGAGTCGGACATAAGGTTCTCAGTGATAAAAAGTGATGACCTGCTCAGTATAGCTCAGGGGTGACTTACGCTTTACCGACACTCATCGATTGCCGAGTGGATGACCCGCTCGTCGAAGTCCTGAAGCGCCCGCTCGATGCGCAGCACCTTCTGGTCGTAGATCGCGCCATGCAGGGCGTAGTGCGGGTGCCGGCGGTTCTTGATCTGAGCGATCACGAAGGCCTCCCAGTCCAGTTGGTCGATGTGCCCGAAGAAGTTCTCCACCTTGTAGCGGGTGTCCTGTGGGTACTGGATGCGGGCCGCGCACTCCTCTTCCCAGGCCATCATCACATCGGTGATCATGTCCTCGTTGGTGCTCAGGTGCGAGGGCCGGGGCGGCTGAAGCCAGCCGGCGCTGACATGCCAGTCCATTGCTTTCCTGAGAAAGAATTCGTACCGAATGCCCAACGAGTCGATTCGCTGCCGTAGGCGCCAGAACGAGAGCTTCTCGCGGGACTCCATGAAGTCCATGCCCTTGAAGCCACGCATGAACTTCCCGCTGCGGTCCCGCATGACGACCATGCAGTCCTGATAGGCGCGGTTGTAGCAGTGGGCCAGCAGGTAGGTCGCCTTGGTGGGGTGCATCCGACGATAGTCGAACCACTTGGTGCGGTAGAGGGCCGCCTCCTCTTTCAGGAGCTTGGGCGTGATGTGCTGGATGGCCAGGAGCTCCGCATGGAGAAGCCCCAGGTCATGCCCGAAGAAATACCCGAACCACTCGGTCGGTTTCGGGGAATCGGGGAAAGTTGGAGCCGGCATAGAAGGTAAGAGTAAATTCACTCATGAAGTATATTAACTATACGCGGGGCGAATTTTCCCCGCGTCGTTTCCCCGTGACCGCTCAGTCGTCGGAATCCGATTCGTAGGCTTCGACGATCTCTTGAACCAAGCCGGAACGGACCACGTCCTTGCGCGAGAAGCCCACGCACTTGACGCTCGGGATGTGGGAGACCCGGCGGATGGCGTCCTCGAGTCCCGACGCCCCGTGAATGTCTTTCTGTCGGGTGTCCCCGTTCACGACGACCTTGCACTCGGCCCCGATGCGGGTGAGGAAGAGCTTCATCTGGTTCGGGGTGGTGTTCTGGGCTTCATCCAGGATCACGAAAGCCCGCTTGAAGGTGCGACCGCGCATGTAGGCGAGCGGGGCGGCCTCGATGCGGCCCATCTTCATCAGGTACTCCACGTAGCTCTTTCCGAGCCGTTCATTGAGCACGTCGCGGAACGGTTGCAGGAACGGATCGAACTTGTCCTCGATCTCGCCAGGCAGAAAGCCCAGGGACTCGCCCGCTTCCACGGCCGGCCGGGTGATGATGATCTTGTCGATCACGCCTTCGGAGAGCGCCTGCGCGGCCAGTGCCCCGCATATCCACGTCTTGCCCGTACCAGCGGGGCCGGTGGCGAAGACGAGCTCGAAGGACTTGATCGCGCTGATGTAGCGTTTCTGGGAGTCGTTCAGTGCCTCGATCGGCTGGCGGCTGGCTCGCTCTTGTTTGGGGATGGAGAAGTCGCCCTGGGCCTCGTCGTGGTCCTCGCGGAGCAGTGCGCTCCGTTTGGTGGTGGGACGCTTTGGGGCTCGCTTGGGGACTGTTGGGACTCGGGCTCGGGCCATGTACTACTACCTTGAAGTTGATCCTGGGATGACTATACCTCAGTCACTTGTGACTAAGGCAATTCGGCTTAACGAATTCTTGCAGGGACCGACGCATCGACCTCCCCTGGGCTTCTGTGATACCACTTCCCGCCAGCCACTGCGAAGTCGGTGACGGAGATGTAGTCGAATGCGGTGGAGCGCGTGTGCGTGTCTACGTTGATGAGGGCAAAGCCGTTGTGCCAACGCTCGCCCTCGCAATACGAGGCGCTGCGCTTGTGGCCCGAGCCGAGCTGGTGCCATTCATACGCGCCGTAGACGGGGTTGAACTCGCTCCAGACCTGATGCTTGTGATGGTGGCCGTTGATGCCTGGCAGGCCCATGCTGCGAGCGTGCGGAAAGTGGTGGCAGAGCACGGTGTCGAAGTAGACCTTGTAGTTCTGCGCCAGCTCCTTCTCGAAGTCGCGCTTGGTGAAGGCTGCCAGGTCCGCCTTGGCCACGTAGTTGATCTCGAACTTCTCCAGGCCCAGCAGCTTGGCCACCGTGAACCCGTGCAGGTCCGAGAGCACCGCCCGCAGCGCCGGCGTGGCGTCGGCGAGCTGGCGCAGCAGTCGGGCTTCGTGGTTGCCTTCGATGAAGTCGATCTGGGCCTCGGGGCAGGCCTCGCGCAGCGGCCCGAGAATCTGCTCGTGGGCGAACTTGATGCGCCCCACCACGTCCCACTCTCGCGGATCGACCCCGTACTTGCCGAACTCGGGAAGGTCGAAGATGTCGCCTGCGAGCACGATCACATCGGGCTGGACGCGCTGTGCGGTGTCCACCAGCACCCGAAGGTAGAACGGGTCGATCTCGATGTCGTGCAGGTCCGAGCAGGTCAGGATCGTCTTGAAGCGGTTGTTGTTGGTGCGGGTGTACTTGTCGGCCCAGTCCTGGCGCTCGACGTTCATGAGTCGGTAGTGATCGACCGAGGCGTGCTTGGCGATGTGACGCTCATGCGCGTGCTGCTGACGGGAGAGCTTCACGCCCGCCTGGCGCTTGAACTCCTCGAAGGTGCCGAAGTAGCGGTTCCAGGTCGATTCGGAGATGGCGCTGTGGTTGCGGAAGTAGTTGCGGCTCACGACCCGTTCGGTGTCGAGCTCCGAGATGCGCCGCAACTCTGCGATGCACTCCTCCGGACCCCAGTGCTCCATGAACTTGGCACTGTCCTCCGACATCGGGCTGTCGTTGACCGGGGCGCGAGAGACGAGTTTCGGGCCGGTTGGGTCAGCCTTGAAGGTGCTGCGGATGAAGCCGGCCTTGTTGCGCACGGTCTTCAGTGAGATGCCAAGAACCTTGGCGACATCGGCGACGGAGGGATATTTGTCCAGATCGTTGTAGACCTCGATGAACTGTTCGACATCGTTTGGCAGGGGCATGAGCCGATACTCCTGGGCTTGCTGCCCGTTCTGGTGACGGGCGACACGTATGCCACCCTGGACATACGCTTTCAGCCTTGGGCGGCTGCTGCGAGCTTGACGACTTGCCAGACCCCGTAGAGGACGCCGGAGCCGATCACGGCCCAGGCAACCTGAATGGCCTTGACCGATACTTTGATGGTGGTGTCTTGTTTCACATGAGCCAGCTCGAGGCTCGATTGCCGCTCGGCGATCTTTTCCAGCTTCTCCGTGATGTGAAGCATGTTGGCGGCCATTGTCTGGTGACGCTCCTCCAAGACCGCGATCTTGGAGAGGGCGTCAGCCATCTTCGACATGCTGGCCTTCATGTCCTCCAGGTCTCCCTGAATGGCCTTGAAGCTGGCCTGAATGAGCTGTTCAGCGGGTGTGGAGTTCGACATCTTGGACTTTCAAGGCCAGTTTCAGATGCCGCATTCTACCCGACCTTCAGTCAGTCGTGAAGTACGCCGAAAGAAGTAATTTACTTGCCGGAGCGAGTTTCTTCCTTGACTTCAGGCTCGGGTTCTGCCTTAGCGATGTGACGCTCCTTGGCTTGCTGCAATGCCTGAGCTGCGTTCATCGCCTGGACCTGCTGAACGATCTGGGCTTCCAGCTTGTTCATCACGGCGCGCGAGGTCTTTGCAGGCAGCTCGTTCAGGCCGACCATGATGGCCTCGATCTCCTGGCCGGTCAGGTCGTTCAGGTTGAAGATTTGGGGTGCTTGCGCTTGGGACATGGGTTCTCCTAAAAGTGTGTCAACAGTGACTGAGCAATTATAGCCAGGGTCTCGCGGGAAGTTAGACCCAGATCGCGGTGGGGCGAACGGGCCAACTCGTCACAGTGAGCGGGTTGCTGATCACGATGGCCCGCAGCGCCAGGCGGTAGGTGTCGAAGTCGCTCCCATTGGTGAGGTGCGGCGTGAAGGCGGTGTTGCGCACGCTGGGCTGCTCGCTCCAGTCCGACTCCACCAGCATGGCCTTGGCCTGAGCGCTGATGCCGGCTCGGATGACGGCTTCCCGGTCCGCGATCTCCTGCTCGGTGGCCTCGGTGACGACCCAGTCCTGGCGCCAGGCGCCCAGCTCCAGCACGGGCGTGCCTTCCGTGACCGTCTCGGTGTAGGGCACGTTGGGTTGCGGCGACGGGTTCACGATGACCGTGTCGAACGGGGCGAGTTCTTCGGCGCTCGGGTACTGCGTGAAGCTCGTGTAGGGGTTGTCGGCACGCAGTTGGGTCAGCGTGTAGGGATAGATGGCGACTGCGCCTTCGTTCAGTTTTGCGTACATGGTTTACCTCACATATCCAAAGTTGGGGGTGATCGTTGTCGGGCCGGTGATCGTGTTCAGGGTCGTATTGGTGACGGTCATCGTCGGCGTAGTGACTGTCAAATCAGTCGTCGTCGCTACCGTGGTGTTTGCCGTCGTTTGCAGCGTGTAGGAGGCGCTGGTGTAACTGTTGCCACCGTAGGTCGCGTTTGCTTTTGACCCATCGGTGGGCACCTTCAAAGTGTAGCCAAGGAAAACACTGACAAGAGCCATATGTCCATTTGGCGACAGCGCGACTGGACTCATGGCGGAGATTGCAGCCAAGCGGGAATAGGTGGTCGCGCCCGTGGAGTCGAGCTTGAACACGATCTTTTCATCCGAGATGCTTTGAAACGTCCAGTAAATGTTTCCGGTGGCGTCCAGCGTCACGTAGGTGTTGTTGCCGACTCCGTATGAATCTGGGCTGTACCAGCGTGTCCACTGGAGCGTGCCGGATGTGTTGAGCTTTATCAACGACGACTGGCTGCCAGAGCTCACATTGACGACTTCTCTCGTAACGTACACGTCGCCCGATGGAGTCACAGCAAGCCCAGAAACCATACCGCCGTAAGTGCTGGTGAATTTGCGCTGCCAAGACAGCGTTCCTGTGCTGGTGTACTTGACGACATATCCATTCAAGCCGCTATTTGCCGCAGTATCATTGAAGGCAATGTATGTGGCGTTCGACGAGTCGCTGCCGACCGACAGTTCGCAATAGGAGTCCACGCCACTGCCTGTCGCAGTGACCTTTCGGTGAAACAAGACGGTGCCACTGCTATCGAATTTGGATAACACCATGTTGCCCAAACCGCTGCCATCAGACATCACATACAACAAGCAGACATTTGAGGAGGCGTCCACAAAAAGGCCGCGAATGGCTACGTTTTCACCCGTACTTGGTTGAATGGTCTTTTCCCACTGCTTGACCATGCTGCTGTTGTACTTGGCCACATGCACATACGTGCTTGGAAAGCCGTAAACCGTTCCAGCGATGTAGAAATTGCCCGCCGTATCAGTGCCGATGTAGTTGAATACGCGAGCGTTAGTTGAGGTTCCAATTGTGTACTTCTGAATCAGCGTGGCGGTGTCACTGACTTTGGTTATGTCCACGGTCAAGCCATTTGATGCCGTCAGCGTAGAAAAGTAATTGTTGTTGGAGTCAAAACAGTGCTGGTAGTAGTACGAGGCGTTGTCGACCAGGTCCATCCACCACGTCGATACGGGTGGCAATTCGATGAACGTGCTCGACCCCATCATCAAGGCCATTGAAATCTTGTTCATGGCCCTGCCTTAGTTCGTGTAATTGGGCAGGTACGATCCGCGCCATGTCGTGCCACTGTCATCGGTGACGAACATGAACAGGTGGGTCTTGCCGGCGGTCAGTGTGGGCGCAGTGTCGCCAGGCCACTTGACCGATGCTGGCCAGGTCACGGTGCCAGAGGTGTGCGTGAGCTCCAGCGTGAACGAGTAGGAGATGCCCGATGCCGGTGGGTTGCTGAACGTGAAGGTGCTGGCGCCGGCGATCGTCTTGATGAAGTAGTTGCCCAGCGTGCAGTTGATGTCGAGCGCCGCCACCGTGATCGCGTTCGCGGTGAACACGTCCGTGTTGGAGGCCCAGGCCGAGCCCGTCCATTTCCAGGACTTGCCGCCGGCGCTGTGGACCTGGCCGGTCGAGGGGGTTGCAGGAAAGTTGATGGCCATGATTGATCCTTATGCCCAGGTGCCGTTGACAGCGTTGGAGCCGGTGGTGCCGATCGGCGTCATCTTGAACATCGCGCCCAGGATCACGGTGGACGTGCCGCCGGGTGACGACGAGAACTGAATCTGCGGGTTGAAGTTGCCACCGGTGCCGATTGCGACGGTGCCCTTGATCGTGTACGTCACATCCTGCGCGGTGCTGATCGAGGTCGTCACGGTGACTGCGGTGGCTGCGGTGCCTCGCACAGTCTGGCCGGCGGTTGCCGTGGTGCTGTTGGGCCGACGAAGCACCGAATAGTCCATGTTGGTCACGGTGGCCGAGGACAGCCCGAAGAGAATGCTCTCGGTGTGACTGGTCGTGCCGGTGGTCGTCAGGCGGAATGAACCCTCGAACTCATAGATCGTGTTTGCGGTCACTGCCACACCGCTCGACAAACCGAGCCACGATTGAGCGGTGGTGCTGCTGGTGAGCGTGGTGGCGGTGTTCTTGCGGTAGTAGAGGGCCGCCACCGAGTCATCCAGCATCCGATGCCATGTCATGGCTGTGGTGCCGACCGTGTCGGTGGATTTGAAGTCGCAGTCGTAGGTTCTGCCGCCGTTGACCGTTCCCTGATCGACCGCCACCATAGCGCCCGCCAGCTCGCTTGCCGTGTCGGCATCGAGTGCTCGGGTCCAGGTGCTGACTTGGCAGATGTAGATGCCGTTCTGGGATGAGGTGGTCTGGTTCTTCACCAGCACCCGGTCGCCCGCCACGATGGACAGACCGTCGATGGTCTGGACGCCAGTCAGCGCGATGTTGGCGGTGGTTGCGGCCTTGACCGCTTTCTTCACCCAGGCGTCGGGCACGTCTTCGAGCGTCAGGTTTCGGAAGGTCGGGTTGCCCGCCGTACCGTTCGGTGCGGCCAGGACCAGGTTGGCGGTCTGCGAGCCGAAAGCTGCGCCCGTGAGGCTCGACCAGGCCGTGGCGTAGTCGGTTGCCGAGGCCTTTGACAGAATCTGGCCAGTTGTGCCGCCTGCGGGAACGCCGACACCGTTCGTGCCGTCGGTGCCGTCCGTACCATTGGTGCCTGGAATGCCCTGGCCGTTGAAGGCATCGACCCACTGGGCCGTGTCGCCGTCGTTGTAGTAGATGCGCAGTTGGCCGACCGTGCTGTCCCACCAGAGCGCGTTGTCCAATGGGCCAACAGGAGCCGTGTCGCTCGTCGTGACGCCTACGCCACCACCGCCACCACCTGCCGTGATGTCGCCCGAGCCGAAGATGGATACGCCGTTGACGGTTCGCACGTTGCCGGTGTGCAGGATCGTCGATGCGACGCCAGCGGCGGTCGTCGTGATGTCCAGCTTCGCGCCCCGGAAGGTCGAGCCGTTCTCGAAGAACCGGATGGAATTGTCAACGATGTCGATGATGACGTTGCCTGCGAGCGTGGTGCCCGAGACAGGCTTGGCCATCTCAATCTCGCCACCCTCGTTCGCGGCGGCATTCGTCACGGTGAGGCGATATACGTTCGTCTGGGACGAGAACGACTTCACGCCCGAGAACGTCTGACTGCCGCCATCGACGAGAGGTGTTGCACCGCTGGATGCGCCGGTCACGCGCCCTTTTGCGTCAACGGTGACTGATGCGTTCGTGTAGGTGCCGGCGGTCACGCCGCTTGCGGCCAGTGTTGCCGTGCCGGTGACGTTGGCCGAGCCGTTGAAGGTGCCCGAGGTGTAGGTCACGTCGCCTGTCAGGGCGATGGTTCGACCCGTGGCGAGCGTGGTGGCGGTGCTTGCGTTGCCGACGAACGAGGTGCCTGTCACGGAGCCTGTGACTGTCAGATTGCCGTTTGCGGCGAGCGTCATCGTCTGGAGGAAGCTGACCGTGGCGCCGGCTGTGCCGTTCGTGCTTGTCGAGAACCAGTCGTGGCGCCCGGTGTCCTGGTGGTACATCGTCGAGAGCTTGCCGCTCACCTTGGCGCGCCACACGCTGCCGTCGTAATAGCAGTTCGAGCCGATTGAGAAGTAGTTGTCGCTGGCCACGCCGAACATATGGCCTCCGCCCTTGAATTCGAGCACGTTGGTGGCGATGCCGCCCCAGGCGGACGGAACCACACCAAAGCCGACATGACCCACCGAGGTCACGCGGAACACTTCGGTGGTGAGGCCGTTGTACCAGATGTGGTTGGCCGCATTCGTCCGGGTGGCGCTGTACCCGTAGGACATGGAGCCGCCGACCACGTTGTCGGAGAGCGTGATGCCGTTGGTGTTCGTGACCAGGAAGTTGGCGCCGCTGATGACGCCGGTGTCGAGGAAGATCGAGGCCTTCACAACGTCTGCCGCGCGGAACTCGATCGCGTCCGGCGTGCCCTCGTTGTAGTACATGCCCCAGGTGGGGTTAGCTGGACTGACGGACCAAATCCAGCCATCTGCGGCGCCCGCTGCTGCGCCGTAAACCCGCCCGATCAGCCCGCCCGTAGCGGCCACTGTGCCGGTGGTGTTGACGCTGCCGGTCAGCGTGCTGCTGGCGGTGATGTAGCCTGCGGGGTTGGTGGCGTTGTAGGGCGTGAAGCCCAGCGCGGTCGTGATGTTGGTTGACGAGAGAGCGGCCCACGAGGCGGTGGTGCCGTCGGTCGTCAGGAAGCCGCCCGAGTTGCCCGTCTGAGTGGGTAGACCGCTGCCGCCGCTGCTGCCGCCCAGGGTGATGACGACGCCTGCGGCGTTCTTGGTGAAGATCAGCGCATCGGCGAGGTTGACGGCAATTTCGCCTACTTCAAGATCGCCTGCGAGCGGCACTTTCGCCACCACACTCGAGCGCTTCGGAATGATCTTGTTTGCCATCGGTATGTACCCTTGAAAGAAAAACAGGCTCCTATGTAGGAGCCTGCAAATTATACGTCAATGATGACTTAGTAGGTGCCGCCGTCGATCGTGATGCCGTCGAAGGTCGTCAGGTTGGTGATCGAGCCACCAGTGATCGCCACCGATGCAGCGTTCTGGGTGGACATGGTGCCCAAGCCGCTGATGTCGGTGTTCGGGATGGTGGCCGAGGCCGTCATCGCGGTGGTGCCGGTGCCCTTCACGTAGCCGGTCAGGGTCGTGGCACCCGTACCGCCGTTGCTGACGCTGAGTGCGGCGCCCGACCAGTTGCCGTTGTTGATCGAGGACAGAGTGGCAAGCGAGCCCAGACCCAAAGTCGCACGGGCGTTGGTTGCGTCAGGGTCATCCATCAACGTGCGAGCAAACGCCGTAAAGGTGGCCAGCGCAGCAGTGCCGGTGCCGGTGAAGTAAGGCAGGCGATCAGCCGCACTCACCAGACCCGCCAGAGCAGTCAGCTCGGCGTCCAGGCCTTGTGCATCGGTGATGCCGTAGCCCGCCAGCGTGGTGGGGTTGGTGCCTGCACTCACACGGCCGTAGGCATCGACGGTGACGCTGCGGTAGGTGCCTGCGGTGCCGATCGTGGCCAGGTCGATGTTGTCGGCGTTGACGACGATGCGTGCGGACGAGGCGGTGCCGATGTCGATGCTGTTGCCGGTCTTGGTCAGGCCGTTGCCGGCGCTGATCTGACCCGCACCCGAGAAGGTCTGGAAGACGATCGCGGTCGTGTTGAGCGTGCCACCGGGTTCGGCCGTGCAGACGAAGCCCATGTCGGCGTTGGTCGTGCCGGATTCAGCGAACACGTAGGCGCCAGGCAGCTCGGTCCAGGAGTCGGCGTCGAGCGAACGGGTCCAGGCGCCAGCGGCGACCACATAGATACCGTTCTGGGACTGAGTGGTCTGATCCTTGACCAGAACACGATCACCGGCGACCAGCGCGATGCCATCGATCGTCATCGTGCCCGAGAGGGTCGCGATGTTGGTCGTGGTGGCGGCGCGAACCGAAGCCTTGGGGTCCAGACCTTGCACAGTCAGGTCCACGTAGTTCTTCGTGGCGGCGTCCTGGGCGTTGACGGGGTCCAGCAGGTTGGTGATCTTGCGGCTGTTGAGCGACACGTCGGCGGTCGGCACAGCCATCTGGTCCAGGCGGCTGGTTCGGACTTGCGTGTCGAAGTCGCTGATCTTGACGGCGGTGAGCGTCGGGATGTCGGCGGCACTCAGGGTGGTGCCGGCGGTTACGCGGCCCTTGGCGTCGGTCGTGACCTTGGTGTAGGTGCCGGCGGTGCCGACAGAAGCCAGAGTCAGAGCGATGGCCGTGGTGCCCGAACCGCTTGCGTCACCCGTGACGGAGATGTTCTGGTTGCCGGTCAGGTAGGTCGCGGTGTCCAGCGTCCAGGTGTCGGCGGCGGTCTTGCGCAGCAGGCCCGAAGTGCCAGCCAGCGCGGCGATCGCGGTCAGGTCAGCATCGAGCGGCTGAGCGTCGGTAATACCGTGGCCAGCCAGAGTCGTGGGGTTCGAGCCGGCAGTGACTCGACCTTTGGCGTCCACCGTCACGACGCGGTAGCTGCCAGCGGTCACGCCCGAGGCGGCCAGAGTCAGTGCGGCCGTGGCATCGCCACCACCGTTGAAGCTCACGGTCCAGGAGGCGTCACCCGTTGCGCTGATCGAGCGAGAGGTGGCCAGCGAGGTGGCGGTCGTCGCGTTACCAGCCAGGGCAGCCGTGATGGTGCCGGCGGCGAAGTTGCCCGAGGCGTCACGAGCGACGATCTTGGAGGCGGTGTTCAGGTTCGTGGCATCGACCGCGAAGGTCACTGCGCCCGAGCCGTTGAAGGTGCCGCCAGTCAGGAATGCACCTGCCGTCAGCGCGTTCGTGGTGTTCGCGGTCAGGGTGATGTTGCCCGTACCGTTGAAGGACACGCCGTTGATCGTGCGGGCGGTTTGCAGCGCGGTCGCCGTGCCTGCGTTGCCGGTGATCGAGCCCGCGATGGTTTGCAGGAAGCTCTTGAAGCCTGCGATGCTCTGATCGCCGGACAAGGCCATGAACGCGCCGACACCGCCGATCGGGACGGCCATTGTGGCGTTGCCACCTGCGCCTCCCGAGCCGAGGCCGTACCACAACACCTCATTCTGTTCGTTGAATGCCAGCTCGGCATTCTGCATAACGGCCGGTGCCCCGATGCCTCCACCCGATGCACGGCGCTTGATGCGAATTGTGTTTGCCATTTGCTGCTTCCTTAAAAGTTTCCGCCGTCCGTCAGGGTCGGTGCTGTGATGTTGATGACCTTATTGGCTCCGATGGCGAGGATGTCCCCCGGCACTGGATTGGTGAGTTGAACGACCAGACCGCCGATCTCATTGGGGCCAGGCACACCCTGACTTCCCGTTTCACCCTTGTCCCCTTTGGCGCCAGGCGGCCCCATGATGCCCTCGGAGATAACCTCCGCTGGCTGATCTTCTGTGACGACGACCGTTGTTTCTTCCGGCGTCTGAATGATTTCAAAGTCCATCTTTGGTCACACCCGGCGTTACCGTCAGCTTGCCCTCGATGAACCGGATTTCCTGCCCGCCTGGCGCGTAGAGCTTCAGGTCGTAGACGCCAGGAGCGATGGTCTCGGTGTCGTTGGCTGCGATGTCGATCTGAATCACGCCGATCGCGGGAAAGCTGATGCGTCCGTTGGCCGTGGAAAGCTCGAAGAGCACGGCAGCACTGGTGGCGGACGAGCGCACCTGCATCTTGGCGGTGTAGCCGGTCAGGTTCACCGGGCGCTTGTTCTTGTCACGCCAAACGAGGCGTTTCGAGTACGTCGCACCCTGTTCGACAGTGAGGTTCAGCTTTGCGGCGGGCATCGTGATTCCAAAAATTTGGGCCATTCTAAGGCTGAAAAGCCGAAAATGTCAAGTCATCACTGACTTATTGCCCTGGCTGAACAACTTTTTCCACGTAGGTTTGCAAGCCGCTCACTTGGTCACGGAGCGCGTCAGTCTCTCGTGCCACGCCTCGATACGCTTCTGAGCACTCTCCAAGGAGCTCTCGGGCGACACCGGCTTCATGAGCGAAGTGGGCGGCTTCGGGATTCGCGGGGGCTGGACGGGCATTGAGTCGGGTGATTTCGTCGCGCAGCCCTGCGTCAGAACGCCGAGCAGCAGTATCGCGAGCCACGAGCGTGCGGTCTTTTGCGGCAAGTTCATCGGTGAGCCTCTCATTGGTTTGGGTCAGTTCGCGTTCACGCGCCCGAGCGTTTGCCTGGGCCTGTGCAATCAGCAGGGCGACGCTCGCCTTGTACTGGGCGAACTCGGTTTGCAGGTGGGCGCGGCTCACGTAGAGCCAGCCGGCCAGGGCCACGAAGAGTGCCGCCAGACCCGCTGCGACGTAGAGCGCGACATCCTTGAGCGGGTTCACTCGGCGCCCTCCCCCATGCAGGTGCGGTACTCGTCCTGGCGGCGGTGGGTCAATCCCTTGATCGTCACGCCCTTGACCTTGTCCCACTTCAGGAGCTCCTTGCAGGCGCCCTCGTAGTCGGCGGCGTTCAGCTTTTTCACCAGGGTCGATTTGCAGAACGCCGTCTCGCCCACGTTGTAGGTGAAGCTCACATACGCCTGGAACTCGTAGGGGTGCATCGGGACGGGTGCGCAG